AGATAAAAAAGTAGTAAGTAATAGTTCTTTAACAAATTTTAATGGCCTTGTAGCTCAGTTGGTAGTAGCAGAAGCCTTTTAAGCTTTTGGTCGTGGGTTCGAGTCCCACCGGGGCCACCATTTTAACTGGTAATAAACGAAGTAAATCATATATTGTGGGACAACTACACTTTTAAGTATCGTGATTGATTACGAAAGCATTTTTTCCGTGTAGAATTTGACTTTCATCATTAAACATATTAAATGATTAACCCAAACACAACTGTGTGCTGTGCTGAAAAATGTCCGCTACACAGCGATGCTTACGTAGATAAGTAACTCAATGAATATTACCAGTTCATTTAACGGAGTCATCGTCTAACGGTTTAGGATAATTCCCTTTCACGGAATAGATCAGAGTTCGATTCTCTGTGGCTCTACCATTTGATGTTTGGTTGTATAGCTAAGAAAAACAACTTGGTGGAGGGTATATAACCAAAATGCCCCTAGAGTTGGAAGTTCTCTTAAAAAACTTCTTGGTTGCGGGGTTAGCGCATGGTATACTCTGTTTGTTGGGTGGATAGAGTATTCAATAGATACACCCAACATAATTTTTAGGATAGTTCTTTATAAACAATTTAAACAGCTGGCGGCAGGTTATTATTTGACGATGGCTCATAACCATTGGTAACTAAGTGAGATTCTTAGGCGAGCGACCATTTGTAATGGCTGGGGCTTCAGCAAGCAAGATTCTTTCATACGGAATCTTTAATGAGGGCAGCACTCATACCAGCTACCATTTATTGTTCCTTGAAATTTTAACTTTTGTGTAAATAAAATGTATTCTTGTTTGGCTCTCTAATATATATTAGATATGACAGAAGAAGAATACTTGTTAAATCCAAATAAATGTAATGTTTGTAGTTCTATAATAAAATACAATTCTAGAGCTAGAGAAAGAAATAGAAAATATTGTAGTTTGCAATGTTTTGCAAAATCAAGGACTATACTCTCTATTGATGATTATGAAAAAAATCCATTAAAATGCTGTGAATGTAATCAGATAATTTTGTTTTCTAAAAAAAGAAAACGAAAAAAAGTATATTTTTGTGGCAATAAATGTGCGGCTATTTATAGAGGTAGAAACTTTAAGTTAAGTGATGCTGGACTAAAAAGTTTAATAGAAAAACATAAGGTAATACAGAAGAAAGTTTGGACTAAAGAAAAAAGGTTGGAACATTCATTGAAAATGAAGAAAGCAGTGGATGATAATCCAGAATCTTATTCTAGTAAAAATGTTTGTGGTAGAGTTAAAACAATTAAGACTATAGATAGTTTAGGTAATGAAACTAGTTGTCTTGGTAAATGGGAATTATTGGTAATAGATTATTTAAACAAAAATAATATAAGATGGTCAAATAAGATTGAAGAAAATTTCCAATATTATTGGAATGAATCTTACCACAGATATTTTCCAGACTTTAAATTATTAGATTATGATAATGTCTTTATTGAAGTTAAAGGATATGAAAGAGATAGAGACAAAGCTAAGTGGGAACAATTTCCACATAAACTAATAATTATAAAAAAAGAAGAAATTGAAAAGTTAAAAACAAATAAATTTCAGTTGACTTTTGAAAATTTGACACTATAGTTAGTATATAAGATTTGATGTTCTTTTAAAAATTTGCGGGGTAGATCAACGGAATAGATCGTCCGGCTCATAACCGGAAGGTAGAGTGTTCAATTCACTCCCCCGCTACCATTTAGTGGTTCCGTAGTTTAACGGTAGAACGCAACGCTTATAACGTTGATAAGCTCTAGATTTGAGCACGGTCTCGGTTCGAATCCGGGCGGAACCACCAAATTTAGGAACTATATCGTGCGTAGAGAAACATTAATAATGACTCTACTATTCGTGAAAGTCTAACGGTAACTCTTCCATATCGTAAATGATGGTGCAAATCCATTGGAAGAACAATTTTAAATGGCTAGGTAGCCCAAAGGCAGGAGGCAGCACTCTCAAAAAGTGTACAGTGTCAGTTCGAATCTGACCCTAGCTACCATTTTTTGAAAAAGCAGTTGACATCAGAAGATGATGTGGTAAGATAAAAGAGTAGTAAGTGATGGTTCTTTAAACAATTTATGCCTATGTAGACCAACGGCAGAGTCACGAAACTTAAAATTTCGGTAGTACTGGTTCGAATCCAGTCATAGGCACCATTTTTTGATAGTTCTTTAACAATTTAAGATAGTGGCGGAACAACCTTTGTATAGGGGTAACGCACAATAGTGGTGAAGAATCATTATTGGTTGGAGTAATAATGTGCAGTGTAAGTCTATGGCGGATTGTGGGTCGTACAACCTATAATTCAAGCGTAACGACATCGTAGCTAAAATAAATGATATATCGTAGGTCGTTGTGGGAAACCAATCCCATCAATCGTTAACATAGAGAGTAATTAACTTTATGGATTGTGGATGAATAACGGTGCATATTGTGAAACTTGGAGGTAATCATTAGTCCTTCCTATTTGAATTTAAATGCGGGTCAAGTGTAAAGAGGGCACGCTGGTCTACCAGATCAGAAGGCGAAATGCAAAGTTCGGACCCGCTCCAGTTTTTTTAAAATGGCTCTGTGATGTATGGTGCATGGGCAGACTTATAATCTGTATAATCCCTAGATTTGGGTGCTGATAGGGTTCAATTCCCTACGGAGCCACCATTTTTTAAAGTAAAAGTATTTACGGGTCAATAGCTCAATGGTTAGAGCGTAGAACTCATAATTCTTTGGTTATCGGTTCAAGTCCGGTTTGACCCACCAAATTTAAGTTAGTTCTCTTATAACGAGTGCTGGGTATATTGTGTAAGTATTATTATAGGTTTTTATACCAATGGCTAATATGTCGCTTGTATTATCTATTTTTCTACCCAACCCATAATATGGATCCAGTGCTACTTTATCACCAACGCCTGCTCCGCCTGTGCCGGAAAAGTATCCTGTTGCTATGACTGTACCAGGATTTATAATGACATTACCTGTATTGGTTGTGGCTATTTGTGTGACTACTGATCCTGTGACATTGAGCCAAGTTAAAGGGTCTGTAACAGTTGGATTAACTAGCAAATCCCATCTACCACTAAAAGGACTATTATTGCCTGGTTCTGCTAAAAAATCCAATTGTTCTGGTATTATTTGAGCGCATTTTGAAGAGATGCTATTGTATCTTAAAAATAATACGCCATCGTATTCTGCTGAAGCAATTGCAGCTCCTGCATAATTTGCTGCTACTACTCTTTTTCCGGTGTTTTGAAAACCGCCTTCGCTTATGACTGTACTACATATTTGTGTCAGTAAGCTGCCAGTTGTAGTATTTTTGTGGGTAGTTATTTCGAATCTAATAGGCAAATTGGGATTACGTAGATACACTGTTTCTAAACTATTGTAGTTATTTATTTCGTGTACATAAATTACTATACCTTTTTGTACCACGCCATATCTTACTCTACCCACGCCTAACCATTCATAATCTATTGTATAAATTTGTGCTTTATTGGTATCTAATATGTTACCGCTTGGACCTGATCCATTCATTTTATCTAGGTTCCAACTACTTTGACTGACAAAAGTATCAGTTTTGATCTTATTAATAGTTTTTCTAAGTACAATGCCAAAGCTACTGCCACTACTCTGAAAGAAGTATCCATCATCATCATCAAAGCTACCTATGCTCTTTTTTATACCGTCTACTCCCGTACCAAATTTACTTGTGCAAATGACTTGCTGACTTTTACCCGGTTGATAAACAAATATTCGTTTGGTTTGTTTTATAGCTCTACTACCACTTGTTTGTGTAACTCTAAATGTGCTTTGAGCACTACCACTATTCCAAGTTACAGTAGCACTTCCTACTGTTTTGATATCAAAATAGAAGCTGCCACTATCTACAATTTGTTTGCTATCAAATAGTGTGGTTGGATTGCTTACACGCCATTTGCCAAATGCATCTATACTTGGACTATCAGCTGCTAATATTTGTGTTTTTTCGAAGTATGACATAAATTATAATATCCAATATTGATTTGTTCCGTCGCTTTGTACTACCATATTTGTTCCTTTATGAGAGATACTTTGAGTTAGATCGTAGTCTATAAATGAAGCGTTTGAGACTGTGACATTAACGCGGTGTCCACTAGTATCTATTTTCTTTATATTATAGATGTTAGTATTACCCACTGGATTTGGTAATTTGACATCAAATGATCCACTTGTAGCATCGCATAAGATTGTATAATCGGTAGTATATGATATTGTATAGTTATTAAATATTTTTTTAACAGGATAGCTTACATTTGTTATTTGTATATAGCTTGCTGTGACTGTATAAAGTGCCCAACTGGATGTGATTGGGTAGGTGCTACCAGTTTGCATTATGGGGCAACTACAAGGTGCGTAACTAGCGCTTAAAGAATTGCTTGATGTTACATTTAAAAGTTGAATTTGGCTGCCTGTGCCATTGAGGACTAAGCTACTACTGTAGATTTGGAGTAATCTGGGATATGACTCACAAATTTTTTGTGTATTTAGATTTTGAGATGGAAACTGAGGCATATCATATTATATTAATTATAAATCTTTTTGTAGTAGATTTTTAATTAATTCTTTTTTTGCCTCTTTATTTAATTTACCGTTTGATTTTATCTTTTTGATTTCCTCATTAAGATTTCTCAATAGATTTTGTTTTGCATTTTCTACTGATTGTGATTTTTCTACAACAACTTCTTTTTGTTCTTCTTTGAGTTTAATTTCTACAAGTGGTGATTGTTTGATATTTTTGATTTCTTTGATTTCCACCTTATTATAATTATCAAATTGTACTTCACTTTCCCACGGGGTAACCAATTGATTTTCTACAATGACTTCCAATTTAATCTTGGCAGTATCACTTTCAGTAAAGTACTTTTTGAGACTCTTGATGGGTACAGTGATAGTATTTTTATCTACGCTGCCAAAGAATACTAAGTTAACATCTTCACTTTCAATGATCAATCGAGCTGAGCTATTTTTGTAAGAAGCATTTTTAATACTAGCTTCACATTCAAATGTTTCTTCTTTATCCAAGTAAATTTTGTAGCTCATCGTCTTTGTACTTTCTTATATTTTTAATGTCAACTCCTACCTCATTTAATGTATTAAGAATGAAGTTAACGTCATTTACTTTTATAAATATCTTTTTGTCGGGTATTTCAATAGTTTTCTTATATTTTTTATTTTGACACTGCAATAGTATATCAACTAATCTAGCTCTTTTAACAGGATTTTTTATTTGATAATCCAACAGTGCTTTTTGTTGGTCTTCATAATTGTCAAAAGGATGATCACCCCATTCTTGTGGATTGCGTGCTCCTCCTTGTGTTGCTTCTAAAGCACCTGCTATACAGTCTCCCCAAGTGAAACAATATGAACTCCACGTATCACAAACTGACGCAAATGTATTAGTAACTGACATCAACTATAAGTAGTTATTATATTTTCATATTTTACTTGACCGCCACAAATATTTGATATATTATAGTAGATAATATGGCACATTTAATTAAACTAAATCAGTTGGATCTCAATCACGATAATACACGCACTTATGTTCCTATTCTATTTAATTTGGATAGGGCCATTAGTATGGAACCCAGTGTAAGTGGTAAACACACAGCGATTATTACAGCGCATAATGGTGCTGGTATTCGTGTAAAAGAAACATTGGATGAAATTCTGCATCTATCAAAGGGTTGCGTTAAAAACGTTTTAAACGGTTAATATATGATTAATATAAAGAATATCAATGTTTCTGCTTATAAAGAAGAGTTTGTTAAAAACAGACGAGTTGTAATAGATAACTTTTTGACAGAAGAATATGCTGAAAAGTTGTATAAGTACTATACAACCGAAATGAACAAAGAATATTGGTCTGCTACATATATGCCGTCACTTAGATATGAAGGTGATTGGGAGTGGTGGCAAAATATTCCGGGTAATAGATATGTTATGGAACAAGCTTATCAACACGCTTGTAACGCTAGAGATAACAATTTATTCAGTTATTTTTTCTATAAAACTATGCCAGGTGTTATGGAAAAGGCTAAATCCGTTGTTTATGAAGAAACAATGGCTTTCTTTAACGGTAAAGAAATGATTGAGTTTATTAATAGTGTAACTGATTTGGAAATTACGATGGGAGACAAAACCTTTGTGAGTCGTTATGCTGAAAACTGCTTTTTGAGCAATCATACAGATGATGTTAACGGTAAATTGGCATTTGTGTGTCATTTGACCAAAGATTGGAATCCTGATTTTGGTGGGTTATATTTTGATTTGAGAGACAAAAACAATATCAGAGCGATCAATCCATCTTTTAATAAATTGGTAATTTTTGAAGTAACAGCTGGAGTAGCACCACATTGTGTAACACAGGTTGTTAATAACTCAAACAAAGAAAGAATAAGCGTATCTGGTTGGTATAATTAATAAAATAAATTGTTATGTATATTCCTGTAGAACACGAACACATTCCACTTGTAGTAATTGATAATTTTCTTCCCCGAGATTATGTTACTAAATTGTATGAAGATTTTGTCAAGTTAAAGCCACATTTTGGTGTACCACATTGGAGTGGTGGTTACAATGATGGTGCTGCTTATAATCCAGATGAACCATTGAGTCCATTGTGTACTGGACAAGATGTTTGGCTTCCATTTAACAATGATCAAGCTGAAAAGAACAAAGATTTGGGTTATTATGTATCAAATCTAAGCAAATATATCTTTCATCAGGGTATATTAGATTTTTTAACCCACGCTAAAAATGAAGAACTCACTGCTTATGCTAAGTACAGATACTTGTATAAGTACCACATCATTAATTATGGTGATGGTGGTTATTATAACTGGCACCGAGATTTGTCAGTTAGTGGAATGACTTGGGATGGTGTAGATGTAAACAAACAAAATGCATTTACATTTGCACTTACTTTGGTTAAAGATCCAAGTGTGATGAAGGGTGGAGAACAATACTTTATGTATAAAAACCATACATACAGATTGCCACTTACAAGCAATCAGTTAGCAATCTTTCCATCCACAGTGTTTCACGCTTGTAGTGAAATTACTGCTCCAAAGGATTTGGCTTGGGAAAACAAGAGATTCAACATACAGGCGTGGTTATGTCACGGTTAATATATGGAGTTTATTCACACATATTTGGGTTACAATAATAACCGAGACGAGTATAACTGTGAAATATTAAATAACAAGAAAAACTCGGTGGGTTTTTGTAAATATTATAAAAATAATAGTTATGATGAAATTGTGTGTATAGAATTCATAAACATACGATATGAACATCGTCGTAGAGGGTATGCTACGGCGTTGGTTAAAGAACTACAGAGTAGGTATACATTAAAATGGGATTATAGGTTTAGTGAGACTGGTAGAAAATGGTATGATGGATTGAGAAAAAAACAAGTGATAACTGATTGATTATTATATTTATTTCTATAATAACAATTTAAATTCACTATTATGACCAAAGAAGATCTAAAACAACTAATTCAAGAAGTCTACGAAGAAGAAATGGCAGAAACCAAGAAAAAAGGTGCTGCTAAGGAAGAACCAAAGAAAGAAGCTCCTAAAGCTCCTAAAGCACCTGTGAAGAAAGCTGCTGAAGCTCCAAAAGCAGAAGATCCAAGCAAGATTACCAAGTCATTTGTCAAGACAATTGACAAACACGGTGATAAGAACAAATTTGCTGGTGACAAGGGTGATGCTGAATTATTTGGTAAAATCAAGAAAATTCTTACTCCATATGTTGGCAGAAGATTAGAAGAAGCTGATATTGATAAGATGATGGGAGAAATGGAATGTGATGAATGTTACGAAGAAGGTGCAAAACCTGATTTCTTAGATTTAGATAAAGATGGTAATAAGAAAGAACCAATGAAGAAAGCAGCAATGGATGCTAAGACCAGTAAAAAGTTAAAAGAAATTATAGAAAAAGCAAAAAACATTTAAATTATTTAACCCGTCGTAAATGACGGGTTTTTTTGTGTAATAAAATAATATGAAAACTCCGTGTAAAAGAATCTGTGTGGTTGTGGATGCTAAACTATGTGAAGGATGTGGTCGTACTTGGGAAGAGTTGCGAGAGTGGTCATTTTATAGTGATAAACAACGTGATGAGATAATGGAACGGTTAAAACACTTTAAAAGTAAGCATAAGAGTAGATTTGATTAATATTTATAACTACTATGAAGCTATTTAGAGACTTACTGTTAGAAAATCCAGATACTGTATATTATAAGAAAAAGACATATAGTTATCGTAGCCCAGCGAACAAATGTGCTTTTCTTGTATATAAAGATGAAAAGAGTGGTAAAAATGCTATATTTGGATATAGTCTTGTTAAAAAAGAATTTTATTGTGATGACCCCGAAGTTTTAAAGGATGTAGACGAACTATCCAAACAGCCAAGTCTCAAATTGGATACAAGTATGAATTCTGATAATCAGCTTGATTATTGGGGACAAAGAGCAATAACTAACTTAAAGAACAGTAATAGTGGGGGAGGTCATTTAGATATAGAAAATCTTTTAAAAGGTATAGGTAGATTTGGTATTTATGCTGATCCACTTTTGAAGGGTAGAATATTTGAGGTAGATGATGCTAAAGATGTGGTTGATGATTCTCATTTAAAGATTGAAACTACAATACCAAGTGGCAAAGGTATTATTGTAACATTCTGGGATTCTAAAAGAGATAGAATAATTAAGTATAAAGATCAATATGATAAGGTTATAGAGTTCAATGGATATGACCCCAAAGAATGTTTGTATGAACCAAGTATGAATTTTTATACATATGATAACTTTTACAACGATGGTCCATCAATATCGGAAAAACCTTCACGAACTACCACTTCAAATACTACTGATACTACTTCTAGGAACTTACAAACTGGAGGTAATCCAGTCAGTTTCAAAGTGGGTGATAATGTGAAAGTTAGAGGAATGAAGACTTCTGGAGTGGTTGTATCTATTGCCGGAGATAAAATTACTATAAGAATAACGGATACAGATGTTGAAGGTGTTAGTGTTGGTTCTGAAAAAACGTTTTCTTCTTGGTTTTTGGAACCTGTTGTCATTAATAATACAGAATTTAAAGTGGGTGATAAAGTAAAATACAAAGGTTATGACACATATGGTGAAATAAAATTTATTGATGGAAATACTATTATTGTTAAAATAAATCAGTCTGATATTCCTCTTATGCCTGTAGGTGTAAGTTTTAGTTTTCCGCCATCTGCTTTGGAACTTGATAAAAGAACTCAAGGTGAGACGATTGAGAAAGTAGTTGATGATAAGACTCAAGAGTTTGTTGAAAAACGAGGTAAACTACATTCAACGGGTGCTACATTTACTCCAACGGAAAAACAAAATTTAGAAAAAGAAGTAGATAGTTTGGAAATTGAAATCAAGATACTAAACGATCTATTGAATGCTGGTATAAAAAACTATACAGATAATGTAAAAGATGTGGTTGCTAAATCTATTCAACGCAAACTACACGCCATGTCAAAAGAAAAACAAGATAGATATAGTTTGATAGCCCAAGCTGAAAAGCAATATGGTATGCCTATTGCACAAATAAGACAAAAGTATAGAAATGTGCCATTGGATCAATTGGTTAAGAAAGAATCGTTATATAAGAAACTATTAAAGGCATTAAGAGGATGAAAACAAAGAAATTACGCATTTTCGATTTGGATGATACACTTTTTGAAACTGAAGCTAAAGTTATTGTTACTTCATCGAATGGTACTAGTAGAGAAATTACCCCAGCTGAATATGCTGTATACGAACCACAACCAGGCGATAAGTTTGATTTTAGTCAATTTCAAACACTTATCAACCCAACACTAATTCGTTCAATTGGTAAACGATTTTATAAGATAGTTACATCTTCGAATGGTGATCGTAAGACGGTGATATTGACGGCTAGAGGTTCTGAAGCAGCCCCACACATAAGAGATATAATTAGAAAGTACTTTAGAGTGGATATTGAAGTGATTACTCTTGGTACTGGCGATCCTATGGCTAAAGCTAATTGGATATTGAACAAAATACAAAATGAGAGTTACAATGATATATTCTTTGTGGATGATAGCAGCAAGAATATATTGGCTACCTATAGAACTATTAGTAACTTACCTATTAAGTATAAGTTAGTTGATATTACTACCCCACGTAAATATGAGGGTAACAATCTTCCAACTACCAATAGTTTAACTGAGATGTTAAAGAATGTGGTTGATAAAGAAAGACTTAAAAAGGCTTATAAGTTTTTTGTTAACAAGTTAAGTTTACCCAGTGGAAAAATCAAGTTAGAGTTTGGTAGTTTAGAAGATGATGTGCAAGGTAAGGTAAAAGTGGAGGGTGATGGAAAGCCATATAAAGTGAAGAAATATACAATTATTATGAGAACAAACAGTCCTCATAGCAGTGATGATCAAATCAAGACATTGGCGCACGAGTGTTGGCACATTAAGCAAGTGGAAGATGGTAAATTAAATACATTTGATAATAGTTGGGAAGGTAAAGTATATCCTAGATACAAAGACAATGATCCAAAAGAAAAGACTTTGCCTTGGGAAGTTGATGCTAGAGCAAATGCTGAAGAGTTGTATTTGGATTATAACAGATATGCTAGAGAAACAGGCGCTGCTAAAAAGATTATAAAGATTAAATAATATGTTAATCGACTCACCACTTGTTAAAGATGGAGTAATGTCTGGGTCCAGTATATTTACGGGATCGATAAATATAAGACCCAGCGATTTGACTATACAGTCAAATGCTGTATATCTAACTTTAGATAATAATACAGGTAAAATAGGAAAATCACCTGTTATATCAACAACCACAAGTGGCACATCCGGCACTGCTGGAACTGCGGGTACAGCAGGTACTAGTGCTACAGCCGGTACAAGCGGTTTGACTGGATATCCAGGTAGTAGTGGTACTAGTGGTGTTGGATCTACATTATATACTGGTAGCACTTATCCTATTACTGCAAGTTGGGCAATTACAGCTAGTTATGCATTGAATGCGAATGCTGGTGGTACTCAGTTATATACTGCCAGTACATATCCTATCACTGCGAGTTGGGCGGTAAGTTCTAGTTATGCTTTATATGCACTGAGTGGTGGTACTCAATTATTTACGGGTAGCACTTATCCAATAACTGCAAGTTGGGCTTTATATGCGATAAGTGGCGGTACAAAGTTATTTACTGGCAGTACTTATCCTATAACTTCCAGTTGGGGTATTACTGCTAGTTATGCTTTGAATAGTGGTACTAGTACCGCTGTATTGTTTACTTCTTCATTTTTTAAAGGTGAGGTTTTATCTAAAATAACTTGTTCTGCTTATTATTCGTATTATCATTTAAGTACCCAAAATGATTTAAATATAAGACTTACTGGTAGCAAAATTCCCTCTGCTTTTTCTATAAGATTAGTAAATAGTGGCAGTATCAGTCATCGTGTAAGATTATCTCCATATAATACTATTGAATGGGCTGGTGTTGCTAGTGGATTTGATAATACTGGGTCCATATTGATGGCGGGTAATCAAGAATTATTTTTCTCATTCATTTTTTATGATAACGCTGCTATTGGTAGACCTGTAAGTAAATCTATAGCATTTATAACTGATTTAAAAACACCTGGTTTACAAAACAAAACTACAGCTCAGAATTTGTATATATTGGGTGAAGGTTTATCAGGAATGGTATCTGGTAGCATAAATGATCCAAATACATACATATTTACAGCTGATGGAGGTGGTACTGAACCATCTGCGGCTGGATTAACCAGCAAAGCTTTTTGGGGGTGGATGCCAGTTTATGTAGAAGGATATGGTAGAAAATTCTTACCTCTATATGAATAAATAAATATTAAGTATATCTTCTTTCTATTTATAACTATAACATTATCTATGACAAACACACGTGTAGAAAAAGAACAAACAGTAACATTACACAGAACGGTAAAAGGTTTTTATAAAGCCTCTGTAATGGGCGTTGATGAAAACAATCAGGTCAGCGAACAATTTTCAACAGGTTGGAAACCCAACACAATTTTAAACACTGGTTTGGACAAAATTGCTTATATGCCATGGGCACAAGTGTTTCAATTTTGTTTGGTTGGTGATTATCCATATGGTCCAACTGACACATTGACTGCTTCTTTTAGTGAAAAGATGTTGAAAAGACCAAGAAAAATCAACGCTTTTTATCTAACTGGCGAAAATAACTGTGGTCATAAAGTTTCTGGTAGTCTGGTCAGATTATACAGAACATTCGATTTTTACAAAGAATTAGATAATACCACATACACTGAAGTTGGTTTCAAAGAAACACCTGCTGCAACTACATTGTTTAGCAAAATTCGTTTGGATCCACCAATTACTTTGCACGCTGGTCAATATCTTCGTGTAAACTACGAATTGCGTGTAAATATGAGTCCATTCAGCAGCAGTGTGGGTGGTAGAATTCCAGCTCAATATCCTTCTTTTACTGGTTGGACAACTGGTTCACTAGACAGAGAAGCAATTCAAAAGATCGGTTTGTGTGGCATTGATAGTGGTAGTGGTTTGGCAATTCCAATTGATGAAGGTGGTTTTTGTAACGAACCATTTGCTCCTGGCCAAATAAGCTTTGGACCTGGCTTTGGTTTCGTAAATAGATATTATAACGGATCTAATGTAAACTATGTTCCTACAGGTTCATTTTTCCCAGCTGTAAGTTATGAACCAAATCCATTCAAAGCAGTTGGTCCGCTTCAAGAATTTTTTGCGAATTATCAAAATCCATATCAATTTTTGGATTTGGGTATATCTGCTAGTTTGAGTGTTAACAACGGTAGATACAGTGGAAGTTATTGTATTCCAAATATAGCCGCATACAAACCAAGAAATTATTTTACCAGTGATTTATTTTATCAACTATCAGAAATATTTTCTAACTTGTATACCAGTTATGGTACAAATTGGGCAGTTGATCCTCCAGGCGCTGGTGGTAGTGGACAAGGTGATACTACAGAAACTGAAGGAACTTATTACGTTAGTCAACAAAATACTGATAATCCCAACACCGGTCAGTGGGGATTCAAAACTGGCGTAACAATTGCAGACACAGCTGTATACTATAGTTCAAATAGATTTACAAAATTAGATAATTTGTGGACTCCATATTCTAAATTGGCTACACTAACTAGCGTACCTGGTGCAACACCTACGTTAAGTACCAACAACAACAATACCAATTTGTTTAATGATTTCTTTTACGATCCATCTATGCAAAATAGTGGAAGTTTGAGCTTTCCAAAATTTCCAAGTAGATTGATGGTGCCAGGAGGCAGAGGTACAGGATCCAAATATGAAATAGAAGAAAGTCCCGCTACACAACAAACAGTTGATGGTAAAAAGATGATAGCTGGTGATGGTATTATAGACAAGAAAATACCAAATTATTTCGTTTATTGGGATGATTGGAATCCATATCAAACCACCGCTTCATTAGCAAATATGCCATTGTGGGTAAGACGCACAGGTTGGACAGGTACACCTTCTCCAACAAGTGGACGTAAAGTTGGTACAAACTATTATGTACGTGGAAGCAGTTGTTTTCTATCAACATTTAGTGGATCTGCTACATCTTCGTTTAATGCACGTGATAGATCTAGAAATTCAACCACCAAGATATTTTCAGTTGAATTGCCAATGTATTTGAATCCATATACTCAAAGTACTTATACAAGAGACAAAGTGGTTATTTTTAGCAATGGTGTTGCTAATAATGAAGATATTCCAACTTTATATAGACCAGATCCAGCTGTTGCTCCGTTGTGGAGAACAATTGGTGTGGGTCCAACCAGTATTAACTTGACACCTGAGGCGATGAATGATGCGGCTAAGAACAATGGTTATGTGTATGTATTGCAAAATGGACAAACCAAGAGCAAAGATTATTCATTGAAGATGGTGTTTAGATACACTTGGGGTAGAGGTTAATTATAAAATAACTTGTTATGGCATATATTTTAGTAAATACAGGATCTATTGCTAATAGTGATACTGCTGATACTATCAGAGAAGGTTTTCATAAAGTAAACAGTAACTTTATTAGTTTAAATACCAGCGGCATCACCAGTTCAATTAACTTGGCTGGTGCTGCTGGAGGTAGCAGTGGATTGTATTTACCAATTGTTATAAATGGTACCACGTATAAAATACTATTAAACAATAATTGAATAGATTATTGGTGGTACTATTTATATGTTAGTAAATTATGTCCATCAAGAAGTTAGATTTATTAAGAATTATAACCAGCTCAAATTATCTTTATAATTTTAGCTCCAGTTATTCTAACAAAGCATTAACTGCAAGTTATGCTTTAAATGCTAGCGGTGGTGGCGGTGGTACATCAGGTACAAGTGGAGCTGGAGGCAGTAGTGGAACAAGTGGAACTGGATCTCCTGGCACAAGTGGTACGTCCGGCTCTTCTGGTGAATCCGGCACATCTGGTACAAGTGGTAGTAGTGGTACTTCTGGTAACTCTGGTTCAAGTGGATCAAGTGGATCAAGTGGATCAAGTGGTGTAAATGGCGATAATGGCACTAGCGGAACATCTGCAACTGCTGGAAGTAGTGGTACAAGTGGCGTAGGATCGCCTGGTACATCGGGTTCATCAGGTGAATCTGGCACATCAGGTAGTAGTGGTTCAAGTGCTACTGCGGGTAGTAGTGGCACAAGTGGTGTAGGTTCTCCAGGCACTAGTGGTAGTAGTGGAGCTTCAGGCACATCAGGTAGTAGCGGTAACAGTGGAACAAGTGGAAGTAGCGGAACAAGTGTATCTGTGTCTGGTACAACAAATAGATTGGTTAAATTTACCAGTGCTTCTACAATTGGCAATACATCAACTGTACACGAAAGTGGATCTGCATTTTTAGGAGTGGGTGTATCATCAAGTTTAGTATCAAGATTGCAAGTTTACCGCAGCGGAAGTAATTCAAGTGTACTTAAAGTGGATGGTGGAAGTGGTACATTATTCGAAGTTACCGATAATCTAAGCGGTAGTTTATTTAGCGTAAACACCATAGCAGGTTTTCCAATACTAGAAGTATTTAGCAACAATAGGATGGTTGCTGGGGCTTATGGTACAAATGCTTTAGTAGTAAGTGCCAGTAGCGTTGGTATCGGTATTGCCACACCAAGTACCAAACTACACATTCAGGGTAATGTAAGTGGTAGCCAATTTACATCAAGCAGAAGAAACGCAGTTGGATTTTCTGGTACTGCAAGTTATGCGAGACGAGCTTTGACTGCGAGTTTTGCTTTGAATGCAAGTAGTGTGGGTATTATGAGAACTGGCAGTAGATATCCTATAACTGCAAGTAGAGCAATTACCGCAAGTTATGCTTTGGCTAGTGCTGGTGGTGGCGGAGGCAGTGGTACTATATCAAGTGGTATAGTTAATAGAATACCTAAATACACAGGTACAACTACTGTTGGTCAATCATTTACTCCTATTTTTGAAAGTGGATCTGCTTTTGTTGGTGTTGGACCTATTTCTACCAGTTTGGTATCAAGACTACAAGTTTTCCGCAGTGGAAGTAATGCTAGTGTGCTTAAAGTAGATGGTGGAAGCGGTACATTGTTTGAAGTCACTGATAATCTAAGCGGTAGTTTATTTAGTGTAAATACTATTGCTGGTTTTCCAATACTGGAAGTATTTAGCAACAATAGGATAGTTGCTGGCGCTTATGGTACAAATGCTTTGGTTGTAAGTGCTAGTAGCGTTGGCATTGGCATTGCTACTCCAAGTGCCAAACTACATATTCAAGGTAATATAAGCGGTAGTCAATTTACCAGTAGTAGACGAAATGCAGTTGGGTTCTTTGGTACCAGTAGTTTTTCAAGAAGAGCATTGACCGCAAGTTTTGCATTAAATGCTGGTGGAGGTGGTACCACATTAAGAACAGGTAGTACATATCCAATTACAAGTAGTTTTTCCCGAAGAGCTATTACAGCAAGTTATGCATTGACTAGTGCAGGTGGAGGAGGAAGTGGTACTGTATCTTCAGGTGTTGTAAATAGATTGGCCAAATATACAGGCGCAACTACAGTGGGAAGTTCGGCTATAGTATATGAAAGTGGAAGTGCTTTTATTGGTATAGGTGTAACAAGCAGTTTGGTATCTAGTTTACAGGTTTACCGCAGCGGAAGTAATGCTAGTGTACTCAAGGTAGATGGCGGTAGTGGCACACTATTTGAAGTTACTGATAATTTAAGTGGTAGTTTGTTTAACGTCAATGATATTACTGGTTTACCTATATTTGAAGTGTTTAGTAACAACAGAATTGTTGCTGGTAAATATGCTGCAAATGATTTGGTGGTCAGTGGTAGCAGAGTTGGTATGGGTACAGCTACACCCCAAGCAAAGTTGCACGTTGTGGGTAACATAAGTGGTAGTCAATTTACTAGTAGCAGAAGAAATGCTATAGGTTTCTCTGGCACTGCAAGTTATGCAAGAAGAGCATTGACTGCAAGTTATGCATTGAATGCAAGTGGAGGTGGTGGAAGTACATTACGAACTGGCAGTACATATCCAATTACTGCTAGTAAAACATCTGCAATTGCAGCGGGTGTTACTAATAGATTTGTTAAGTATACAAATGCTTCTGCTGTTAATAGTTCAACTATGCTGTATGAGAGTGGAAGTGCTTTTATTGGCATAGGTATAACAAGCAGTTTGGTGTCTAGTTTGCAAGTATATCGTAGTGGTAGTAATGCTAGTGTGTTGAAGGTGGATGGTGGAAGTGGTACATTGTTTGAAGTCACTGATAATTTGAGTGGTAGCTTATTCAATGTAAATGATATTACAGGATTGCCTATATTTGAGGTATTTAGCAACAACAGAATTGTGGCGGGTAAATATGCTGCAAATGATTTGGTTGTTAGTGGCAGTAGAGTGGGTATTGGTGTGGCTACACCACGTGCTAAACTACACATACAAGGAAATATAAGTGGAAGTCAATTTACTAGTAGCAGAACAAATGCAGTTGGGTTCTTTGGTACTGCTAGTTATGCAAGAAGAGCATTATCAGCCAGTTATGTACTTGGAGGAGCTGCTGGATCAAGTGGCACTAGTGGTGCAAGTGGTACATCAGGTAGTTCGGGTACTAGTGGAACATCAGGATCAAGTGGAACTTCAGGTAGTTCTGGAACAAGTGGAAGCAGTGGAACAAGTGGAGTTGGATCTCCTGGTAGCAGTGGAACCAGTGGTACCAGTTCTACCCCAGCGTTATCGTTGGCGCAAACATTTGTATTAACTGCATCTGTGAGTCAATTTCAATTGACACAAAGCGTGGCAAACAAGGATCAAATATTGGTAATATTGGATGGGTTGGTTCAATCCAGATCAGGTAGTTATACAGTTTCAGGATCCACTTTGACTTTGACAGAAAATGCGCTTTCAGGTTCAAATGTTGATATCAGATATTTTGGTGGTGGTTCTTCTATTAGTAGCAGTTTTTCAAGAAGAGCATTGACCGCGAGTTATTTGTTGCCTGCTTCAAACAACACAACCAAAGCTATATTTGGTTATGGTTATACTGGTGTAAATTTATCTATGACAAATTTGGTGAGCAACACAGGTGTGGTTGCAAACGATGTAACAGGAGTTGGTACTGCTAGGTCTAACTTAGCAGCTGCTGGATATAGCAGTGATAAATCTATATTTGGTTATGGTACTACTGGTGCAGTTGTATCTATGACAAATTTGGTGAGCAACACAGGTGTGGTTGCTACTGACACAACTGGCGTAGGTACTGCTAGAGAAGTATTAGCAGCTGCTAGATATGGTACAGATAAAGCTATATTTGGTTATGGTTATACTAGTGCTGCTGTATCTATGACTAATTTGGTAAGTAACACAGGCGTGGTTGCAACCGACACAACAGGTGTTGGCACGGCTAGATGGTCTTTAGCTGCTGTTGGATATGGAACTGATAAAGCTATATTTGGATATGGTACTACTGGTACAAATGTATCTATGACAAATTTAGTGAGCAACACAGGTGTAGTTGCTACTGACACAACAGGAGTTGGTACTGCTAGAAGAATTTTAGCAGCTGCTGGATATGGAACTGATAAGGCTATATTTGGTTATGGTTATACAAGTACACAAGTATCTATTACAAATTTAGTAAGCAACGCAGGTGTAGTTGCTACTGACACAACAGGAGTAGGTACTGCAAGATATTCTTTAGCTGCTGCCGGATATGGAACTGATAAGGCTATATTTGGATATGGTTTTACTAGTACAAATGTATCAATGGTTAATTTGGTATCAAACGTTGGAGTAGTTGCAAATGATACAACTGGTATAGGTACCGCTAGAGAGCGTTTAGCTGCTGCTGGATATTCGACGACATAAAATATAAAATAATATGCCATTTACAAGATTACGACAATCAATGATTAAGCCAAATGGATCTATAACAGGATCATTAAGTGGCACTAGTAGTTATTCAAGAAGAACATTGACCGCGAGTTATGCTTTGAATGCAAGTGGAGGTTCAATTAGTTATATTACAGGTTCGCCTGTGGTTGGACAATATATTGTTGTGAGTGGTAGTAATACAACTCAGTATGCATTAATACAAAACGTAACTAATCCAGAACATTTGTTAGTATCTGTAAATGGCGTTGTACAAAATTATAGTTCTAGCTATACAGTAACTGGTTCTACACTTAATTTTTATCAACCATATGATGACGGTGATGAAATTGATGTAAGATTCTTAAATGGTGGTACTACCGTACAAACAGGTAGCATTGCGAAACAAACAGTTTGGACCAATGTAACTTCAGGTAGTACAAATACTATAACTGGACTAAGCTTAAGTAGCAACAAGTGGGATGTAAGCGTGGTAGAAGAATGGGATGCTGCGACACTTGATCAGTACTACAATAGTTGTAGCTTGTTGTGTCATTTTGACAGTATAAATTCTGCGGGAAGATTTATTGATAATAGCAGAAATAATTTTGCGATTACATCAAGTGGTGGAGCAGGATTGAGCACATCACAATATAAATTTGGTGGGGCTAGTGCTTATTTTGATGGAAGTGGTGATTACTTAACAACACCTTTGTCGTCAAATCTTCAATTTGGCACTGGAGATTTTACCATAGAATGTTGGAATTATATGATTGCTAGAATCAATAGTTTTCCGACAATATTTTCTAATTACAACAGTTATACAGTCGGCGCATTATCTTTATTCGCAGGTCATAGTTCAGGAACAACTACGTCATATCAAGTTGCAATAAATGGCGCTGCGTTCCCTACTATTCAAGGTGGAACAATTGAGTATAATACCTGGGTACATTTAGCAGTAGTTCGTAACAGTGGTACAATTAAATTATATGTGAATGGTACAAGTGTTGGTACTCCGTATAGTACCGCTGTAACATTAAATGGAGTAGGATCACTTTTTTATATAGGAACAACTGGCGATAATATAGCTGCAGGTTATATTAATGGTTATATAGATGAATTTAGAATTACCAAAGGTGTTGCAAGATATACCAGTAATTTTACACCGCCTTCTGCACCATTTCCAAATTCACGTAATCAAGTGCTTACAAGGTATGTGGGTTTGGTGGGTGGTATAGATGATAAATATGTGGATTATGGTGTACAGAAGTTAAGCAACAGTTCGCTTAAATTGACAAGGCTTACATATCCAAATCAACCTATAGTTGGTAGCGGATCATTGAGTGGCAGTGTAAGCAGAGTATATGTAAATGTATTGGATTATGATAATGTTTCAATATCTGGCAGTATAAGTAATGCTGTTACTGCTAGTTTTGCTTTAAATTCAGCAACTAGCAGGGTTGCATTATCAGCTAGTTACTTAATACCCACTTCAAATAACACAACCAAAGCTATATTTGGTTATGGTTATAATGGCAGTGTAGCTGTATCTATGACCAATTTAGTTAGTAATACAGGCGTAGTTGCAAATGATACAACAGGTGTAGGTACCGTTAGGTATCAATTAGCCGCTGCTGGATATGGAACTGATAAAGCTATATTTGGTTATGGTTATGCGACTTCTGTATATGTATCTATGACCAATTTAGTTAATAACACAGGTGTTGTATCTACAGATACAACAGGTGTAGGTACTGCTAGAGAAGCATTAGCTGCGGCTGGATATGGCACTGATAAAGCTATATTTGGTTATGGTACTACTGGTACAAATGTATCTATGACTAATTTGGTAAGTAATACTGGAGTGGTTTCAACAGATACAACTGGCGTAGGTAGTGCTAGAAGCAATTTGGCAGCAGCTGGATATGGAACTGATAAAGCTATATTTGGTTATGGTTATACAATCGCAAATGTATCTATGACCAATTTGGTAAGTAATACTGGCGTGGTTTCAACAGATACAACTGGTGTAGGTACTGCTAGAAGAGATCTACGTGCAGCTAGATATGGAAATGATAAAGCTATTTTTGGTTATGGTTTAACCAGTGTAAATGTATCTATAACTAATTTGGTATCAAACGTTGGAGTGGTTGCAACTGACACAACTGGTGTTGGCACCAATAGAATACAATTAGCTGCTGCTGGATATGGTGTTGATAAAGCTATATTTGGTTATGGTTATACTACTGCAGAAGTTTCTATGGTTAATTTAGTAAGTAATACAGGTGTAGTTGCGAATGACACAACGGGAATTGGTACTGCTAGAAGACTTTTAGCTGCATCTGGATATAGTACCAGTTAAAAATGAATGTGGTAATAAAACGACATTAACTATTTATAAAGTATGCCTGCATTAGGAAAAACAAAAGTATCACCCAGTTTAATTTCAACAGGATCATTATTTCTTGGTACATCCAGTTACGCTGTTACCGCTTCATTCGCTTTGAATTCAAGTGGAGGTGGTGGCGGAGGATCAGTTCAAACAGGCAGTATTGCGAAACAAACAGTTTGGACCAATGTAACCTCAGGCAGCACAAACACAATAACCAGCTTAAATTTGAGTAGCAACAAATGGGATGTAAGCGTGGTGGAAGAATGGGATGCTGCAACATTGGATCAATATTATAATAGCTGTAGCTTGTTGTGTCATTTTGATAGTTTGAATCCTTCTGGAAGATTTATTGATAATAGCAGAAACAATTTTAAGATAACATCAAGTGGTGATGCTAAATTAAGCACCTCGCAATATAAATTTGGTGGAGCAAGTGCTTATTTTGATGGTACAATTGATTATTTGTTAATACCCGATAACAATGCATTTGAATTGGGTAGTTCAGATTTTACATTAGAATCGTTTGTTTATTTTGTAACACTGCCATCTTCTAATGGATATTACTCAACTATAATATCAAAATGGTCATCAAGCAATAATTCTTATTTTATTTATTTATATAATAATGCTGGAACTTATCAATTATATTTAACTTATTCAACTAACGGAACGTCTAACACAAATTTAGGTGTAAATTGGACTCCGAATGTTGGTCAGTGGTATCACATTGCATGTGTAAGAAGTTCTACAAATGTATATTTCTGGGTCAACGGCGTTCAACAAGGCGCAACACAATCTATTTCTGGAACATTATATAATGGCACGGCACCTCTAGAAATAGGAGCAAATATATTGGGATCATCAAATACAGTTTTAAATGGATATTTAGATGAATTAAGAATAACAAAAGGTGTAGCAAGATATACCGCTAATTTTACACCTCCTTCCGCGCCATTTCCAAATTCAAGAAATCAAGTGCTTACAAGGTATGTGGGTTTGGTTGGTGGCATTGATGATAAGTATGTGGATTATGGTGTTGAGAAGTTAAGCAACAGTTCGCTTAAATTGACACGATTAACTTATCCAAATCAACCGTTAATTGGCAGTGGATCATTGAGTGGCAGTGTAAGCAGAGTGTATGTAAATGTATTGGATTATACTAATGTGAGTGTAACCAGCAGTTATGCTAGAAATTCTTTGTCAGCAAGTTATTTAATACCCACTTCAAATAATACAACCAAAGCTATATTTGGATATGGTTATACTAGTGCAAATGTATCTATGACGAACTTGGTAAATAACACAGGCGTTGTTGCAACGGATACAACTGGCGTAGGTAGTGCTAGAAGCAATTTGGCAGCAGCTGGATATGGAACTGATAAAGCTATATTTGGTTATGGTTATACTACAGGAAATGTGTCATTAACAAATTTGGTAAGTAATACTGGCGTAGTTGCTACAGATACAACAGGCATAGGTACTGATAGAAGATCATTAGCAGCTTCTACCTATGGAAATGATAAAGCTATATTTGGATATGGTTATACCACAGGAGTTGTATCTATAGTTAATTTGGTATCTAATACTGGTGTAGTTGCTACAGATACAACAGGCATAGGTACCGCTAGATATAGTCCCGCAGCTGCTAGATATGGTGGTGATAAAGCTATATTCGGATATGGTACTACTGGTGCAAATGTATCTATAGTTAATTTGGTATCTAATATTGGTGTAGTTGCAAATGATACTACAGGAATTGGTACTGCTAGAGAATCACTATCGGCTGCGGGATATGGAGGTGATAAAGCTATATTTGGATATGGTTATACCACAGGAGTTGTATCTATGACAAATTTGGTAAATAATACTGGGGTAGTTGCAAATGATGTAACAGGTGTTGGTACCGCTAGATGGCAGTTAGCTGCTGCGGGATATGGTGGTGATAAAGCTATATTCGGATATGGTTATAATAGTAGCAATGCTGTTGTATCTATTACAAATTTAGTAAGCAGCACGGGTGTAGTTGCGACTGATACAACGGGTGTAGGCACTGCTAGAAGAATTTTAGCAGCTGCAGGTTATTCGACAACATAAACAATATATATTAAACAAACATATGGCATCAAATCTAAATTCTGAATTTAATTATCGTTATCAAGTTATAGGTAGTACCCCGTGGGAAAAGTTAAAAACATTAAAAGGTTTTCTTGTGGGTAGAAAAAGAGCAGCTGTTTTGGAACAAGTAGCTGATTTAAAATATAAAGCCAAATTATCTGAACTAAAACATCTAAAAGAATTACCAGCATTACCGCACGTAATTTTAAACTTAGAAGCAGAAATATTAGAACTTGAATCACATCTTGATGATCAAAAACATGCATTTGAATTAAACCGACAAGAAATAAAGATTTTAGAAAATCTAATAACAGAACTATATACAATAGTTGAACCCACCAGAATACCTGGTTATACAGATGACCAAATGTTTGAAGCCAATGCTAATAACGAATTTACTGTAACAATCGGACGGGAAATACAAGCAGAAATTATTGCCAATGGCAGACCATCCCCAGCCAAATTGTTAAACGCAATGAGCAATCCACAAACACTTGAATCATTGAAACTTGTGGGGTTAGTACCAAAAGAAACACTTTTATTGGAACAAAAAGATATTGTTGATGCATTGAAGTTAAACAACATAAACGAACCAAAACTAATACAATAATATGAAACTTTATATATTACCAGCTACAAACTTTGAATCTTTGTTTGGAAGTCCAATGGAAAGAAAACAAGTTGATGATGTTGTAATCATTGCGCAAACACCAGATTGTTCCAGTTTCTTGGTATTATCCAAAACAAATTATACAGCTTTGGAACCATTTGTCAGTTATGATGGATTTGATTTTACATATTGTCAACAATGGGGATTAACAATAAATGAAGAAGTGGTTGTAAGAACCATATCTGACCTAAGAAAAAATGCATATCCACCAATGGCAAATTATTTGGATGCTATTGTGAAAAATGATAATGAAGCACTGCAAACATATCTTGATGCGTGTCTTGCAGTAAAAGAAAAATACACTAAATTAGAATCTTGAATTTATGTATTACGGACCAAAGATTGTAACAAGTGGATTAGTATTGTGTTTGGATGCGGCTAATAAACGTAGTTATCCTGGCACTGGTACCACTTGGACAGATTTGAGTGGTAATAGTAATAATGGTACACTAATAAACGGTCCTACTTTTAACGCGGGTAATCAAGGTGGTATAGTGTTCGATGGTACCAATGATTATATATCTATTGGTAGTCAGAATATAGTTGGAACTGGTACGTCTCCATTCTCTGTGGAATTATGTATATATAATACTAAAAATTGGGGTGTTGGACAATATACGATGCCTTTTAGGGTTAAACAAGATAGTGAATTTTTTGTTACATTGTACAATCCATCAGGAACTTTATTAAGTACTCCGATTTTCAGAGGATACTACACTCAGTGGGCTACACCAGTTACCCAATCTGATTTTGTGAATAAATGGATATTTTTGAATTATGTATATAATGGCGGAGATAAAAGTACGGCAACATCATATGTTTCATATTTAAATGGGGTTCAACTCCCAACGGGAACTATAAACAATGGACCAGCCAACGGTGGGTTGGCATCTAATTGTAATATTATCGGCGTAGATGGAGATAATGGATGTAATAGTATTAATAGTGGATTACTGCAAGGTAAAATAAGTTTGTATAAATTGTACAACAGAGCATTAAGTGCAGCTGAAGTATTGCAAAATTATAACGCAACTAAAAGTAGATTTGGATTATAATTATAGTATATGGCAGGTAAAAGTGGACCAGATATTGTTGAAAATGGATTGGTATTGTGTTTGGATGCGGCTAATAAACTTAGCTATCGTGGCACAGGCACAACGTGGACTGATTTGAGTGGTAATAACAATACGAGTACACTAATAAACGGTCCTACATTTAGTACGGCTAATTTGGGTAGTATCGTATTTGATGGTACCGATGATTATGTAAATTGTGGTAATGGTGCCTCTCTGAAATTAACTTCAGGAACAGTAACTGTGTGGATGAAGACTACTTCTACAGCTGTAGCTTATCAAGGTATAGTGGTTAAGGCACTCAACTACGGAATATATAATTATGGTGGTAATTTACTTCTTTACGATTGGGGTGCAGACACTAATAGAAATTCGGGTATATCTATTTCTGATGGAAATTGGAGATTTATTACATTAAATTTTGCTAGTAATTCAGCAAACAACGCAAAGGTATATATAAACGGTGTATTAGTATATACCACAACGATGTATAAAACTAGTGATGATTACAGTTTAGGTATTTCTACAGGCAGTAGTGGATCTCAACTTTTTCCAGGCACTATTGGCAGTGTACAAATATACAACAGAGAATTAACTGCAACTGAAATATTACAAAATTATAACGCAACTAAAAGTAGATTTGGAAGATAATTATACTGTATATGGGTATATCTAGAGGACCAAAAATTGTATCAAGCGGATTAGTATTGTGTTTGGATGCGGCTAATAAAGTGAGTTATCCTGGCAGTGGTACCACTTGGACAGATTTAAGCGGTAATAACAATACAGGTACTCTTACAAATGGTCCTACATTTAGCGCTGGTAATCAAGGTAGTATAGTTTTTGATGGTACCAATGATTATGTAAATATAAGTTCATTAATAACTGGAAATCAATCTTTTTCTTGGGGTGCTTGGATTAATCCCACTGCAACAGGAACGCCTGTGCTTTTTGGAAATGTTTCTACTGGATTAGCAATGCTTTCGTATTGGGACTCTGCCAATAATAAAGTGAGAGTTGGTACTTATGGTAATGATAGATTAACATCAGGAACTGCAATTCCACCTTCTACTTGGGGATATACTTTTTGGACTTGGAATGGAACTACGTTAACTTCATATACAAATGGAATTGCAGACGGAACGGCGACTGGATTTTCATTTAATATTTCAAGTTTATATACAACTATAGGCAATGCTGTAAATAGTCAATATTTTAATGGTCGTATATCACAAACTTTAGTTTACAACAGAGCATTAAGTGCAACTGAAGTATTGCAAAATTATAATGCTGTAAAAGGTAGATTTGGAAGATAAATATCTTAATTTGATGAATGTGTATAATTATGATATTTATATGATATGTTGACGTTAACAAAGGTATTACCAGCATTAATTTCAAGTGGTAGCTTTACTGGTTCATTTTATGGTACCAGCAGTTATTCAAAAAGAGCATTAACCGCAAGTTATGCTTTGAATGCGAGTGGCGGTAGTGGAACCAGTGGAACCAGTGGTGCAACAGGCACAAGTGGTACCAGCGGTAATAGTGGAACCAGTGGCACAAGTGGTAACAGTGGTACTAATGGTACAAGCGGAAATAGTGGAAGTAGTGGAACAAGTGGTGGAGGAGCTTCATTAAATACAGGTAGTACTTATCCTATTACAAGCAGTTGGTCAAGAAAAGCAGTTACTGCTAGTTATTTAAATATTATAAGTCAATCTTTAATACCAGCTAAAAATAACACATATAGTTTGGGTAATCCTACTAATAAATGGAAAGATATATATGTAAGTACCGCGAGTATTTATTTTGATAACTATCCACTTACAGTTAATGTCACAAATAATATACCGAGACTCAATTTCTTCAGTAGTAGCATAGTAACAGTACCAATAGGTTCAAATACAAACACAGCCAGTTATGCGCTTAAAGCATTAACAGCTAGTTATGTGTCTGGTGGTGGTTCCGGTACATCAGGAACAAGTGGTACAAGTATCACTGCAAGTTTGCAAACAGGCAGTATTGCTAAACAAACCGTATTATACAATGTGGTCTCAGGCAGTCAAAACGTAATCACTGGGTTGAATTTGAGCGGAAATAAGTGGGGTGTAGATATCAAAGAAGAATGGGACTATGCGGTTGTACCAGGCGATCAATATTATAATAATGTAAATTTATTATTACGTCTCACCGGAAGCAACGGAAGTACAACATTTGTTGACAATAGTTCATCGCCGAAAACGATGACTGCTAATGGTAATGCTCAAATTAGTACGGCGCAAACTAAATTTAGTGGGGGTAGTCTTTATTTAGATGGTAATGGTGATTATCTTACTACACCAAATACAACTTCGTTGTTATTAGGTACAAATGATTTTACTATAGAGTGTTTCTTATATTTGACGCAAAATGGTACCACAGCTGTAGGTGAAACATATGCACCATTAATACTATTAGGAAATTATTTTGCGGAAAATTCAAACAGTAGAGTTTTTTATTCATTTATATATAACGTACAAGCTGGAAATAAATTAAGTTTTTCAACAAAAGGTGGAAATAGTTTTGGGCAGCCCGATTATTATGGTGTTTCAAGTAATGCTATTAATATTCCATTGAATACTTGGGTACACGTTGCGGTGACCAGAACTTCAAATCAAATTAAATTTTGGTATAATGGATCGCTTGTAGGAACAGATAGCTCTGTATCTTGGAATTCAATTAATTTAAATGTTACTCCTGGTGCTAATAATAACTTGTATATCGGAAGACAGAGTGGATTCAGCTCAGTTGATGGTGCTCTATGGCATTTTCCTGGGTATTTGTCGAATATTAGAATTACAAACGGTGTGGCTAGATACACTGGCAATTTTACCCCAGCTACATCTCAATTTCCAACCAATGTAGGATCGACACAATATGCAACAAAATATATTGGATTGATTGGCGGATTAAATGATAAAAATGTAGACTATGGAGTACAAAAACTAAGTGATAGTTCACTTAAAGTGGTTAAAATGTCTCAAACAACCACACCATTTCCAAGTGGGTCATTGAGTAGCAGTGTAGATAGAGTGTACGTAAATGTGCTTAATTACACAAACGTCAGTGTGACCAGCAGTTATGCTACAAATGCTTTGACCGCAAGTTATATATTGGGTGGAGGCGCAAATGGTAGTAGTGGTACCAGTGGCGCAACAGGATCAAGTGGCACCAGTGGAAACAGTGGTACGAGTGGATCATCTGGTACTAGTGCCACTGCTGGTAGCAGCGGTACAAGTGGAGTTGGTTCACCTGGCACAAGTGGTACAGCAGGATCAAGTGGCACAAGCATCACTGCTAGTTTGCAAACAGGCAGTATTGCTAAACAAACTATATTATATAATGTTGTATCTGGTAGTCAGAATGTTATAACCGGTTTAAATTTGAGTGGTAACAAGTGGGGTGTAGATATCAAAGAAGAATGGGACGCTGTAGTTGTACCAGGCGATCAATATTATAATAGTTGTAGCATATTATTACATTTAAATGGTTCAAATGGTAGTACTACATTCGTTGATAATGGTCCCAATAACTTAACTGTTACAGGAGCTGGTGCTTCTATTAGTACTGTGCAGAGTAAGTTCGGAGGAGCTAGTGCTGTATTTTCCGGGGGAAATGCAATAACTTGGCCAGCTAGCAATTTATTTGCTTATGGATTGTTACCTTTTACCGTTGAATTCTGGGTATATCCAAATTCGGTATCTAGCGAATATATTTATGCGCAAACTAGACTTGGTGATAATTATTTTTTAATAGGAATTGGAGGTGGTGTACTGTATTTAACATTTGGTGCTGGTGGAGGATCTTCAATATCAGGTGGATCTATATCTACTGGTACGTGGACCAATATCGCACTTGTAAGAGAAGGCACCGGAACAAATCAAACAAAGTTATATATAAACGGAACTCAGGTTGCAGCAGGTACGTGTAATTATAATTTTTCCGATACTACTTTTGTACCAACTTTGGGTCGATACACACACACTTCGGCAAATGTATATAATGGATATGTAGATGAATTTCGTATAACCAAGGGAATTGCAAGATATACCAGTAACTTTACCCCACGAACATCCGAATTTCAAAATAATGTTGGTTTAACACAATATGCTACTAAATATGTAGGTTTGATTGGTGGTTTGAATGATAGAAGTGTAGATTACGGTGTGCAAAAATTAAGTGACAGTTCGCTTAAAGTGGTGAAGATGACACAAACCACATCGCCTTTTCCAAGTGGATCGCTTAGCTCATCAGTAGATAGGGTATATGTTAACGTGCTTAATTACACAAACGTCAGTGTAACTAGCAGTTATGCTACAAATGCTTTAACTGCAAGTTATATATTAGGTGGCGGGGCAAATGGCAGTAGTGGTACCAGTGGTGCAACTGGCGCAACTGGAACGTCAGGTACTTCAGGTAATAGTGGAAGTAGTGGAACAAGTGGTGGGGGTGCTTCATTAACAACTGGTAGTACGTATCCTATTACAAGCAGTTGGTCTCGTAGATCTTTAACAGCTAGTTATGCATTAAATGCTAGTGGTGGTGGGTCTTCACTTGCAGTTGGACAAACATTTGTAAGCAATGGTAGTCAAACTGTATATACTTTGAGTCAAACCGCAGCCAATAGAGATCAAATACTTGTTGTAACCAATGGTGTAGTTCAAAGCAGAAGTGGTAGCAATTATACTGTAAGCGGTACAACTTTAACTTTGAGTGACCCCGTTCAAAGTGGTGGATTGATTGATGTTCGATTTATAAATGCTGGTCAAGGTTCAAGTGGCACAAGCGGTGCAAATGGTACTGTTCAAACAGGTAGCATTGCTAAACAAACCATATTATATAATGTAGTCTCAGGTAGTCAAAACGTAATTACCGGTTTGAATTTAAGCGGCAACAAGTGGGGTGTGGATATCAAAGAAGAATGGGATGCTGTAATTGTAGCCGGCGATCAATATTATAATAGCTGTAGTTTATTGATGCATTTTAATGGAAGTAATGGTAGTACTACATTTACTGATAATAGTAAAAATAATTTTACAGTTACATCGGTTAATGGTACGGCTATAAGTACCGATCAAAGTAAATTTGGCGGTGCAAGTGTATATTTTGATGGTACAAATGACTATCTTTCTATAACAAATAATTCAGCACTAAACTTATCGGGTGGGTCATATACAATAGAATGTTGGATTCGTCCAACAGGCAATTATTCTAATTATAGGCCTATAATTGCAAAAAGAATTCCAGGCACTGGTACCAGTGCCTGGCAAGTTTACTTAAGAGTTACCACAGGATATCTTAGTTATTTTAACGGAACTGAAATTGTATCATCTACAACACCAACAGCAAATGTATGGAGTCACGTAGCTGCTGTTTATAATGGAACTACAATTAATTTATATTTAAATGGTGTAAGTGTTTTGTCAACTGCTGTAGGAAATTCAGACGTTGATGCGTCGATTAATATTGGAGCTTTTCCATCATTTGGCGAATATTTTATTGGTTATATAGATGAATTGAGAGTAACCAAAGGTATAGCTAGATATACTAGTAATTTTACACCGCCGACTTCTGAATTTCCAAATAATGCTAGTATAACGCAATATGCAACCAAATATGTTGGTTTGATTGGTGGTTTGAACGATAAAAGTGTAGATTACGGCGTACAGAAGTTGAGTGATAGTTCGCTTAAGGTGGTAAAGATGAGTCAAACCACATCGCCATTTCCAAGTGGATCATTGAGCAGCAGTGTGGATAGGGTGTATGTGAATGTGTTGGACTATAATAAAGTAAATGTGACCAGCAGTTATGCTACAAATGCTTTGACTGCTAGTTATTCTTTAAAAAGTGGTAATGCTCTAAGAACGGGTAGTTTGTATCCAATTACTGCTAGTAGAGCTGTTAGCAGCAGTTATTTACTTGGTGGAAGTCAAATATTAACTGAGGATAAAACAGTATCATTTAGTAGTTCATTTACTACTGCACAAATTCAAGCATTGATTGATGTGCAACCAAGAAATTTAGGTAACAAAACTTTAACATTTAAATTTGCTGATGGCAATTACAATTTATCCACAGGTTTGAGATTTTTTAATTTTTCTAATGGATCGATTTATATAAGTGGAAATTCTTCAAATAACACAGTAGCGTTTGCTAAAAATGTAACACTAAGTGGATCGGTTCCTATTTATATTTCTAATAATTCTACATATACAGAAGTAAATTATTTAAGATTAGCAGTTAATACAAGTACGTATCAAACTGGATTGGTGATAGAAAATGGTAATGCAAATGTATATTATTGTTCGTTTACAAACCACCCAAGATCAGTTACAGTCGGCTCTGGAAATGGTGTAATGACTCAAGCTGGAGGAACTGCTTGGGTAAGATACTGTTATTTTACTTCGATGGATAGATATATAGTTTCTTTATTCAACGGGATCATTACGGCTGATACAAATTCTCAAGGAACAAATTCAAATATTGCATATTTAGCATATGGGGGAATTATACAAGTACAAAATACAGGATTAACAGCGGTAACAACTTATTCAACTAGTGTAGGTGGTTTAATTGTAAGACCTAGTGGAACAACAATAGGAACATAATTTTATGATAGTACTATATAATGATATTACAGGTGATATTACACTCAAAGTGGTAGAAGGAACAGGTGATGCAGAACCAGGACCAGGACATTCTCGTATCATATTAAGTGATTGTGTGGGCAATGAAACAAATGTTAATCAAATTCCTAGTTTTGCATTAAGATTTTGTCAAGAAAATAGAAAAAAAGAATATCCTACTGTTAGTGAACAATTGGATTATATTTATCATAATGGAATTGACGCGTGGAAAACTAACATAATTGACCCAATAAAACAAAAGTATCCAAAGCCAAGTTAATTTATGCCATTACTAAAAATATTACCATCTTTAATATCTCAAGGATCTTTTACAGGATCTTTCAGTGGTACAGGCAGTTATGCTCGTAGAGCATTAACTGCGAGTTATGTATTAGGCGGAGCAGCTGGTTCATCAGGCACAAGTGGCGCAAATGGTACAAGTGGTAGTAGCGGAAGTAGTGGTGCAAATGGTACTAGTGGATCGTCTGGTACTAGTGCCACTGCTGGTAGTAGCGGCACAAGTGGTGTAGGTTCTCCAGGCACTAGTGGAACAGCAGGATCAAGTGGTACATCTGGTTCAAGTGGATCCAGTGGAAATAGTGGTACAAGCGGAAGCAGTGGTGCTACAGGCAGCAGTGGTACAAGTGGTGCTGGATCGCCAGGTAGTAGTGGTAGTAGTGGAACCAGTACCACTCCAGCTTTATCGTTGGGTCAAACTTATATAGGAAATGGTAGTACTACCACTTATGCTTTATCACAAAGTGTAGCTAATCGTGATCAAATATTGGTAAATGTAGATGGTGTGTTGCAAGGTAGAAGTGGTAATTATTATACTGTAAGTGGTACCACATTAACTTTAAGTTCCCCACCACAAAATGGTAGCATCATTGATATACGTTATATTAACGGCGGAAGTGGTATTGTCACAACAGGTAGCTTAGCTAAGCAAACCATATTATACAATGTAGTCTCAGGCAGTCAAAACACTATAACCGGCTTAAATTTGAACGGTAACAAGTGGGGTGTAGATATAAAAGAAGAGTGGGACGCTGTAATTATAGCTGGTGATCAATATTATAATAGTTGTAGTTTATTATTGCATTGTGATGGTACAAATGGAAGCACCACATTCACTGATAATAGCAAAAATGTTTTAATTGTTACATCGGTTAATGGTACTGCAATTAGTACGGCGCAAAGTAAATTTGGTGGTGCTAGTGGATTATTTGATGGCACAAATGATTATCTTTCTATACCAGATAATGAATCCTTAGAACCAGGTACAAATAATTTGACTTGGGAGATGTGGATAAAAACTACAAGTAGTGTTCAATACGCTACTCTTTATTCTAGGACACCTTCTTCATTTGGCAGTGGTATGTGGTCGGTGATGATAAATCAGGCATCAAGCACTGCAGGTGATATTGCATTATATGTGGCTGATTATTCAGGTGTTGCACCTCTGTTATTAACAACGGGTGTAAGTATTAGAGACAATGCATGGCATCATATTGCTATAGTAAGAAATGGTAGTGCGTGGGTGTGCTATGTTGATGGAACATCTCGTGCGACAGGCACTTTTAGTGGTAACATCGGTAATCTTAGTTCTGGTCCCAGAATAGGGGCGGACGAATTTTATGGTAGATATTTCAATGGTTATATAGATGAATTGAGAGTTACTAAAGGTATAGCTAGATATACTAGTAATTTTACACCACAAACATCGGAATTTCCAAATAATGCTAGTATAACGCAATATGCAACCAAATATGTAGGTTTGATTGGTGGTTTGAATGATAAAAGTGTAGATTATGGTGTGCAGAAGTTGAGTGATAGTTCGCTTAAAGTGGTAAAGATGAGTCAAACTACATCGCCATTTCCAAGTGGATCATTGAGTTCATCTGTGGACAGAGTGTATGTGAACGTATTGGATTATAGCAAAGTATATGTAACCAGCAGTTATTCGTTAAATTCAATTAATTCATTAGATATACCCAAAATAAAGTCAATTATATATACAAACAGTAGTTATACCCCAACCACAGCATCAGCTATAGATTTATTCAAACCCAATACCAGTTACATTACTATATCAGGTAGTAATTTTAAGCCCAGTGCATCTATATTTATAGATAATACGTCTGGATCAGTGGTTACATATGTGAATAGCAACAAACTTAATGTGAATGTAATTTCAAAAAATGAAGGTACTTATCCAATATATTTGATGAATACTGATGGTGCATCTGCATTTAAAATAAACGCTATAACATATATTACCAGCCAAGACCAATTTCAATATTTGGTTTTAGCAGGTGGAGGCGGCGGTGGACTTGCACACGCTGGTGGCGGAGGTGCGGGTGGTTTTCGTACTGGATCTTTAGGTTTGAATCGATCTGTACCATACACTGTTTCAGTTGGATCAGGAGGATCTAGCTCACCATCTAGATCCGTAAATGGAACCAATGGAGGCAACAGTGTATTTGCATCAATTACATCGATAGGTGGTGGCGGAGGAGGATCTGAATACAAACCGGCTAACCCAGGCGGTTCAGGTGGAGGTGGTGCAACCCAGGGTGCAGGTGGATCTGGAACTGTGTCACAAGGTAATAATGGTGGAGCTGGTAGTCCTACTAGTCCGCCATATGCTGGTGGTGGTGGTGGTGGTGCTGGTGCTATTGGCGGAAGTTATACTCCTGGTTCAGGAGGTAATGGTGGAAATGGACTTATATCTAATATTTCAAGCACTCCAATATATTATGCTGGCGGCGGAGGCGGCGGTGTATATGGTGGACAAGGTGGTGTCACCAATCGCGGAACAGGTGGTCTAGGCGGAGGTGGAAATGGTAACTATGGAAATGGAAACGGATCTGCGGGCGAGGCGGCGCGTGGAGGAGGTGGCGGAGGTGGTGGATATCCAAATGAAAGTGCATATAATGGTGGATCAGGTATTGTAATTGTAAAATATTTATCTAGTAGAACTTTAACAATTGGGGTGGGTTTGACCTCATCGACTGTTATTACTGGGAGTTATAAAATTACTACGTTTACAGCTGGTTCAGACACAATAACAATTTCTTAAAAATATGGCACATTACGCATTTTTAAATGAAGATTATGTAGTTACCGAAGTGATTGTCGGTAAAGACGAAAGACTTTTTGATTGGGAACATTATTATACAATTAAAAAGGGACAGATATGTAAACGAACTAGTTATAATACTAAAGGGGGTATATATTATAATTCAATAACAAATTTACCAGATATCGATCAATCTAAATCATTTAGAAAAAATTTTGCTGGAATTGGATTTAAATATGATATGAACTTAGATGCATTCATACCACCACAACCATATCCAAGTTGGATATTAAATGAACAAATCTGTAACTGGGAGTCACCAATACCATATCCAACTGACGGACAATTTTATAATTGGGATGAAACAACACAATCTTGGATTTTAATTTCGGAATAATATGTCATTACTTAAAATACGACCATATCTAATTAATTCAGGTTCATTCACAGGATCTTTCAGTGGTACAGGCAGTTATGCTCGTAGAGCACTAACAGCTAGTTATGTATTGGGAGGCGCAGCTGGATCCAGTGGCACAAGTGGCGCAAATGGTAGTAGCGGTACATCAGGCAATAGTGGCACAAGTGGAACAAGTGCTACTGCTGGTAGTAGTGGTACAAGCGGAGTTGGTTCGCCAGGCACAAGTGGCACGGCAGGATCCAGTGGTACAAGCAGTACCGCAACGGTGCAAACAGGCAGTATCGCGAAACAAACACTTTGGACCAATGTAACCTCAGGTAGCACAAACACCATAACTGGACTAAGCTTAAGTAGCAACAAGTGGGATGTAAGTGTGGTGGAAGAATGGGATGCTGCGACATTGGATCAATATTATAACAGTTCTAGCTTATTGTGCCACTTTGATAGTTTGAATCCTGCGGGAAGATTTATTGATAGTAGCAGAAACAATTTTACGATTACTTCTAACGGTGATTCTAGATTAAGCACTTCACAATATAAATTTGGAGGAGCAAGTGCATATTTTGATGGCACGGCTGATAATCTTTTAATTAACTATAATAACGCATTTAATTTATCGGGTGATTTTACAATTGAAGTTTGGTTTTATCCGATTACTTTAAATGGTGGAATGATTTTAAATTTTGCAGGTGGATTGAATATAGCTTGGGCAAGTTACGAACTGGTTAATAACACAGATGGTATTAATTTCGCCGGTAGTTCTGCGAATAATGGATATGATATTGGTTCTGAAACAGGTGCTACTGGAAGAATAGGAACGGTTAGTGTAAATACTTGGAATCATATAGCAGTTACTAGACAAGGAAATGTATATAGAGGATATATTAACGGTGTTCAAGGTTACACACAAACTTTGGCACTTACTCCATATAATCCAAACGCGAGAGGATTAGCAATAGGTAGTAATTATGCTACTACTTGGGGTGTTACACCAGCAACTGTTTTAAATGGTTATTTAGACGAATTAAGAATTACCAAAGGTGTAGCTAGATATACTGCTAATTTTACCCCATCTAATGCACCATTTCCAAATTCAAGAAATCAAGTGCTTACAAAGTATGTAGGTTTGGTTGGTGGTATTGATGACAAGTATGTGGATTATGGAGTGCAAAAGTTGAGTGATAGTTCGCTTAAATTGACACGATTAACTTATCCAAATCAACCTATAGTTGGTAGTGGGTCTTTAAGTGGTAGTGTGAATAGGGTATATGTAAATGTGCTTGATTATACAAAGGTTAGTGTAACGAGCAGTTATTCATTATTATCTAAGACTGCTAGTTATGCTTTAAATGCTTCTGGTGGGGGTGGTAGTACATTAAGAACAGGTAGTTTGTATCCTATAACTGCTAGTTGGTCACGTAGAGCTATTACGGCTAGTTATGCGTTGAATGGTGGTACTGCTCTTGTAAATCAAACATTGAATTATGTGAGTGGTAGTAATTTATATACTTTAAGCAGAAGCGTAGTTTCCCCCAGTGATGTGTTGTTGAGTGTAAATGGTATTATACAAACACCCATAACAGATTATACTGTAAGTGCTAGTAAAGTTACATTTACAGAAAGTTATCCTTCGGGTAGTAAAATTAATGCTAGATATTTGGTAACTGCTACAAATAGTAGTGATGTTAATTTAGCCAATATAGTATTGACAGGCACAACAACAGGTGATGCTTATTATCCACAAGTTGCTGCATTGTTACACTTTGATGGTGTAAATGGTAGTACCACTATAACAGACAATAGCAAAAATAACTTAACTGTTACTTCAGTTAATGGCACTGCCATAAGCACTGCGCAAAGTAAATTTGGTGGTGCAAGTGTATTGTTTGACGGTACGAACGATTATCTTTCTATAGCAAGCAATTCAGTATTTGACTTACTTGGAGATTATACGATTGAATTTTGGGCATATAGTTCAAATTTTGCAGCCGGTAATATGGGATATTTACACAGAGGATTTTATACTACGGGTACAGCCACTTGGTCAGGACTATCATTTTCAATTAGAGGACTTAGCACATTAATAAGATTTTATTTTTATGCAACTACATCTGCGAATGAACAAAAAATAGATGTATCTCTTCCATCTAATAATGCATGGCATCATTTTGCAATGGTAAAATCAGGTACAACTGGTACAGTTTATGTAGATGGAACATTAGCAGGAACAATTACTTCATTAAATACACCTGCGGCTAGTTCACAAACTTTGAGAATAGGAGTATGGGATTATAGTGCTGCATCAGAATATTTTAACGGTTATATAGATGAATTGCGAATAACGAATGGGTATGCAAGATATACCGGTAATTTTACGCCATCTACCACTGCATTTTCTAATACTGGTGGTGATGTAGGTAAATCGTTGGTAGTAAATAGTACTGCTACAGGTGTTAGTATTGGTACCGCTGGTTTTAATTTAAATTCTAGCAATATTAATCGTATTATTAATGGTGCTATGGCAGTTGACCAAAGAAATGCTGGTGCAGCACAAACAATTACTGCTGCGGCTGCATTAGCTTATACAGTGGATAGATGGTATGCATATTGTACTGGGGCTAATGTTACTGGACAAAGAATCACTGGTTCGGCTAATAATCAATTTGCTTATAGATTTACAGGTGCGGCTAGTGTTACTGCTATTGGATTTGGACAAAGAATAGAAGCGGCTAATAGTATTGATTTGGCAGGATCTACTGCAACACTTGGTGTAGATTTGGCTAATAGTGTATTGACTAGTGTAACTTGGACGGCTTATTATGCTAATACTTCGGATACATTTGGTACATTGGCAAGTCCAACTAGAACACAAATATCGACGGGTACATTTACTGTAACTAGTACATTGACTAGATATAGCGCACAAATATTTATTCCATCAGCGGCTATTACAGGTCTTGAAATTGTATTTAGTGTTGGTGCTCAAACATCTGGTACTTGGACTATAGACAATGTTCAATTAGAAGCAGGTCCATTAGCAACACCATTTGAAAGACGCATGATTGGACAAGAATTAATATTGTGTCAAAGATATTTTGCATCTATTAATGGAGCTATAGGTGCAGGTAGCGAATTAAATACATCAGCTGCATATATAAAACTACCATTGTCTGTTACGATGCGAGCAGATAATCAAACCGTCACATTATCAACAGGAAATTCTATATCAGTTGATTTATTTGGTACCGGTACATCAACTACTTCTACCAGCAATGTAACTATCACTGCGAATCGAGCCGGTATACTTTTTAATATTAACAGTTTATCACCATCACAAGGAGCAACTGGTGTACCCGCAACAATTTTAGGAACTGTTTCGGTTTCATCCGAATTATAAAATTTTATGGCAACCAAACCTTTTTTATCACAAATCGCAGTACCTGTTGGAACAACAACAGGTGATGTTTATTATCCACAAACCAGCTTATTGATGCATTTTAATGGTACAAATGGTAGTACCACTATGACAGATAATAGCAAAAATAACTTAACTGTTACTTCAGTTAATGGCGCTGCCATAAGTACTGCACAAAGCAAATTCGGCGGCAGTAGCGTATTATTTGACGGTACAAATGATTATTTAACTACTAATACAAATGCTAATTTAGCACTAGAAAGTGCAAATTTTACAATTGAGGGTTGGTTTTATTTTATTGACGGCACGGCTAATTCACTTCGTCCTGTTTTAGGTAATTATTCGTTATTTTCGTCTAATAGTATTTATTTTGGAAAACACACATCTTATGGTGGTAAAATGGCACTTTGGATTGGTAACTATTCTGCCAACAATGCATTGTTGGCAGATCCAACTGATCTTACAAATAATCAATGGATACATTTTGCTATAGTGAGAAATGGTTCAAATTGGACAATGTATAGAGATGGGGTAAGTGTTACAACTGTTACGTATAGTGGTGTAACAAGTACAACAAATTTCTTTTATATAGGAGCTAGTGGTGATGGATATTATTTTAATGGTTATATAGATGAATTAAGAATTACCAAAGGTATTGCAAGATATACCAGTAATTTTACGCCATCTACCACGCAATTTTTAGATAGTGCGGGTGATGCAAATAGTAGTGTAGTGGTTAATAGTACTGCAACAGGATTTGCAATAGGAACAGGTGGTATAAATGGCGCACAATTAGCAAAAGCTTGGGTCAACTTTAATGGAACAGGTACTGTAGCTATAACAGATAGTTATAATGTAAGCAGCATAACAGATTTAGGAACAGGACAATACTTAGTTAATTTTAGTACCGCAAGGAGTAATGCTAATTATGTACATTTTATATCTATGCCTGGTAACAGTGATTCTCCCAGCAATTCTTTTACTACTAACACCGCTAATAATTCATATTCACAAACAACTACATATGCGGTAGTAACTACTAGATTTAACGGATCTTTATATGATACTGGCGGAATCCATAGTATTGTATTTAGCAATTGAAATTAACTATATATAAGAGTATGAGTGAAAAACGAATAATATACCCAACGGAAAATGGTGGAGTTGCTATAATAATTCCATCCATAAGTGCAAAAAATTCCAATGAAACTTATGATGAATTTATTGAACGAATTGCTGCAAAAGATGTACCCGCAGCAACATCATATAAAATTGTGCCGGTAGAAGATATACCAACAGATAGAACATTCAGAAACGCCTGGGAATATCCAACAGATACACTATAATTTTATGATAACCATAAACCTTGATAAAGCCAAAGAAATACAAAAAAATAGATGGAGAACCGCAAGAAAACCTATCTTAGAAAAATTAGATACACAATTTATGCGTGCTGTTGAAACCGGAGACACAGCCAAACAACAACAAATCGCAACACAAAAACAAGCACTAAGAGATGTTACAACCACCGATTTATCATCCGTAACTACCCCAGACCAATTAAAAACAATTTGGCCAAGTATATTAAACGAATCATAATTTATGTACTATAGCCCACGAATAGTCACAAGCGGTTTGGTATTGGCACTAGATGCAGCTGAACGTCTTAGCTATCCTCGCACAGGCACAACGTGGCGTGATTTAAGCGGTAATAGTAACAATGGCACATTAACCAATGGTCCTACTTTTAGCGCGGGTAATATGGGTAGTATAGTTTTCGATGGTGTGGATGATTATGTTAATATGGGCACAAGCACTTATTGTAATCTTATTAATATAAGTGTTTCTGTTTGGGTAAGAGTCACTAGTGCAAGTGGATATTTTTTGGGTAGATATAATAACATTACTGCTTTTAATGGGTTTATTATGTATTATGATGTAGCATCAACTAAATTTGGTGTTGGTGGTAGAGAATCGAGCGCCACATATTTAAATAGTGCAACGATAAATACATATCCGTTAAATAACTGGTATAATTTTACCTGGACAAAATCCGCAAATGTTTGGTCGCTTTATGTTAATGGTTCTTTAGATGTATCATCTGCACTTGGAAATGGAACCACACCATATTCAAATAATACTATGTGGCTTGGCGCAAATAATGAAGGCGGTACCCAATATTATTCCGGTGGAAATTTATCTAATGTTTTTATATACAACAGAACAATAACTGCCGTTGAAGTATTGCAAAATTATAACGCAACTAAAAGTAGATTTGGTAGATAATTATAGTATATATGTCTGGTATATCAGGACCCAAAATAATTACAAGTGGATGTGTTTTATCACTAGATGCAGCTGATAAAAACAGTTATCCTGGTAGCGGCACAGCTTGGCGAGATTTGAGTGGTAATGGAAAAAATCTCACATTAACAAACGGTCCTACATTTAGTGCTGGTAATCAAGGTAGTATAGTTTTTGATGGTACAAATGATTATGCGGTTTTGAATCCAGTATCTGCATTTAATATATACTGTATTAGTATGTGGTTTAAACCAACAACAATAATTAATTCTACATCGGCTTATAAACCTTTAATTCATTTCAAAAGTAGTACTGCTAAATATATAAGTTTTGGCGATACAACAAACCGTGTTGCGAATGAATATATTACTATTGTACAAGAACCAGGTGACAGAAGAACGGCTGTTAACGATGGAGGGTCTTTATCTGCTGGTGTCTGGTATAATGTTGTTTTTAACTACGAAAGTTCTAAATACAATATTTATATAAATAATACATTAAAAAGTACAACTATTGGTTCTTCTTTAGGTGATGTCCCATTAATAACAGATCCAGATTTTATATATTTAAATTCTTATGAAGGAGTTTCTGGATATTTAGATAGTTCATTATCTATATGTACGATTTATAACAGAACATTAACCGCATCTGAATTATTACAAAATTATAACGCAGTTAAAAATAGATTTGGATTATAATTATAGTATATGGGAATAGCCAGAGGTCCAAAAATTGTAACAAGCGGTTTATTATTAGCACTAGATGCGGCCGATAAAAACAGTTACGCTGGTAGCGGCACAGCTTGGCGAGATTTGAGTGGTAATAGTAATAATGGCACATTGACAAATGGACCTACATTTAGTGCGGGTAATCAAGGAAGTATCGTTTTTGATGGCACAAATGATTACGTTGATACAGTTAATACCGGAACAACTTTTCAATTTGCAAATGTCACATTTACTGTGAGTTTATGGATAAAAACAAGCGCTACAAGTGGTGTTATTATTTCTAAAGGTGCAACTGCTTCTACGGCAGGTTGGCTGTTTCAATTTAACTCCGAAGGAACAGTTTCTGGTACTACAAAAGGTTCTGATGGTACTAATACTTATAACAGAGCAAGCACAGCAACAGTCAATAATAATACTTGGAGAAATATAGTATCAGTATATACAACTAATACAACAACTCTTGCGAGTAATACAACATCAATATATATAGATGGTGTTTTAAGTAATGGTACAGGTACATTAGGCGGATTAGTATATGCGACAACTACAGATACTGTTCAAATAGGTAGAAGACCTTCCGGTGCTTATTGGTCCGGCTCTGTATCTAATTTATTGATATACAACAGAGCATTAACCGCAACAGAAATCTTACAAAACTATAACGCAACAAAAGGTAGATACGGACTATAAAATTTATGAGTGAAACAAACGTAACAATATACGAGGATAGAGAATTTATGATATTCAATGTAAGTGAATTGAATCTTGTAGATTTCACTAAAGTGGAAGAAACTTCAATCGATACTGTAAGAAAAAGTGTTGACCAAACCAAAACATTTTGTAAATGGGATGGCGCAACACCTGAATTCTTCAGTCAAATGACCACCAAAGAAGGTCCATACACTTACCCCGAAATATTAGATATACTAGCTACACCCGAATGGACAGATCCTAATCCTCCATTCTGATCTATTTATAGTTTTGGTTTATAATATGTATATAAACCAATGATATTTAGAGCTACAAATTCATCGTCGTTTCTATTTAATCCTATCTACCCAATCTTTCTTACCAGAAAGTATTTGGGTACGCCTCTTTCATTAAATAGACGCAATCTCATTTTCAGAGTAAAAGTAGTAGAAAGCGCAAGTTTAAATCTTACTCTTAATTCAGCGCTTACCGAATTAAACACAGAATCATCTACCAATAATATAACATTACGATCTGCTAATGTTATACCATTATATACCCCAGCTACATTATACAGTTCTCTTAATAGTGTTTCTATACCATCGTCAATTGGAGATAAAATTGATTATGCACAATCACTAAACAGTGTAACTTATACAAACGCAAATGTAGAATCTGTAACAATATCACCAGGCTTAAATAACATAAGTTTAAAACTTGACGGTGATAAATCAGTAAATTCAATTAATCTTTCAAATGTTCAATTAATTGACCCAAGAATAAATATTGGTAATCAAAATATAGCACTAAATAGTACCATATATGATACTCCAATATTAAACTCAAGTGCTATATACAATACATTAAATAATGTTGATCATTATAAAAATATAACTGATCAAACAATAACTAATATAGCATTAAACGGTTCAAATTATTACACTGATATATTAGATAGTGGTAATACAAACATATCACTTAATAGTATTATCACTTATAAGCCTGATATAGATAATTCAATAAACAGTATCAACTTACATAGCACATTACATTTGCCTGTTCAAGTTGATATGGGAAGTAATGTTGTGCAGTTGTTGGGATCATCTTATTATACAAACATATATGATACATCTCAAACCGCAGTATCTGTATTGGGATCACAATATTATGTAAACTACACAGATACGTCGCAAACCGCTGTATCTACATTGGGATCACAGTATTATGTGGATTTCTACGATACGTCACAAACTGCAGTATCCACACTTGGATCACAATATTATGTTGACTTTTATGATGTATCGCAAATTGCAGAAACAGTACTGGGTTCACAATATTATGTAGATTTTTATGACTCATCACAAACCGCAGTATCCACACTTGGATCTCAATATTATGTAAATTTTTATGATGCGTCGCAAAATGCGGAAACTGTACTGGGTTCACAATATTATGTAAATTTTTACAATGCATCACAAACCGCTGTATCAACGGTGGGATCTCAATATTATGTAAACTATACTGACGCATCCGATACTTCATTAGCACTAAATTCTTCTGGGTATTATGTAAATTATACGGATACATCAATTAATACAAGTAATATAGTTGGTTTAAACAATTATGTAGATTTTTCTGATATATCCAATAATTCTATAGCTTTAAATAAATTAAGCAACTATGTTAATTTTGATGATGTATCTATTTCAAATAATGTTTTGGGTAGTCTAAATCATAATCCTGTACAACTTGAAATTGTAAATGAAAATCTAACTATTTCTAGTCTCAATTATAAATCAATTAATTTAGAAATTGTAAATGAAAATCTTACCATCAATAGTTTAAATTACAATTATTATGCTACTGATTTAATTGCTCAAAATAATGGTTTAAATAGTTTAATATTAAAATCTGCTGATTATGATGACAGTGTTTCATTTGCAACATCTTTAAATTCTGTAACATTTGTACCAAACGAATACATAAAATCGGTTATCCAAAATAGTAGTGTATTGACCAATTTGAGTATGTTTCAAGGACCATATTCAAATAATATGACATACAATGTAGCATTAACTAATTTGAATTATTCGTTGAGTGAATATAATAAATTGGTTAATACCACAGATAATTTGCGTAAATTGGTATATGAAGATGAATCCAACAATAAGTTGGTAAATCAATCATCTAACTTAAGATCGTTAAGATATGATGATACTAGATTTGAAGTAAATGTTAGTGAAAACAATAGATTATCATCGTTAAGAAATTTACTTGACTCAAATAATAGCACAAAAATATCTGGGTCATTTAAAAATATATCATATAATGCAGCATTAATTGATACTGTATTGGGTTCAAATACTACATTTAGACCATACAGTACCGCTTCAGCTGTTACATTTAATAGTGATTCACCCACAAATTATGTAAAACAAATCAATATTATTTACTATATGAACGGGGGTAATTTAACTCAAAGTATAGTAAATTTTGGTGAAGATTTAGCATTTCAAGTAATAGGTAATTCTAATCCTGGCACATATGTAACCAACTTTGATTATAATACACCCTACAGAGCCAGTTTTATTACAAAAAATTGGCCAGTATATCAATATGATACAGGTTCCAACGCAAACCTACCTGTTATACTCAATTGTTCCAATGTTGAACGTAAAATAAGCGCAACATCAGGTATATGGGTAGAAGCATCATTGGAAGACGGTGGAACATTGGTGGATGAATACGGATTTAGTATAGATATATAACAGTGTTTTAATATTTATTAAAGAATGAGAATAACAGATCTACCACAATTATTTACAGCGTCTATCAATGATTTGCTGTACGTAATTGATGTAAACGATACAAGTAGCTTTTTTTCTGGGTCAAGCAAAAGAATAGACATTAGTACTCTTTTTTCTTCACCTAGCATAACCGCTAGTTTTGCTAAAAAAGCATTAAGTGCTAGTTATGCTAAAACAGCCAGTTACGCACTAGTATCAAGATCATCCAGTTACGCATTTAATGCTACAACCGCAAGTTATGCATTAAATGCTGGTACCAAAATATACACAGGCAGTGTATATCCAATAACCGCAAGTTGGGCTATCAATGGTGGCACCAAATTGTATACCGGCAGTACATACCCAATAACTTCCAGTTGGGCACTCAATGGTGGCACAAAGTTATATACTTCCAGTACATATCCAATAACCGCAAGTTGGGCCATAACCGCGAGTTACGCTTTAAATCAAACCACCAGCGGTACATCAGGCACTTCTGGCACCGCAGGTAGTAGCGGAACAAGTGGTACCAGTGGCACAAGTGGTACCAGTGGCACCAGTGGAACAAATGGCACCAGTGGATCAAGTGGGTCAAGTGGATCAAGTGGTACATCTGCAACCGCTGGTACTAGTGGTTTAACAGGATCAAGTGGTACGAGTGGTACAAGCGGCAGTGATGGTACCAGTGGGTCAAGCGGTAGCAGTGGCAGCAGTGGTACCAGCGGTATAGAAGGTGGTAGATTGTTTACCGTAACAAGTTCTGGATTTAATTATAATATCGCTGGTTACACTGGATCATTTCCTACCATTACGGTGGTAAGGGGACAATTATATTACTTTGATGTAAGCGGTGTATCTGCGTCACATCCATTTGCCTTGAGATTGTCAAGTGGCAATACTAGTGCTGTACCTGGCACCACAAATAATGATCCTGTAAATGGATTGGCAAATACAAACACTTTAATAATTTACAGAGTACCTGAAGACGCTCCTTCTAGTATAGTTTACCAATGTGTTGTACATTCAGGTATGATTGGAACTATAAATATAGTAAACCAATATGGTACATCTGGTACATCTGGTACTGCGGGAACAGCCGGTAGTAGCGGAAGTAGTGGCACAAGTGGTAGTGATGGTACCAGTGGGTCTAGCGGTAGTAGTGGAGAATCTGGTACAAGTGGTAGCAGTGGAAGTAGTGGAAGTAGTGGTAGTAGCGGATCTAGCGGTAGTAGCGGTAGTAGTGGAAGTAGTGGTACAAGCGGCAGTGATGGTACCAGTGGATCCAGCGGTAGCAGTGGCAGTAGTGGAACAAGTGGTATAGAAGGTGGTGGTTTATTTACAGTAACTAGTTCTGGTTTTAATTATAACATTGCTGGTTATTCTGGTACTTTTCCTACTATTACGGTAGTGAGAGGTCAGTTGTATTATTTTAATGTAAGCGGCGTATCTGCATCACATCCATTTGCATTGAGATTATCAAGTGGTAATACTGCAACAGTACCAGGAACAACAAACAATGATCCTGTAAATGGATTGGCAAATACAAACACTTTAATAATTTACAGAGTACCCAATGATGCGCCTAATAGTATAGTTTATCAGTGCGTTATACATTCAGGTATGATTGGAACTATAAACATAGTTGATCAATATGGTACATCCGGTACATCTGGTACTACGGGAACAGCTGGATCAAGTGGTAGCAGTGGTAGCAGTGGTAGCAGTGGTGAAAATGGTACAAGTGGTACTAGCGGTAGTACTGGTACAAGTGGTAGCAGTGGATCCAGTGGAAGTAGTGGAACAAGTGGTACGTCCGCAACTGCTGGTACAAGTGGTGAAACTTTTGGTACCAGTGGTACTAGCGGCAGTACAGGAACAAGTGGTACTAGTGGAGAATCTGGTACAAGTGGTAGCAGTGGATCCAGTGGAAGTAGTGGAACAAGCGGCACCAATGGTACATCTGCAACTGCTGGTACAAGCGGTGAAACTTTTGGTACCAGTGGTACCAGTGGATTGACGGGAACTAGCGGTACATCTGGTAGTACCGGAACAAGTGGTAGCAGTGGTAGCAGTGGAGAATCAGGTACCAGTGGAAGTAGTGGACAATCTGGTACTAGTGGCAGTAGTGGTAATACTGGTAGCAGCGGTAGTAGTGGTGTGAGTGGTACTACGTTGTATACTGGTAGCACATATCCTATAACGGCTAGTAGAGCTGTTACTGCAAGTTATGCGTTGAATGCTACTGGTGGTGGAAGTTCTTTGTACACTGGTAGTACTTATCCGATAACTGCAAGTTGGGCACTGTATGTAGTGAATGGAACTAGTGGTACTGCTTCATTGAATTTAACTAACATTACACGTAGTGGCAATGGAAGTGGTTCTGTTTATAATTTAAATAACAATACATTTACCGGCACAAATTCTTTGGTATTTCTGGGTGGTATTACTTTAAATAATAATATTGATTATACACTGAGTTCTGGAATATTAACATTTACTTCCCCACCACTATTAAATGAAGAAATACACGTTGTTAAATTTACAGGTGGTGGTGCAAATGGTACTAGTGGTACAAGTGGCATAGTTGGTATTGCCAATGCGCAAACATTCACAAGCAATGGTATTGCTACACAATACGCTCTTACACAAAGTGTAGTACGTAGTTATGACATTATAGTTGCTATAAATGGTGTGGTTCAAAATTACAGTTCCAGTTATACTGTAACTGGATCTACACTTACATTAGCTTCTGCACCACCATTAAATTCTAAAGTGGATGTCAGATTTTTAGGTAGCGCAGCTGGCGGTGGAGGAGGCGGTAGCGGCACAAACGGTACAAGTGGATCAAGTGGATCAAGTGGTACTAGCGGCACAAGTGGGTCAAGTGGAGAATCAGGTACAAGTGGATCAAGTGGAGAATCAGGTACAAGTGGGTCAAGTGGGTCAAGTGGAGAATCAGGTACAAGTGGGTCAAGTGGTACTAGCGGCACAAGTGGATCAAGTGGAGAATCAGGTACAAGTGGGTCAAGTGGTACTAGCGGCACAAGTGGGTCAAGTGGAGAATCAGGTACAAGTGGATCAAGTGGGTCAAGTATATCTTTGCAAACTGGCAGTTTATATCCCATAACGGCAAGTAGAGCTATTACTGCAAGTTACGCATTGAACGCAACTGGTGGTGGAAGTTCTTTGTATACTGGTAGTACTTATCCCATAACAGCGAGTAGAGCTATTACTGCAAGTTACGCATTGAATGCTTCTGGTGGAGGTGGTAGTACATTACAAACTGGTAGCACTTATCCCATTACTAGTAGTTATGCTAATTTTGCAATAAATATTGCTGGTAGTGTTACTACATTGGTGGGTACTGATATAAATTGGAACAATCCAACTTATGAAAAGAATATTTCAGTTGCAGAGACATATACATTTTCAAATGTTACAACTGGCAGTTCAATTGTGGTTATATTGAATAATACAGGCAGCAACAGTATATTATCTACATTTCCAAATAGTGTAAAATGGGCCAATTCATTGCCACCCACAAATATACTATCAAATGCAACTTCAATTTATACATTTGTAAGAACCAAATTATATGTTCTGGGTAGTTCTACTGAAAACTATCAATAATATGTTGTATGCCTATATCAAGAATAACCAGAAATAGTCTAGTATACGCCAATAACAAAACTCAAAACATTGAGTCTAGACTATTTGGCTTACCAACACAATCAGGCTCACTTTATTTGCAAAATAGTCAATCACTATATTTGCAAGATTTAAGCGGTACATACGTACTAGAATATCCTTCCGCAATCGCATTATCCTATAACAGTTACTACAATAAATTCATAGCCGATAGGTCCACCCAAAACTCATTACTAACAACACGTTATTATACCAGTGAAAGTAAAGCTACTGGCGATTTTGGCTATATACTGTACCAAAATAGTAGATCAATGTATACTCAAGCTACCCCAGACATTTATTTGCTTGAATATAGCGCTACAAGCAGTTTGTTAACTGATACAGGATCAAGTGCTTTATCGCTCAAAACACGTTACTTTGTTAGTGAAAGTAAAGCTACTGGCGATTTTGGCTATATATTGTATCAAAATAGCAGATCAATGTATACTCAAGCTACTCCAGACATTTATTTGCTTGAATATAACGCTACAAGCAGTTTGTTAACTGATACAGGATCAAGTGCTTTATCGCTCAAAACACGTTACTTTGTTAGTGAAAGTAAAGGAAGTGGTAACTTTGGTTATATACTGTATCAAAATAGCAGATCCGTATATCTACAAGATCCAAATAGTATACTTTTATTATATGATCCAGATATTATACCAGTTGGCACCAGTGCAAGTTTACAAGAAACTGGATCAAATGTTTTATCTTTTAGAACTCGTTATTATATCAGTGAAAGTAAAGCGTCAAGTATATATCTAGGTTATCAAAATGATAGAAGCATCTATTTAGAAAATACTGCAAATCCATTTGTCATAGAATATAACGGTACAAGCAGTTTGTTAACTGATACCGGATCAAATGCTTTATCTTTTAGAACTCGTTATTATATCAGTGAAAGTAAAGCGTCAAGTATCTTCTTGGGTTATCAAAATGATAGAAGCATCTATTTAGAAAATACCGCAAATCCATTTGTCATAGAATATAGTGGTACAAGTAGTTTGTTAACTGATACCGGATCAAGTGCTTTATCGTTCAGAACCAAATACTATATCAGTGAAAGTAAAGCGTCAAGTATCTTCTTGGGTTATCAAAATGATAGAGCTGTATATTTGGAGAATACTGATAATCCATTTGTTATAGAATATAGTACTACGAGCAGTTTGTTAACTGATAGCGGGTCAATTAATCAGTTATTATTAACAAAGTATTATCTCAGTGAAAGTATAGCGTCAGGTAGTTTATATATTGGATATCAAAATGATAGAAGTATCTATTTAGAGAATTTAACCGATGTATTTGTTTTGGAGCCATAAAAAATAAAGTTTATATCATAACATTCTTTATATTTATAAACAGAAATCGTAATTTTATAAAATGTCAACAGGAATAAACAACAATATTGATTGTAAATTGCAAGGCAAAGTTCGTGTTGTGGTTATGGAAAAAGACAAAATCATACACGACACTGGTGAAATAAAAAATATGATCACCAATCAAGGTATGGATGAAGTTGCAAATAGACCATTTGCTGAATTATTCGCTTGTTGTGCAATTGGAACTGGAACTGCTGATACTAAAAAAACCAATGTTCCCATAACTGGTTCCATAACATCAGGCAATGGTTTTGATATTAATTTAAGAGGCAGTGTTTCTCGTAGATCTGGATCATTGGTAACGTTTCCCAGAACAAGTGTAGCATTTCCTATATCAGGCAGTGTTATTAGAGCAAGTGATGTGGGTAATATCATTAAAATAAACAACGATAATACTTTTAGAATAAGAGCACAAACTGGTATTAATACAGCCAGAAGTTGTAGTGTATTAAATATGGATGGTACTGTACCAACAGGATCCTCAAGTGATAATAATTATACCATTTGGTTTACCAATCAAATTAGTATGTCAAATGAAACACAAAGATGTGGTAGAACATCAGATGGCAATAACTTTCCTGCTGCATCAGGTAGTTATGGTACAAATTGTAATAGTCAAATTTATAGCAGCGGTATAATTCACAGTCGTCAATTTAATTTTGCAACCGCATTGGTTGATGATACAAATACAATCACTGAAGTTGGATTGAGTTGGTTACCATTTTATAGAAGTCCAGCATTGTTTAGTAGAATTCGTTTGACCCAAGGCAGTGCTGGTAATGCGATACCTGCTGTATTGGCTGGACAAAACGTGGTGGTATTTTATTCACTAAACGTTGGTATGTCGCCTACCACAGCTACAACCGGTTCTGTTAATATAACTGGTAGCAATAAAGGTGGTAATTCACAAATGAATTTGTATGGATTAAGCAAAGTAAGTAGCAGTGGAGTAACAACTTATTTTGATGGTGGGTTACACGGCAATGAACCATATTATTTTAACCAAAGAAGTAAATACGGACTACCAGATACAGTTTTTAGACCACTGTATATATTTACATCCGCAACTGATACTGCAAGTCCTACGTGGGGTACAAATATAACTAGAAATAGTAGTTTTATTACCAAATCAATTGATAAAACACCTGTATATAGTAGAGTATATCCCACCAGCAGTTATGGTTATACATTAACCAAAGTGGCTACATTCAATGATACTGAATCTATCAATGCAACTTGGAACAGTTTTGGTGTGGGTGTACATACAGCCAGTAACTTGATGTCATTTGTATTTGGTGCTACTCAAAATAAACAAAATGGATATTTGTTAGCAATATCTCAATCGTTTACTTGGAATAGAATATTTTAATATTAATAGTTATAAGTTATATGCCACAACCAATATCACAATTAGCAGACTATACAACAATAACAGGATCCGCATTTGTTCCTATTGTTGATGTTAATGAAACAGTATCATCAAAAAACAAAAAGATCAGTGTAGATGATTTGAGAAAAACTTTCTTTAAAAGTGGAGTTCTTCTTTCATCTTCTTTCACAGAACATACGCCGGGTTTTTATTACTTTGGTGACAATCGTGATGGTCGTCTCAATTTAACAGGTTCAATTGCCACTGTTAGAACTTTTGTAAGCAGATCGTTCGCAAGTACACAAGATGGCGCACCTGTCGTTAAAAACTTTAGTTCGTTGTTCATTTCCAGAAGTGTGGTGGTGAGTCCAACCAATAGATGTAGAGGATTGTTGATATTTGTGGATGGTGATGCAACCATCAGTGGTAGCATAAGTATGACTGCTAGAGGAGCGAGGTTTACAGGAAGCGACGCTTCCTTCACAACAATAAATCCGCCATATTTGGGTGATTACTGGAGCACGCAGTTGTTTCCGTCTGCGAGTTATTTGAGCAGAGTATTTGCGGTTGGAGCGGCTGGTGGTACGGCTGGCCCCGCTCCATCTAGCGTTGGTGGCGTTGGTGTCACTGGTATACTGGGAAGAAGTGGAGGTGGAGGAGGCGGCGGTGGACAAGCAGCCGCGGGTGGAGCGGGATCAACAGGCACATCTTTTAGTGGTGGATCTGGTGGTGGAGGAGGTGGGCCATCTCCAGGAGCAAATGGCTTTGCATTTGGTGGTCAAGGTGGTCCAACGCTTGGTAGCGGCGGCGCCGGATCAGGCAATCCAGGTGGAATAACGCCAGCTCAGCCGCCCAGTAGTCCACTCCCAGTCTCAGCACCAAGTGGTACTGGTGGATTGTTAATATTAATAGTGAAAGGTAATTTAAGAATTGGACCAAATGGATCAATTACGGCTAATGGAATCAGTGGTGGTAATGGACTTGCTGGTTTTGGAACTGCTGGTGGCGGTGGAAGTGGAGGTGGAGTGTTATATATTTATTATGGTGGGTCTTTAACAAATAATGGCACTGTAACTGCTAATGGTGGGTCAGGTGGTTTAACTGGTACACCCTCGCCAGCTCTTAATCAAGGCGGAGCAGGAGGAGCTGGAACTGCGATAATATCAAAATTAAACGTTGCATTTCCAGTAGCAAACTAAATAATTATTTATATGCCTACAAGAATATCAGATTTACCCGAATATACAACAATAACATCATCAGCATTTGTGCCTATTGTTGATGTTAATGAATTGGTAGCTTCAAAAAATAAAAAAATAAGAATTGACGATTTAAGAAAATATTTTTTCACAGGCACAACCACCAGCAGTTCTTTCACAGAACATACCCCAGGCCTTTATTACTTTGGCGATAACAGCGACGGACCTCTTAACTTAACAGGCTCTATCGCCACCGTTAGAACTTTTGTAAGCAGATCCTTCGCAAGCACTCAAGATGGCGCGCCTGTCGTTAAGAACTTCAGTTCATTGTTCATTTCCAGAAGCGTAGTAGTGAGTCCAACAAATAGATGTAGAGGAATGTTGATATTTGTGGATGGTGATGCAACTATTAGTGGTAGTCTACGAATGAACGGCAGAGGTGCTTCCGCGGTTGGAGCTGATGCGTCTTTTACAACAATAAATCCGCCATATTTGGGTGATTACTGGAGCACGCAATTGTTTCCTTCGTCGAGTTATTTGAGCAGAGTATTTGCTGTAGGCGCAGCAGGTTCAGGCTATGGAACTGATGGGGTAACTGGTGTAAATGGAAGATCTGGTGGCGGAGGAGGTGGGTCTAGTTATGGTGCACCGACAGCAGGTTCAGGCGCAACCGGCACATCGTTTAGTGGTGGTTCTGGTGGAGGTGGATCCCAGGTTAACGTCATCGCCGGAGGAAGTGCGAGTGGAAATGGTGGCGCAGGGGGAAATGGCGCAACCGGCCCCGGCGGTACCGGCGGCGGTGGAGCTGGAAATCCAGGCGGCACTCCAAATGGAGGTGTAGGAACAGGTGGATTATTAATATTAATTGTACGAGGTAATTTAAGAATTGGGCCAAATGGCAGTATAACATCAAATGGTAGCAATGGCGGAAATGCAAGTAGTCCAACGCAGGGCGGAGGAGGAGGTGGAAGTGGCGGTGGGGTGTTATATGTATATTATGGCGGTACACTAACAAACAATGGCACTGTAACCGCATCTGGAGGCACCCGTGGCACGGGTGGAAACGTTGCTGGAAACGGTGGAGCTGGAACTGCTATATTATCAAAATTAAACGTTGCATTTCCAGCAGCAAACTAATATTTAATAATATATGGCAAATAAACGTATAACAGATTTAACCGAAGCAACTTTTGTAAGTGCGAGTAATTTTTATGTTGTGTATGATCCTACAGCTACACAAGATCAAAATGCTGATGGTTATACTGATTTTAATAAAAAAGTAAAACTAAAAAATATTTGTACCCAAGTAAGTCAATCAGCCATCACTTGGTTTGGTACAGGCGCAAATGGTGCTTTAAATACAACAGGTAGTGTTACTTTTACCACTACAAATGATCAAGAAGTATTTGTGAGAAATTATACATCTCTCACAGTAAATGCTGGTCATACAATGACTGTAAGCAACAGATGTAGAGGATTGTTGATATATGTTGGGGGAGATTGTACTATAAATGGTACAGTAACAATGTCAGGCAAAGGAGCCAACTCGGTTGGAACAGCTGCTCATTATGTATATCAATCTAAAAATTACTATGGCAACTTTATTCCCCAATATCAATTTAACAGCGTAAAATTATATGGATCTGGTAGTGCCGGTGGACCCGCAAATACTGCTGGTAGATCCGCAGGCGAAGGTTATACAGGTGGTGGAGGCGGTGGAGGTGGAACTGGTGGTGCTGGTGCAGCAGGCACCAGTTGGAGTGGTGGATCAGGTGGAGGTGGTGGACCATCTGCAACTGCAGGCACTATAAATGGTGGTGCTGGTGGTAATGGTACAGCTGCGAATACTGGTGGTGGTGCTGGTAATGGTGGTGGCAGTGCTGGTCCAGGTGGTATAGCTGGTGGTACTGGTACAGGTGGTTTGATTATTTTTGTGGTAAAAGGTACATTTACATTGGGAAATACAGGTGCAATAACTGCAAATGGTGTTGCGGGTGGAAATGGTAGTGCAGGAGGAGGAGGAGGTAGTGGAGGTGGAAGAATAGTTGTATTATACAATCAAAATTATATAAATAATGGTGGTACTATTACTGCAAATGGTGGAGCTGGTGGAGGAACTGCTCCAACTGCTGGTGGCAGTGGGGGAGCCGGTAGCATAACAATAAGAGAAATAGGAATTTGGTAAAATATTTATAAAGTTATATGGCAATACCATCACAAGCAATATCTCAAATGACTACCTTGGTAGGTAGTAATCGTAACGACAATTGTTTATTTACATTGTATAATGCATTAATATCGTCCAGTGTCAATCAAAATTTAAAAGCAAGAATAAGTACCCACGAACAATTTTATAGCAACAACAATACCGTCATAAATCAAGGTACTTATAATAATTACTTTGGAACAGGCAAAGATGGTAGTGTAACCATAAGTAGCAGTGCGCAAATAAGTTCATCCACATCTCCAGCTGGATTAAATAATATTAGTCGTGAATTTGGCGACCCAGTTATAAAAAACTTTCAAAATTTAACCATCAACAGTGGTGTATTGTTCAGCCCATTAAGAGCTTGTAGAGGAATGATAATATATTGTACTGGCAATTTAACAGTAAACGGCACTTTGAGTATGACTGGTAAAGGTGGAGGCGTTGGTTCTAAAGTCGCGTCTCCTATTGGATTTGCTACAAGCACCGATTCAAGATATGATTTGGTGGATGCTACATTATATTTTAACAATTTTTCATCAAGCACTGCAGGTGGAAGAGGAATACCTACACATTGGAATTGGGCGCCTAGTGGTAGTATTTGGTTTAATAATTATAAGATTAGAGTGCCATTGAGTGGGAGTGCTGCTGGAGGAGGACCAAATAATGGTGGTAGTGCGGGAATATTTTGTTGTGGAGGTGGAGGTGGGGGTGGTCAATCAAACCCTGGCGCGGTAAGGGCAGGAGGATCCGGTGGTAGCGGAACTATATTTCTAGGAGGAGGGGGAGGAGGAGGAGGATCATACGGCGGCGGCGCCGGCACCAACGGCATATTTGAAGCTGGTGGAATTGGCGGATTTGGGCCTAATCCAGGATTAGGCCCAAATGGTTCTGGCGGAGGTGGAGCTGGAACACCTGCTGGACCTGGCTCCGGAGGCGCTGGTAATACAGGCGTTGGTGGATTAATTATATTAATAGTACGTGGTAATATTACAATAAACGGCACAGTTTCTAGTGGTGGCGCAAATGGAGGTAATGGAACTACTGGAGGTGCTGGAGCTGCTGGCGGTGGCGGTGGAAGTGGCGGTGGTAGGATAATAATTATTTACGGCGGTACATATAGTAATGTTGGTACCATTGTGGTTAATGGTGGCTCCGGCGGCGCCGGTGGCCCCGGCGCACTCACTGGTGGTGCTGGTGGTGCGGGTTCTATAACTATAAGAAGGGTAAATGTTTAAAATTTTATGGCTACACAAATATCAAGTTTAACAACACTAGTTAATGGCGTAAACAGTTATGATTGTTTTTTGCCATTGGTTGATCCAACATTAGCATTAGATTCTCGTAATGTTAAAATTAGAATAAGTACCCACAATGAAATGTTCAGCAACAACTTTGCTGTAGCTAGTTTGAGCAGTTATGCAAACTATTTTGGAACAGGCAAAGATGGTAGCTTAACCATAAGCAGCAGTGCTCAAGTAAGCGCTTCATTGAATAATATTAGTCGTGAATTTGGCGACCCAGTTATAAAAAACTTTCAAAATTTAACCATCGGCAGTGGTATATTATTTAGTCCACTAAGAGCTTGTAGAGGTATGATAATATATTGCACAGGCGATTTAACGGTGAATGGTACCATAAGTATGACTGGTAAAGGTGGAGGCGTTGGTTCTAAAGTCGCGTCTCCTATTGGATTTGCTACAAGCACCGATTCAAGATATGATTTGGTGGATGGCACATTATATTTCAATAATTTTTCATCAAGTACAGCGGGTGGTTATGGAATACCTACGCATTGGAATTGGGCGCCTAGTGGAAGTGTTTGGTTTAGGAATTATAAGATACGAGTGCCATTGAGCGGAAGTGTTGACGGTGGCAATGGTGCATCGACCGCTGCGGCTTCGGGTAATGCGGGATCAGCTGGTATATTTAGTTGTGGTGGCGGCGGTGGTGGTGGTTCCGGAGAATCGCAGTATGGTACTTTTGGATCAGGAGCTTCTGGAGGCAGAGGAACTATATTTTCTGGTGGTGGCGGTGGAGGAGGCGGCGGCGGTGGATGTTGTGGTGGCAATGTACCTGGTACATCTGGTATTCTTGAAAGAGGAGGAGCAGGGGGAGCTTCTCCTAACGGCCCAGCGGGTGGAGGAGCGGGAACTACAACTACTGGTGGAAACGGTACATTAGGTGTTGGGGGATTATTAATATTAATTGTACGTGGAAATATAATAATTAATGGAACTATTAGTTCAAATGGAGCTAGTGGTGGAAACGGAGTACGTATTAGTAAAGGATCTGGTGGAGGAGGTGGAAGTGGCGGTGGTCGAATAATTATAACTTATGGCGGTACATACACTAATGCGGGTTCCGTTGTTGCAAATGGTGGATCAGGTGGTTCTGCCAGCTCTGGCGGTGGTCCAGGTGCGTCTGGTGGTGCTGGATCTATAACTACAAGAAAGATACATATATGAGAGATAAAATTATAATATATAGCGTTCATGACAAAACGAGCAGAGAATTTGTTGCTGCATATGGTAACAGAAACGACGTTACTGTGTTGGAAGATGACGGATATAGTGTTCGAATAAAATATCCATACATTAGTGCTTTTCCAACTGTAATAATAAATACACCTTCATATACGGAGTCTTTTATTGTAGATGAAGGTGGAGGCGGTGCATTTGTAAATTTAGATTCTATTGGAAATGAAACAATAGTGCCAGAAGATGTAGAATATATTAGATCTCCTAAAGATTGGAATGAAGTACAACAACGTATTGATTATTGGGAAAACAAAGTGCCCAATTGGAAACAAACTGATACTAGATATTTATGACAAGATATACCATTTTAGGCGAACGTAGATCAGGTACTAATTTTTTGCAACATTGTATAACTGACAACTTCAATTTACAATTAGATTGGTTAAAAGGATGGAAACATTTTTTTGGATGTAATGGTTATGAAGATAAATTGAAGAATAACCAAGACGTAATATACTTGTGTATTGTTAGAAATCCAATTGATTATTTTGTATCATTTTATAATTCTAAATTGATGCAAAGTGAAGAACGTACAAAAGATATTGAAACGTTTTTATTATCAGAATTTTATTCAGTTTATAACTATAAAAACGGATTAATTGACGTATCAGACGACTATAATTTTAAAAATAACAATAAGCGTTACAAAAACATATTTGAAATGCGATCCGTTAAATGTAAATATTTGTTAGATGATATGCCTAATTTAGTGAGTAAATATCATTTTATAAGATATGAAGATTTAAAACATAATACTAATACTGTATTGAATACAATTAGTGATAAATTTAATCTTATAAAAAAGAATGACAATTATTTAATAAATACAAATTATGTCGGTGTAAAAATTAATGGAGGTGTTATAACAGAAAATTATCAAGTTGAAGATAAAATAAAACAGATAATATATAACAATATAGATTTATCGACAGAACATAGAATGGGTTATTTGACCGATATATGAAATTATACTCATATGATATAACTGAATTTAATTTTAAAGAGCAATTACAAACTGTTTTGAACGTGTCTAATTTAGATGATTTGGGGGAAAACAAAGATAAAGAGAAACTGTATTCTGAGTATATTTTGGGTAAACAGTTTTTAGATATGTATGTACAGTTTATAAAAAAATATGTTAGAAATTTGTACGATGACGTTATAGCATATCAAACTAAACCAGTATGTAGATTGGTATATAAAAATAAATTAAATATGCATAAACTTCATAAAGACAAGTGGTATAGAAGAAATACTATTTATAGTGATATGCAGATAGATAATATTTTTTTACCATTTACAAATGCTTTTGATACAAACACAATTTGGACTGAATCAGTTGAAGACAGTCACGATTTTTTTCCGATAAATTGTGATTACGGACAATTTGTACACTGGGATGGTTGCAATTTACTTCACGGTAATAAATTTAATAATACTAACAAAACAAGACTGAGTATAGATTTTAGAGTTTATAAATACAAAAATTTATTACACCCAGAGTATTCTTTATTGAATTTTTAGAAGAAAAACTATTTATTAGTTACACAAAGAGATTATGAGAGATACAATTATAATACATAATATTCATGACAAAGCGAGTAGAGAATTTGTTGCTGCATATGGTAACAGAAATGATGTTACTGTATTGGAAGACGACGGACTAAATGTACGTTTAGCGTTTCCTTATATCAGCGCTTTTCCTACTGTTGTAATACCCACACCATCTTATGAAAATACAGATGAAAATGGAACAGTAACCCAAATCGAAGGATCTATAGAATATCTAAGAGCACCTGAAGATTGGAATACAGTACAAACACGAATTGATTATTGGGAAAACAAAGTACCCAATTGGAAACAAACTGATAGTAGATACAAACAATAATTAAAATGAATAATCAACCAACCGTAACTTGGAAAGTAACAAATTTAGATTGTTATCCTACATATCAACAAAACACCGATGTTGTATTTACAGTACATTGGGATTGTTTGGGGCAAATTGTTGTATCCACTGGCAGTTTGAGTGGATCTACATACAACAGTAGATTATATGGTACCACTGGTGTACAATACCACAGTGGATCTTCATTTATACCATACAATCAATTAACTCAAGATGATGTGCTTGGATGGACATTTGATAGTATGGGAACTGGCAGCAAGTATAATATTGAAAAAGGAGCTGTATCAAGTTTATACACTCAGATAAATCCACCTGTAGTACAACCACCTTTGCCTTGGGTAACAACTGGTTCTATTTGATTTATAATAAGTACTGTTGTGTAAATAAAAACTATATATTAAAAAGTTATGGAAGAAAACAAACAAATAAATTTAGCTGATTTGACGCTCGTAGAATTAAAAGCAATATCTTATGATGAAATTGTCAAATTGAATTTGGCACAAAACAACTTAAGAGTTTTAAATCAAGAATTATATAACCGTCAACAAAAAGGCGTAGAAGGTGCTTCGCCAGTAAATCAAAATTAAAATAGTTTTATGGAAAAAAAGATATCTGACTTAACCGTGATTGAATTAAAAAGTTTAGCATATGATGAATTGGCTAAAATTGAATTGTGCCAAAATAATCTTCGTGCATTGAATCAAGAAATTACAAATAGATTGCAACCACAGTCAAATCAATTGAGTGGGAATTTTGATAGCCCCCCCACCGCTACAACCGAAACCGTTTAAACGGGATCACCATAGATATTGAAGCCTTTGGGTGGTTGTGGTACCACTTCTTCTTCAATTGTCTTAATAGCATACAATTTGCTATCTAGTGGGGCTAGTCTATATTCACACTTGATCTTGGTTTCTTTGAAATAAGATTCAAGCGCTTCAGTGATACTTGGATGAATGATTTTACGGTTATCATTCACAAGAGTCCATCTATCGCCAGGTGGTACTCTAGTAGCAATCAATTCATTGTGTTCTGTAATTTTTGTAGCCATAATATATTATCGGGGTTTGACAAAGAATATTTTGTGCATTCCTGTCATATAAAAAGTATTCAAATCCATATTCAACGCTTTACATTCCAATTCTCCCGGCCAAAATCCTTTCCAAGAAGCAAATTGTTTATCGTGGTTAGTACATTCACAACTTATTTTTTGACCACCACATTCACTACATCTTTCAATGTCACACTTTTTCTTGTGTATTTTACCCGCAACAACTTTGCAACTAAAACAATTGTCTAGTTCCACTTTCTGACACACTGGAGTTTGTTTCTTTTTCATAATTAACAACAATGTCCTTTCTTGTCATCTGCAGTAAAATTATTTAGATTATAGTTACTTGAACGTATATCCCGCAATCCATACAATTCTCTGTACATATCATATACGATATGATCCAAATCTTTTACTGTCATTGGAATGCTTTTGGTTTTATCTACTTCTTGCATTTTCAAACAATGTTTTTTGATGATAGAATCAATTTGTTCTTTCATCAATTTTTAGTAGTGTTAATAATTTTACCGTCACAATTATAATAGGCTCTATAATAATTGGTATGCACAGTATATACACTGTTTGTTGAATTTTCAATCATACTATAAGTAATATAGTCGTTGTTAATTGCATGTACTCTACTACAGGGTGGTAGATTTTCTAATGCTCTATTATAACTATATCTTAGATACATTCCACTAGTACAACCAGTAGACAACAATGCAATAATCAATAAATTCTTCATTCTGTTAGCTCACGTTCTTCTACTGAATAATTATGACTTTCTTTGTACATATCACAATATTTCTGAGCATTTTCTTTTTTGAGATATACCTTCTCAATTGCCAGATCGTTTCCTCTATATGACATAATGAGGTATACCTTAAGTTTTGGTGGTTCTACTGTCATAGCAGTCAATAGAATTGCTGTTAGCCCCCCCACTATAATTTTATTAAAACGATTCATACTTACTTAGTTTGTTTTTATAACGTTGAATTGTAATGTGATCTTCATCCATATGATTGTTAGCTTTAACGATTTCTTTACTGAATCGTTCCACTTCATCACACAGATAACGAATGTCTTCACACAGTTTTGCATCAAGCAAATTATTGCAGTTGTAACTTGTGAACTGTCGTAGTCTACTAATTACTTCTTGGTTAGTCTTCATTGGTTCTGTAAATTACTTTATCAATGGTAATACCCTTCTTGGAAGATTTGGGTCCATATAAAGCACCCCATTGATTTCTGCTATTGATATAAGTCATTAAATCTTTTTTAATAACTTCCGCATCCAAATCATTGAAATTTGGTGGTAGATTAATTTTTAAATAATATTTTGGATCACTCATAATTTTACCAGTGATGAATAATGTTTGCGATAATGAAAGCGCATGTAATAAAGTTTACCAGAACAATGATAAATCTCAAGAAAAAACTAGCAAGAGCATAACTTACAGGCAATACAGGCACATCAGGCTTGCATTCATCTGTATGACCTACACGATGGTCAATAGTACGTGCTAGAGTTAAAAAAAACTTATTGGTTGTCATCTTTTGTTAAAATAAAAAATCCACTGATTATTAAAATTAATCCAATAAAACACAATACATAATATAGTGTATCAACATTCATATAATGAGAAACCTTACAATTTGCAGATCACCATCAGCGTTCTTGGTTTCAAGAATTACATCAGGATTTGGACGATCACAGCTAAGATAAACCTTAGCATTAGGTATATTTAGTTCCTTAATCATCTTCTTTTCCACTGCGTTTTTAACCCATTCAATAATTTCTGATGTTTTTACAATAGTCATATAATTTAATTTCCCATCCAATTACTTACATTCTCTGGTCCATTTGATGTATGAATACCCAAATACTTTACCTTGGTCAAATCCATAGGCATCTTGATGCGTTTCCAATCCCATAGGGCTGGTAGATCACTATCATCAACAGCTTCCCATTCAATTTCCAATACAATTTTAGCAGATTTAGTTTTATTATTCATAACTTTCACGGTCAATGTTTGTCACATACGGAAATCTGGGCAGTTCATCACCAGGTGTAAGATTAAAATATTTCACCGTAGCACTCTTTCCAATAAGTTTATTTTTATTCTTCAAGAGTTCTTTTAGATATTCCCGAGTGCCTTTGATATTACTATGGAACTCAATTCCCTTATGATTCTTGAATACCATATATCCAGCCATACCACTCTTGTTGCCTATTCCTTCAACAATATCAAGAATTTTGAATTCACTATCTTGAAATTCTTTACGCTTGAGTAGGTATTTACTGCGCTTGTTTTCATATGGCCCATCGGTACGAACCATCTGACCTTCGTAACCTTCGTCAATGTACTTTTCATACAACTCATTCAAATGTGTAATCGTGTCCACAAGGTGAGTCGGAACACGACGAACCACATTGTTATTAACAAGATAAGTAGTAATGTCAGCATTACGATCACTAAAAGTCTTCTGTACAATCCAGTCATATACCCAATATTGAATATTCTTTGCACTCTCAGTCAAATCTTCTGGTGTAGGTTTGGTCTTCTTTACCAAACTACAAATAGCATTAAAATCATTGGCAAACTTATCCGCATACAACTCACCATCAAGAATTGCATTTGGGAATTTAACAAAGAAATCCTTCAATGCTACCAATACGTGAGGAGCTGAAACAATAGGTTTACCATTACGACTCCACATACCATCTTTCTTTACAACACAACGAATGCCATCCAACTTGGGTTGACTATAAACAGGATACTTCAAATCATCCTTATAATCGTCATAGTTCTTTGCCAACATTGGCTCAGTAAAACTAACTCCATCAATATCCGTGATTTTTTCAAAGTAACCACTTTCTTTCTTTTTCTTCCAAGTGGCTTTGGCTTCTTTTACAGCTTGATCTTCATTGGAAGTAGCATTCTTTTTGCCGGTATTTTTACCAACACAAAGAGTCCATTCTGTAATTTGAATAGCCCCATCAAGCTGACCATAATGGGTACGATACTTGTTGCCATCAACTTCGATGGTCCAAGTTTGAATAGCACCCGTATTTGTACGGGCGAATAACATAGGTAGTTTCATATCTTATATAATATTACCACGGTGCAATAAAAAAGTCAAGGAGATTTTCATCGTCCTTGACTTTGGTGTGGTTTAAGCAGAAACCGTGTTGATTTTTGTTTTATACTTATAAACTGCGGTTACGTTTTCGTCTGTCATTACCTTTGACTTGACCAAACCATTGGAAAGCAATTCATATCGCTTTTGACACTTTGGTGTTTCTCGTCCACGAAGCAATGCTGCATATGTCATTTTTTTGTCACCAACCTTATGATCAGCTTCTGGATTCTTCTTTAGAAGAGCGTTGATTTCCACAAACTTATACATAAACGTCTTTACATCCTTGATCTGATTGCGATGACGGTGATAAAACACGAACAAATCAAATACAGTTTGCTTACTTAGCTTCATACCGTCCTTGAATACATCTTCATTTGGAGCGACCCACGTATTGAAGAAGTTGTCTACATCATTTTTAAAAAGAGATGACTTGCTGTTTAGCTCAGATCCATCTTCGTATTCACTGCGAAGAATGCCATCACTAATATTCTTCTTGAATCCAAAACTATGAAAGAATGCCATACCAGCAAATTGCGAGTCAATCTTACGACGGTTATAATCTTGTTCTGAAAAGATCGAAAGAATCCAACTACGTGTAGTGAAATCCCGATAATATCTTTCGCCAAATTCACGACAAATCTTTGAAATTGGACTAATAATAGCATTACGCTTTTCAGCCGCGTTCAATTCACATCCACTATTTACAGCGATGAAAATATCACTCAATTGTGAACGAGTTGCATTGGTATATACTTGAACTGTGATGGTACGAGTTAGAATGAAATCTTTAACTGATTCACTCAGATCCGCCCATCGTTGGTCACGCTTGATGGTAAACTTATTGTCCAGTTCATCTGAATATGTTCCAGCACGCAATTCAAGTTGATTTGTAAACAACAAACGCAACGTAGTAAAACGGTTGTTACTATCCAAATTGAGATAGTTAGCTCCCTTGGAAAGCCAACCAGAGTAATAGTTGATATCTTCTGCCAACATTGCACTCTTTCTACATTCAGGAACGTCAGCAAAAATAAACTTGCTTGGAGCAATTCCCTTAAGCAAATTGTGGAGATAACTGCGTGACTTTGTTGCATCCCAACGAGCGGGACTCTGAAAACTATCGTCGATAAACACACTATCGAGAAACTTCTTTGCATTAGAAAGTTCCCAGTTTTCGGTTGTGGACTTAACCATCTTTTGATTGTTATTAATCATATTACTTTTTATTTTTTATACTGGAATTTTTGGTTATGACATAATTGTCTAATTAATAATTTTTATCTCAGACAGCGTAATTGCTTTTTGGATTCAAATTATCAGTCGTGAACCAGTTACTCACAACAAAATCATCTTATCAGTTGTTTCTTTAAAAGTCAAGCGGAACATTGAGCGTTTTCCAAAACTTTTCGTTGAGAATTTTTATAGGTACTTCGTTTTTTAGCTCAAAATTAGGATGTTCATACACATAATCGAGCAAAGTTTTTGCTGAAATGTAAAACAACACAATTTTATCACTACACAATTTGGTGCAAAAATACCCACCATTGTTAAGAACTTCAGCTTTATCTTCCCAAATCAATTTTTTCAAATTGCCCGATGTATGTCCCAGATAAATTGTGTTTGTTGGAGATACACGACGAATGTCTACACGAACAGTGGGGTCATTTGTCAATTCAAAATCCCACTTACTATTTGCTGGACTCTTTTTGATATTGGTATATTCGCTTTTGGTGGTCAAATAATCCAATATCATTCGTTCAATTAGTTCACCACATCCGCCTATTTTAACTTGATTGTAAACATAATCGTTGATCATCTTATAGCGTTTTAATTCTTTAAGATAAATTTCACCCATATTATATACTTCAGATTTGAATTCAATATTCATTTTTAATTTTTTACAATTTCACCCTTAGCATCACTATACCACACTTCACCCACATTAAATTGCTTGACCACACTTTGACAACCACAACACGGCTTGCTGTTGTTCAACTTACCCGTTCGATCCACTCTAAGTACAACCATTTTAAAATCACTCAGATTCTCACGACCACTCTTCATACACACACTCAACTCAGCGTGAAGTCCAACAAGCTGATGGTTTTTATAATCATATTCCAAAGTCTTGGGATGACTCTTACAGCTGTTTGTACCAATATGTACAATTTTACCACATCGAATCAAAAAAGCTATATGACTACACCTATGCTCAATGTTGAGCGGACACATAGCCTTAGCAATGTCAATGGTACGCTTCAGAATCTTGCTGTTCATTACTAAACTCATACTACCATCGACTTTATAAAAAATCAACTACATTTTTTATATTTTGAAATTTTGAGGTAGTTGTGATATGATATATTTATGGAAAACCTTTATGTTGAAAAAATACACAATTCGATTGCCAAAGAATTGATTGTTAAACATCATTATACACACAAGTGGACCATAGCCGAGTTGTGTATCGGAATTTACGACAAAAGCAAACGTAGTGTATTTTTTGACGTTCCTACGCTGGTTGGCGCAGTTGTATTTGGACCCACTGCTGGCGCAAATGTGGCTAGAAGTGTGTCTCCACTATTAAATCATTCCAATTTATGGGAATTGAAACGATTGTGGGTAGCAGATGAATTGGGTAAAAATACTGAAAGTTGGGTTATTGGTCAATGTTTGAAATATATCAAACAACATCACAGTGAAATAAAGTGTTTGATCAGTTATGCTGATCCTGATGCTGGACACATTGGTACCATATATCAAGCTACCAATTGGCTGTATCAAGATATTGAAAGACGCAAAGGCACTAGTGGTTATATTGTTAGTTTTGACGGTGGTATTAAATGGCAACACTCACGTACATTATTCAACAAATATGGAACATTCAACTATAATAAATTGGTGGAAGTGTTACCCAGACCATTTAAGATCAAAGAATTATCAGTTAAAGAACGATATATTTATCCTTTGGGAAGCAAAGTGGAAAAGAAAAATCTGATTAAAAGTTTGAATTATCCCATTATAGAATATCCCAAACTCAAATCAGATAAAGAAACTGTAGTGGAATTTAATTAATAATCTTCAACTGAATGTTGCCAAGTGTAAGATTTTGCACAATAACATTGTTTGCACTCAAAAACTCATACTTGCTTTCAACTCGCTTTACTTTACGATTACCCTTTTTGCTCTTACGATACACAATAACACCACCACTATAACTGTTGATAATCATCTGCGCAACAGTCTTACGCCATTCATAAGCTGAAAAATTACCAACAGTATCAATCAAAATATTACCAGCCACATTGTTCTTAAAATTGTCGTTGGTTTTGATCATAGTCAACAAGGTATCAAACAATTCAAAATCAGAGCTTGAAAATTCAGTGACCTTTTTACGAAAATATTGATTAAAATATTTGGTAATATCACTATCAACAAAATAGGTATTCAAAATTTTATCACAAAAAGATCGAATTGTAACAAGCTCATTGTACTTGTCAGTAACATTGCCACGGGTTTTGATAGCAAAATCAATGATGCCACTTTCTTTCTTCAATTCATAAGACTTATCACCCAACGTAACATCTCCAGTCTCACCACGCTTGATGATGCTCTTTCTTGAATTGGCAATCATCAAAAATACAGACAACTCACCACGACCAGTCTGATGCTTGATGTTTTCAGGTGACGCAAGCACATTGTCAATTTTATGTGCATCACTATTAACATCATTCACCTCTTTGAGAAATGTGTCTACGTTGTCAAATTGCGGAATGCTGTTGATACCAATATTGGTCAAAGACGCAACCAAAGTGTCAATTTTGGATTGATGTGATTGAGTCTTGAGCTTGTCAAGACCATTTTTGATTTGATCGCTAAAAAAAGTGGTAGAATTGGTGCTCATTACAAGAACCAATCTACCACACTTTTTTCAAATGTCAACAGCTTATTTTAAGACTTTATGGGTAATCATACTAATAATAAGCGTATCGGAGAGTGAACCAGTTTGTGTATTTTTCATATGATCGTTAAACTGATTATAAACAGTTCTAAACACAGATATGTTATTTAAATCTTTAACAGTTGCCTTTTTTCCATTTTCTAAATAACCAGTAATCAACGTAGAATATCGTTTTTTAACAGCTTCCTTTGTGGAAAATTCATCTACAAAAACTGTTTTTTTACGTCTAACCTTCAACATCTCTTTATCATTACGGTTAACAATCTCAAATGTAAGACCTTTACATTTATCAATTGGAACAGGCGGAAAAGTTTTTAACATTTCCCACCAAATTTCAAATTTTTGATTTAACTGATGTTTATTCATAATAATATTATTTTAAAGCCTTATAATTGTTGATGGGTGTATGCTTTTTTGTAAGTAAATCCTGATCAAGTACATCAATAGCTTTCTTTTTAGACTTATAAAAAGCATTGGTCAATACACGAAGTTCATAGTCTTCAATATTATATCCCATCTTGATATACTTAACCAATCGTTTCAACGTAACACTTGGATAATTAATGCTCTTTGGATTGAACTTCAAATTGTTATTTTGAATCTGGTTCAATACATTTTCTTCAATAACTACATTGTTACCATCATAAGCAATACAACATAAATTGATATCAAATGACCTAAATAAATCTTCAATGGTATCAAAATACTTGAAACTCACACACTGAATCTTCCACTCTGTATCCATATAGGATATTACCATTGTATGATGCCACTCAGATACAATATAACTGTTGACACTATACTTACCAGTTGATAAAGCATTGCTATTTAATTCAAGCAAATACTTATCCAATTGTTCTTTGTTCTTAAAAAAGACATCCACATCACTATCACTCAGTGGTAGTTTACGATAGGTTCTATGTAAAGCACCCCCAGCAATCCAAGGTCCATCTTCATTACACTTGGGTAGAATCTCAATCAAATGTTCAAGTACACTACCAGTTGTCAAATGCTTTAGAAAAACATTCAACGACAGTTTATTTGTTTTAATTGGTACCACACATTCAGCTTGTGGCAGTTCTACGAATTTAACATCAGTTGACATAAATCTTCTTTAATAAATTTGGATAACAATTATCCTGATAAGTTTTGGTATTCTTTCCACTACTATAACTCAAACATACACTTTCGTCAAGTACAGGTTCAAACTTGTGTTTAGTCTTATAAAACATATTTACACTATTATTGGTACAAGTCTGATAAAAATCACAACGTACACTCATACACATACCCAGATCATTGGTCTTAATACTATACTTTTTCATAAAAAAATAAGGGAGGTACTGTTATATACCTCCCTTTTGATTATTCCTTACTTCCAAGTAGGTAAGTATTGCTAATAGCCTTGAAACTAAACTCCCGTTCAAGACCACGAACAACTACACCTTCACGGTCAACACCCATATTCAATACACTCTTACCTTCAGCATACTTCAACATATTATCAACCAAGTTTTCATTGGGTAATACATATCCATACTTTTCAAGTACAGGTACCATTGGCACTTCCAACCTAAACAACAACCACTCCAGTTCATCAAAGAACATACGACGACCCTTATCAATGTCATAACCAGTAAAGAAAAACAACTTGTGGTCGCTCAATCCATACAAATTACCATTGATATTTGAACCAATCAATTCTCCCTGAAGCGCAATGTTCTTGCCATACTTAGTCAACTTATCCTTCAACTCAAGCATATTAGCCATACGCCATAGACTATTGTCATTGGTTTCAGTCAACTCCCAATTACGTCCACAAACACCAAATACACCATTATTGAAGTAACAAGTGAAACTAGTACCATCCAACTTCTCAGTGATATACACTCGTTCTCCAACAGGCACAAAACCAATGTCACTTTCAAAGTTCTGAATACGAGTTTCATCCGTCTTTGGAATAAAACTAGGAAATGTACCCTTGATCTTTCCAGCCAATTGAGCAGGAATAGGAGGTTCATACTTGACAATATCAAGAGCCTCTGTCAAATCATCACCTTCCTTTGGATCAATTATACCATCTGGAATTGGAGTCAATAGACCTTGACTCAATTGTCCACGCAACTTGATGGTCTTAAGACGAAATCCTTCAGCGGTTCCCATACGCTTGAAACTACTCTTACGCAAGAATTCAAACTGAGGTCGGATAGGTAAGAAGCTGTCAATTTCATAATAAACAGCCAAGTCACCCACCTTATATTCATCCTTCTTTACCACAACTTTCCAACCCTTGACATTAGCCACAACAATGGCATCAGCACCAACAATAGGTTGAATGTCAACAATCTTTACAACACTAGCCAATTTACGTTCCATATTTGTCCTTTCTAAATTAATAAGAGTCAAACTCAACATCAAGTGAATTGAAATTGATAGTAGACGGATCTACATCCAAATCAATACCACCATCAACAACAAAAACCTTCAAATCCTTCTTAATCTCGGTAGAAGGTCCACCACTACAGCTACAACCAGAGCTATAACACCAAGTGACGTTACCATCCTTGTCTACACCAACACCCTCATAAGAGTGATGACCATAACCCCAATTCTCATTCTCAATCTCCTTGAAAATGACAACGATATCATCATCAAACTTGCTCTTAGGAAGAGCGTCCCAATTCTGTACAATGTAATCTACGATATTCATTACTCATCTAAGTTACCACGGAGTTTATACAAAGTCAACAAAAAACCCGCAGAATTTCTTCAACGGGTCACCAATGTTACTTGTTATTTTTTACTTGTTGGTACTTCCAATATTAATGAATGGAACAACACCTCCACCATTATACACCGGCAACTTACCATCCCACCTCTGAAGTGCTTCATACTGAACCAGTGACGGAGTTAGTGACTGTGCCAACACAAGGTTAGCTTTTGCTTGAGCCTCTGCCTTTAGAGCAATACTCCTTGCTTCACCTTCCGCCTTAGCAATATTACTTTCCTTCTCACCACGAGCCTTTTCAATCACTTGATCTGCCTCTGCCTTTGACTGCTTGACCTTAGTCTCAGCCTCAATAGCACGTTGTGATGCTTCAAGTACTGCATTGATACGTGCCTGAACACTTTGATCTACACGAAGACCACCGTGGAAGCTAATCAACTCAAACTTGAATCCCTTGGGGCCAAGATGGGCATTGAGATTGCTCTTTACATTGTCAAGAAGGTACTGCTTACGTTCACCAAAGATATCACTAGCTTTCATTGTACTAGCAACTCGGTTGAATGCATTATTGATTTCATTCCGCATAAATCCGTGGGTAATAACGTCTGGATCTTGTCGGAACTCAACAAAGATTTGTGGAACCTTATCTGCCACAAATGTATAAGCAAGTGCAATATCTGCATTAACTACTGCACCCTCAATACTATTGAATGTAACACTATCATCACCGGGACTTTCCTTTGAACCAGCTGCCCTATCCCACACAGCATTTTGCATAAATGTGGGGAACTTATAGATATCTTCTGTAAGAGGATTATAGAAGACACCACCAGTCACAAGAGGAAAGTCATTGACTCCCTTCTGACTACCCCACTGATTTACCTTGATGCCAACATAACCAGGTTCAACCCTGTCACAACCAGTAAAGGTTGAAATGGCGACGATACCAGCAATAATACTAACAATGTTCTTATTCATTTTCTTTATTTTCTGACTTGATGTTCTTGACCAACTTGGTCACATCACTTTTTAAGATTATCAGCGACCCGATAAAAAGTCCAGCGAAAAGTGCGGTTCCAACAAGATTTGCAACGTCACTCTTTTGATTAATTAAATTAGTGGATTGATTAAACAAACAAGCGCCCACTGTAAGTACAACAAAATACTTTGCACAATACTTTACAATATTTTTATTACTAAACATAAATTTTTCATTCATATCAAATAGACTATACTACAAAAAAGAGGAACTGTCAAGTCCCTCTTAAATGTTTTTAATGATGTTTATCTTGCTTAACGTGATTCTTGTTCATCATAATCTTCTGAATCTCTGGAAAAGACAACGGCTTGCCGTGACCATCCCAACCCACATCCAGAATTTTATTGTCTGGGTTATCAAGTTGAGTAGTTGGATTGGTATAGTGGCTGTGACCACTCAACTGCCAAGCACCCTTTTGCATCTGATTAAAAATCTGATGTGGGTAATGATGAATAACAATCATATGACCATTTACAATTAGTTCCTTGTAATAACCCAGATAAGTTATCTTACCAACTGCATATGGATACACTTCAATATCTTTACCATATTCAGTTGCAATAGCTTCTTCATACAATCTACGAATACAACTGTTATGATTACCCCAAATATAAGCAATATTTTGACAATTGATTCGTGCTAGAATTTCATTGAACTCTGGAGGGGTAATGTTTAGACAAAAATCACCCAGATGAATTAGTGTATCTTCTGGACGCACTACTTCATTAATCTTTGCAATCAAAGCATCATCGTGTTCATAACGATCTTTATAACCTCTAGCTTCAAATATGAAACTTTGGTTATGCCGGAAATGAGTATCACTGGTAAAGAATACCTTGTGACTATCATTATGTGTTAGTTTTAGAGGTCTTTCAAACATAAATCATTACATCAATTCCTTCATTAAAGGATGGATCTTCATATTTTGATAGCATCCTATCAATAATATTTGTAGGCACAACTCTACCACCTTGTTCTCCTCGTTTCTTGTTTCTTTCAATTAATCCTTGACGATCCATCTTGAAAACAATAGCAACTACTTTTGCACCATATTTCTTTGCAGTCTTAATATAGTCACTACGTTCCTTACGGTTTACACTGGTTGCGTCAACCAATACATTTTTACCATCTTTTAGAAATTCGTCAACCTTTCTTTTGATGTGACCGAAAACAAGTGGGGTAACAGTTTGATCTTCTTCACTTTTACCATATACAGCACGTAGTGAATCACTACTTAGATATTCAATATCTTTGTCTTTAATAAAGTTTTTTGCATATGTGGATTTACCACTTCCAGGCAATCCAACCGCAATATAAAGTGTATTATTCATATGTACATCTTAACTCAACTTGTTATAAAGTCAAGAAAATTGTTAAGGGTAGGTAAAAGATGTTTATTTGGGGTACAATCTATGGTATATATGTAGTGTAATCAATGGTTGGTTACAGAGTAACAAAAGGTAAATATATGTTAAAGTATCTATTAGTATTGACCGCAGCATTGTCTTTAAATGCTCAACAAGGTCCAAAACAACCAAAAACAGGTGGACCAGATCCAGTACCACCACATTTGCGTCCTGAACGTCCCAAGTTGACTGAAGAACAAAAGAAGCAACGTAGTGAACTTGTTGCTAAATATGATGCAAATAAAGATGGTAAGTTGGACAAAGAAGAACGTATCAAGGTTAGTGACGCTGATCGTAAGTTAATGAGAAGTTTTGGTCCACCTCCAAGAGGTCCAAAACACGATGGTCCTCCTCCAACAAAAGATGGTGAAAGACCAGGTAAACCACACAAGAAGAACTAAAACAAATAACCCCACTAAATTAGTAGTGGGGTTTTTGATTTATACTTAAAAATTACGGTGTTTGTATAGCATTGAGTAATGCTCTTGCTACAACACGATCTTTTTCTTTTTCTTCTTCAGGAAGTGAAGAATAATTTACATTTGACAATTTTCTTCTTTGTTCAATTTTAGCGTCCAATTTACCATTATCTCTCAACTTTTGAGTATCACTGAATTGGTCTGGGTTTGCCACAAACTTTTTAGCAGTTTCATTCCAACCACTATGAATTGCATCCGAAATCTTTTCTATGTCAGTTACACCCGCGTCAATTACTCTTTTGGCAAATTCCGCTGATTTTAAATTGGCTTGCCATCCAAATGTATTACCCGGAGTGCTTCTACCATAATGATAAGCATTATCCAATGCTTCATCACTAACGGTTGCCAAATCTTCTATTGACATATTTTCATTCAACTTCTTGTGTAGAAGTTTAAGATGCTTTTGAAATGTTTCGTTTAAAATATTCTGGTTCATATGATTATAAGTATCTTCGGTTATATGTAATTGTTTTAAAAAAAAGTCAACAATTTCTTTTATTATAGGTGCTAATCCTTTCGTGGAAAACATAATATCAGATTCTTTTTCAACGTCATCAAAATCTAAATCATAACTTCCAAGCTTTAAACCATTAGTAATGATATCACGTATACTTTTAAGTGCAGCTCCATCACCACTCAATCCTTTTTTATACAATATCAACTTTGCAACTTTCATTAATAAACCAATTGTAATTGTATAATATATCGTAATAGCAATATGTTTTAATTCAGATTCATCTTTTGTTTTTAGTTTTGGTATTTTTTTCAATACAAACACCAATCCATTAATATATGATGTAGCCCATTTATCAATATTATCTATTGCAATTTGAATTTTTGGTAACATAGTTTTTGTTACAAAATTTGCAGTCTTCGATTTGTTAGAATCAGCAAACAAATTTTTAGGCATAATTAATGCAATTAAATTTTTTACTATATTAAGAAATGCAGCAGATATTACTGGTAAGGTAAGCAGCAATGTCACAATTGATACTACATCTCCAATTCCTTCTACATATAGTTTTTTCTTATTTACATTTTTAGCCATATTGATATAAATATATCTACAAAAAAATAAACCCCACTAAATTAATAGTGGGGTTTTTGCTTATTAAATTGATATAGTTTTAAACTAATACAGCGTCATATAACTGGTTTGAATTGGCTGCTTTTATTCGTAGTTCCACTTTGCCAGCACTTCGAATTACATCAATTACCACGGCACCCATTAAACCATCTGGTTCATTACCTTCATTAGTTACTTCATCAACTGGTCTTTTTAATCCGCCGGCTGTATAGAGTATATCTAATAATTGTTTAAAGTTTTCGTCACTCCAATTTGGAAAGTTGCTTCTAACATCAGGATCCCCGCCTCCTTGACTCATACTTACAAAATCTCTAGCGGACATTTGCAAAGATGATGAACCTTTACCAAAATGTTTTATATATTGATTAGCAGTGTTTTTTACTTTTTCATCTGAAACACCACTGCCTTTTTTAACAATTTTTACAAACTCATTTCCTTTCAATTCAAAACCACTTTCTTTGAATGCATCCACCAATTCATTAAATGCATCCGTACCTTTTTCAATATCTAAATCATTCAAAACGGTATCAACTTCAAATGAAGAGGTATAACCACTACTATTTTGATCTAACCAAAAGGCTAGTTTAGCATCTATAGTGTCGTCGTCAGGCTCAAATAATCCTTCATTCAACTGAAGTTTTTTATTTAGAAGACCCAAATGTTTTTTAAATGTTTCGTTAAGTAAATTGCTCATATACAATAAATATATACAAAAAAATAAAACCCATCAAATTAATGATGGGTTCTACTATTAGTTCTTTAAGACTTGGAACATCAACTTCTTATATTCTTCCTTACCTAATGGACGATTATCCAAGAGTTTAAATACAAAAGCAGCTCTGTTTGTTTCACCATAAGATGAAATAACCAGTTGTGCTTGTTCTTTTCTGGTAGGCAATGAACGAAGTCTGTTATTCACAAAACTATTCATACCATCCACAATCTTGTTTACTTCCTTCTTACCATCCGCAATACGGCTAATAGTACCTTTAATTTGTTCTGCTAACTCGAAATCAAAGGTGGTAAAGATATAGTTATAAAAAGTGTTGTAGTCAGGCATACCCTGTTCCAACCACACATCCATAATTTTTTCCAGTGAACTAAGTTCAGACTTTAGATGATGTAACAGGAGATATTTAGATGCTTTAATCTTATGAATAGTCTGATCATTCTTACTATATAAGCATACGCCTTCTTTATCTTGCCACTTATCTACAATCTGTAACATATCAGTTATATCAGTAAAAGTATAGATTTCCGGACGAAGTAAATCATACTTCTTAGCCATAGCATCCAACATATCTTGTTGTGCAAGTGAATAGTTGATATGATTAATAAAACCAATCAACTTCCACATAGGTTCATCGCCATACGATAACACAATTTTATTGATTGGAGACAGCCATTCCCAAATGATAGAATAACCCCAAGTATCATTGTTATCCTGTAACTTACTTAGAATAGTTGACTTGAACAATTCTAACTCAAAACCATTAGCCATAGTAGAAGCATCAACAGTTCCACGGGTTCGTAGAATATATTGACCCTTATACTTGCTAACAATCAAAGTGCTACCGTCCAACTTTTCAACAACAGTGCAATGCTTCAATGAAGCAGGAACAGGAAAGTGTTCAGGATTCTCCCCATAGTTAGTAAACTTCGGAAATGATGCACTAATAACTTCACCCTCATAATTCACAACCACACTACGCATGTGCTTGTTGTCTTGCGTCCACTTAGTGCCAATATTTTGGGGTTGAATCAAATGGACAATTTCACCGAAAGCGTGGAAATGGTGCACCATAAATTGAGTGCGGTCAACCTTATCTATGTCAATTTTCATAGATTTATCTTACAACAGATTTTAAAGAAAGTCAAGGTTCATCTTCAACATTTTCACCACATTCTTTGCAACTATCAAATAGTAGAAACAAAGACAGTTTTTCTTCCATTTTTTCTTTGCTTCCAAAGTGTTCTGTAAGTATTTCGTCTGCTTTGATATCATCTTTCCAACCAGCCCAATTTCCGTCACCGGGAGTTCCACCCAATTCCAGATAATTACACCAAGGAAATTCCACACCATTGACATTTTTTACATCATAGTATGGACACCGATTTACTGTGCCACGATAGTTGTTACTTTCACTAGGAACCTCTTTCCAAGTGTAACAATAATCTCCTTTGGGTATGACACTAGTGTCTTTCATACAACTACATTACTACACAGTTTAGAATAAGTCAAGCCAAATATTTCAAAATGAAATAATTGCAAATTAGATGATAGGTATTATCACTTATAATGTATAGCCAAGTGCTAATAAACTTGGGTCTAGCATCTGGATCAGTATTTTTCCAATCGTCATAATAACCAGTAACGTTGCATTTATCATATGATGGATATGACCAATCTGGTCCAATTCGATTTTTATACCAAACAAAGTATTTGATAATACACCATCTATCTTGAATAAAGTGAGTGGCAAATATTAGAAATAGTGCTAGTATATTTTGAGTAAGCAACAAAAATGGTACAGTATATAACAAACAGTGAACCAAACAAGGAATAGATCGCTTGTTTTTATTCAAAGCCATCCAATCGCTTTGGAAATAATAATCTGCTACTAAATGTACCAATAGTTGTTCCATATCAAAGTAGAGTTATATCTTCGTATCTGATTACCCAACCACCCTTTTTATTAATATCATCATTCACAGTTACTTCATAAGTTTCTGGTTTAATGCCGGTAATATAGTGATTTTCATACTTCTTATAACCTTGTTTGGCATTTACCTTTTTGCCAATTACATCACTAGGAATCTCTAGAAAATTCTCTTTGGTCCATTGTCCAATAATTTCTTTGGTCAAACTATCCTTGATAGTACTAACACCATCCAGAATATATACCAATTCACTATCTGGTTCAATATACTTATATTCACTCAAATATTGAGCAAGTGTAAATCCATCAGTATCAGATTCAAACAAACAATCAATAATGTCTTGTTCATAGGTTTCCTGTGTTTCTTCATAACCGCCACCAGAGGTACACCAATTTATATATTGATCAACAACACGATTAAAGTGTTTGTTTTCACGGTTAATATTTTCCCTTGAAAATTTAGGACGCTTAACCTTGTCTTGTAGCTTCATATAGGTTTGTTCACTCATAACTTTATAAGATTACCACACAGTTTATAACAAGTCAAGAAATTTCTGGACACAAAGTTGCATCATACGCTCTTGGTAAAGAATCATCTCTACCATCTTTAAATGGAAATTTATGACAAACTGATGGGTAAAATTTATGAGAATGTATTTTACATCCATTATTCCAAAATATACATCTTCCATTCCAAGTTTGGGTTCTATATTCTTTTTTATCATTATCAAAGAAAATAAAATTATCCCCAAACTCATTTAACAGACCCTCACCTTCTTCTTTTGATAAGAAAGTTCCCCACTTACAACATACAGAGTTGTGAGGACACGGATTACATGGTAATATATTCATATTTTTGGCAGTTTGTAGTCTGGAATTTGACTTGGAAACCAAAAGAAGTCTTCTTCAAAACTATAAAAAAAGTTTTGATTAGTAGCATGATTATACGCTTCCATTACAGTTCTGTCATTTAATGTACGTTGTTTACCCCTAAATTCCATGTGGGGATATTTTTTCTTAATTTCTTCTGGAACGTGAATATTCATTTGGCAATCCAATCGTGAAATCGTTGCGGTAAAAACATATAAATTGTTATTGTTGCAAGTGAAATTGTAACGGGTGATACATCTACCTTAAATAGATGATACAACAATATACTTGTACCCAATGACAATATCAAATTAACAATAAACGCTAAAAATAATTTCATAGAAATATTGATTGAATGCTCTTTAACTTACGATTAAGTTCTTTATTTTCTTCTTTCAGTTGTTCAACTTCTTGCATTAATCTAGAGTTTTCTTCGTGTAAATTTCTAATGTTATCCATTAAATCTCGTAAGATATCTTCATTACTTTCAAAGTCCATATTATTCTACCTTTCCATATACAGTTTCAACATCAATATAATAATTAGGCAATCCAAATGGACGAATAGTGAACTTCCAAGTCTTTTCCCTATCCTTGAAGTTATAACCACTAATAAATCCAATACCACGGTTAGTGTTTACCTTGTCACCAAAATGATAAGGAAGAGGATTTTCAGCAAGAACTTTGGCGAACAACTCATTATTATTGATCATATAACAACTTTACCCCAACTTTTTTTAAATGTCAAACACTTTTCCGTCAAAATATGCTTTACATCCCAAAACTCGGTCAATCGCAAAGATTTTCACATCAGCTTCACTAAACATAGTAAATGTAGCATTATCGTGTCCCTTCCATTGTTCACGTTGTGCCTCATTACACAAATCATTAAATTGCCGGTGTATATAAACATCTTTGATGCCACTTTGGATGATTCCCCTAGCACAGTCTGCACAAGGCAAAGCATTGGTATAAAGAATTGCGCCATCGGTGTTTATACCGTACCTAGCAGCTGCGTAAATCGCATTGCGTTCACCGTGTTCGTACCATTTGTACTTTTCTGGTCGTTCGTTACGAATTTCATTTTTGTCTGCTACCCCAATAGGAATGCCATTGAAGCCAGTAGATATGATTCGTTTGTCTTTTACAATGAGAGCACCAATCTTTGTCTTGGGATCTTTGGATTTACTTGCAACCCAATAGACTCCTTGTAAAAACCATTCGTTCCAATCTGGTGGTGTATAATTTAATCCCATAAGTGACAATAGTATTTTGCAAATAGTTCTAGACCTTTTTGTTTGCGTTCTTGTAATTCATTGTGTTTTTTCATCCACTCATCAAAAGATTGTTTTTGTTCTGGAGTTTTTCCTTTATTTAGAAGCCATTCTGTATCTCCAAGATAATGTGGAAATGGATTGAATCGTTCGTCATCATTTAGATATTCAAATGTCCAAATAAGTTCATCAAGTACATTTTCCCATTCTTCTGGTGTGAAATCTGGATGATAACCATACCGTTTCATTTTCTTGAAGTGTTTTAGTCTGGGTAGAATAAACTTACTGAATGTACCATCCAAACTCCAACATTCTTCATTACTTACACCATAACGCATACGTTGATATGTACTAATAAACCATCGTTTAATGTCATGACATTTGTAATATACACGCCAACCATATGGTACTGTATCAAACAACCAGTCACCAAATTTATTGGTTCTATACCATTTTTCTTCTGAAAGAGGTGTGTTTTCAGAATCTTCTAATCGTTCGTTGATTTTTTTGAGATCCATATTACAACTATATCACAGAGTGTATATGTGTCAAACAAAAAACCCCACATTTTACTGTGGGGTATGATGAATAAACAAACAAATGAAATTATTTAACGTTTTTCAAACCAGGATGTGCTTTGTGCCAAGGCATTTCGTGTACAACTGTTGGTGCTTGGTTAGACCATCTAGCTTGTTGTGGTTGTTGGGCTTGTTGTTGAGCTTGATCCATTTGTTGAGCAGCTAACATAGCATTTGCGGTACCTGGATTGTTGCTGGTAAGACCTACAACTGGATTTTGTGTTTTGATTCCTAAATAAAGACCTGACATAGTGTTATACCTTTTGTTAAATATAACTATTAAGCTTTATCATCATTATACACAAAATTATCACTAAACATAGAATATAAATAATCGTGATGTTTATCTTCTAAAAGATATTCACGTATATCAATAATGCGACGGTCATCACAACAATGACACTGCATATAAATCTTATCCCGCTTTAATTTAGCTGGCATATCACAATAATTGCAAGTAATTTGAAGGTTGTCCATATACTATAAAAATATCATACATTTTAAATAAAACAAGGGATGTCACTGTTACGTAACATCCCCCATTATATTGTAACATTAGGTTACAGATCGCTATAGTTCTTCAGTTCAATCTTACCATTTAGTATGGTAATATACTGACTAAGATTACAATCAATACAAATGTTGTTTGCATCAACGATATTAGCAAATCCTTCTCTATGATATTGTGCGGCTTTACCAGTTCGCCATTGATTTGTATGACCCACAATTTGTCTCAACTCTTCAATGGGTTGAAACTCTTCGTTAAAATCACACCAAACAATACCACCACATTTGTTTCTACCACCCCTTGCATATCCAGCGCCATAAAACCAATGTGGTTCATTGATCTTTAGTTTGGTTCTAGCATCATTATCACTTTGATCCAGATACTTGAAGATAACTTCATTTGTGGCACAAATTGGAGGTAACAAACGTTTATCCAATCCAGCGTGGGTTAATAGAATATCATCTACAACAATCGACCAGTGAAACTTATCTTGTATATCACCTCTGACCTTGCCAATAACGTTATCAATTGCATCATACTTCCATTGTTCATAACCACTACACCAAGATGTAGAAGCATTAAACAGATAGTGTATATCGTGATTACCAAATAGAGTATAGTTCTTTGGGTTAGGAAGAAATACATCTCTTAGATATTTGGCTGTAGCAACATAGTCAGTAACATCATCCAAATTGAAACTATCAAACCAATCACCCAAACAAATGTTGATATCGCCATCTTCTTTGGTAAAGATGGTATCCAACTTTGTGTAATGATTATGTGGATCAGCAGCAATTACAATCTTTTGTTTATTGGAACTAAACTTTAGCATACTGAGAGTATAACACGATTATTTTTAAAAGTCAAGTGATTTGGTCTTAACTTTTGTTAGTAGCCATTTGACCATTTGATATTTGGTAGATGGATCACCATACTTTTTTATATTAAAGTGATCCAGTTCCAATTCATAGAGTCTACGAGTAGTGTCCATTTTTTCAAACCATTTTGAATCTACTGGAGAGTCATCTGTGTGTTTCTCTAGTTTTTCTAAACATTCGATTAGAAATTCGTATTCAATTTTGGTAAGAATTACTTTTTTCACTTCTCGGTAGATTTAGACTTCTTTTTATCTCCCCAGTTAATTTTATCGTAATTAGAATTATAGGTTTTCTTGTTCACTGGTCTGGGAGACGATCCCTTCCCGTTCTGATGTGATTGATTGCTCATAAAAATGTTGATATCCTTTCTCTATTGTACTAAAAAATGAATTGTTCGCATACATATCTGAAGCAATTGCTTTATCACTTTTGATATATTGTGCATTTACGTTTTTCAAAGTAAATTTTCCGTTTGTGTCGTCGGTTTTTTCGTATCCTACAAATAAAACACTGAAATATTTTTCATGAAGCACATCATCAAATGCTCCATCGTAATCTTGGATGTAAACAATGTCTGCTTCGCTCCACTTATTATTAATACGTGGACACACACATAGTTTGTATTCGTTATCAATGAATGCTTTGAATACAAAAGCATTGGGTTTGGTTAATTCACTCATATTTTTCAGCACATTTACTGCAAAGTTGACCAACTCCTTCTACATAGTTGTAACGATAGTCGATATGTTTGTCTTTGGGTTCATTTGTTTCGACTCCACAAACAATACATTCTTCCATTTCAGACATTACTTTAAAGTCACCATTGGGTAATTTTTCAATTTTATTATTCATAATTTATTTCCACAAAACTTGTAATATAACTATTAATGCACTCAATGCAATTAGTGTTAATGTTTTAACACTTATCTTTTCATTGAAATAAATATGTGTCAATATTGTAAACATAACTATACCAATGCTAAATGTAAAAATTCTATTTGGCCACATTTTTCCATTAAAATATTCTGCTAGTAATTTCGTAGCATATATTGATAACAACGTACTAGGTACACTTAACCATATCAACCACATTTCATATTTTTTATAAAATACATTAATAAATTGTCCATAAATTTGATGCCAACCAATAATATAAACAAATACTAGTATTGACAATGCAAATAATAACTTAATCATTTTTTTCTCAATATCGTACTATGTTTATTAACAACTTCTTTGCAAACAATACTACCTTTACTTAGTTTAGCATAAAAGTTATCATATATATGAACTAAATCAGCAACTTCAATCTTGATACCCTCTTTTAACTTGGTATACTTTTTGATATCTGATTCAGTTAATTCAACTACATTATCAGCGCTCTTCATACAGATTTATTATAGGACTCTATATAAGATTCTATGTTGAGTTTTCCTACGGGATTCATAGAGTGTACCATATAAGGCGGATGTTTAACACCCTTGTTCATACAATATTCCACAAGCCATTTTGCACAATCATATCCAGTCTTTTCATTGTATGAATCATATGGAATATCATCACCACTCAACCCATGACCATAGTGGCAGTCTGATAAATCGTGATCATAAGTTACAAACTTAGGAAGACCACGCAGTGTAATTATATTAACAAACTCTTGATAATTTCTTACCACAGAGTAATGTTGATCTTTTGGAATATTAACCCAAGTGACATTCGTTGGAATGCGGTTGTCATCGAGAAATAAATTATAGTTGGTTATCATATTTTTTAAGTGATTCTTTTAGTGTTTTTAATGCACTTTCTGTGCAAGTCCAGAGTACATCTGCTTTATGTTTCTTACGATACTTATTTGCTTCAGCTAATGATGCGTCTTCACTGAGACATTCGCCTAATGAATCAACACATAGATTGTTGTTTTGATCTAAAATAATAACGTAGTAATTTGTTTTCATTTATTAATCTTCTTTTCCAAGTATACCACGAACTTTTTCATCGGTCTACCACTTTCAAACAAATCACCAATAAATTCTGCTTTGACTACACGATATCCGTTTGAACCATAATCATTCATTACATTCTCAAGTTCTGAATAATCAATTACATTATGTATTTTTATTGAATATTTGTATTTCATTGTTTGTGCATCATCAAACCACTTAAGTTTGGCATTGTATAACCTTGTTTAATTAGCTCACGGGTATCTTTGACAATTTTATCAAAGTAAGCCAACTTCATCTTGATTTCTTCACGTTCTTTTTTTGTAAGCTTCTTCATATAGTAATAATACTATCGTTAGTGATAAAACACAAGATTTATTTTTCACACCGTGTCACATTTTATTTCATTTTTTAAAAATGATTAATATTTATTATATATGAAAATAATATCTGGAATTTATAAACTCACATCACCGTCCGGAAAATGTTATATTGGTCAAAGTAAAAATATATATCAAAGATTTCGTGATCACAAAAGAGCTAATAAACATAAACATTGCAAGTTATATGTTGCAATTAAAAAATACGGATACGAAAATTTTAAAAAAGAAATAATAGAAGAATGTAACAAAGAAATTTTAGATAAAAAAGAACAATATTGGATTAAATATCACAACTCCGTTGATAACGGATATAATTGTGATTATGGTGGACAAATTCATAAAGAATTTGGAAAAGAACATAGAGAAAAATTACGTGCAGCATTTTTAGGAAAGTATAATGGCAACCAAAATATTGAATTTTACATAGATAACATTTTGTATAAATCAATTGGTGATGCTAGTAAAAAATTAAATATACCCCCTAAAACGATATATAATAGGTTAAATTCTAAAAACATAGAATTTGATAATTATAAATATAAAGATGTAAATTTAATACCAACCAGAAGTATTAGAAAATACGCATCACAACCTTTTATTATTGATGGTATAAAATATACCACTATAAAAGAAGCGTCTGAAGTATTAAATATACCATCATCAATATTGAGAAGAAAATTAAAATCTGGTAAATTGTCAAATTCATCATATATTACACCGCAACATCCGCTTTAATTGTTGGGTGTGATTGATAATCTATTAACTTAATATCATCATATTTAAAATCAAATAATGATTTTATTTCAGGATTCAACCACAATTTTGGTAACTTCATTGGTTCTCTTGACATTTGTAGTTTAATTTGATCCAAATGGTTCGTATACAAATGTGCGTCACCGATTGAGTATGTCAATGTACCAGTAGCCATATTGCTTACATGCGACATCATTGCTACCATCAGTGCATATGATGCTATATTAAATGGCTTCCCAAGAAAAATATCATTTGATCTGATTGTCATCATTAAATTCAAACGACGGGTTGGAATATTAGCGTCATTTAATACTTTTTCATTCATTTCAGGCACAGATACCCATCCTTTATTTCCTCCTGATTTTCTGTATAAATCAAATCGTTCTTCCAGTGTCAATTCTTCTGTATTAAAAATTAGAAAACAATGACAGGGCGGTAAGGCGCAATGATCTACCCAATGTGGATGCCATGCTGATACGATCATACGACGATCATCTGGATTGGTTTTTAGCTTGTCAATTACTTTTTGTAGTTGATCTATTCTACCAAAAAACCACGATTCGGCATAATCACCTTTTGTTCCACTCACAGTACCTTTGGGACAAGTGCTTGCATCATTATCATTCACGGTGGTATAAAACGGAAAATTTCTCCACATTCCGCCATACGTTCCTTCACCTAATTCACCCCATAAAAGTGCAAAATTTGGGTCATCTTTAATTTCTTGAATGAAACGCTCTTGAGTCCAAGAAGACCGCCACCGATTCCCACCCAAATCGCCATACGGATTTGCTTCATAGGTTTCTTCAGGATGAGATTTGCAAAAATCAATATAGCGTTTATATGCCCACTCATTCCAGATTCTAACGTTATTGTCAACCAGATACTTGATATTTGTATCACCACTAATGAACCACAGCAATTCGTGAACAATAGCTGGCCAATGAACTTTCTTTGTGGTTAATAGAGGAAATGCATTTAGATCCACATTGTATTTGGCTTGAGCACCAAAAATGCCAATGGTATCTACCCCAGTTCTGTTCTTTTTAAGTTTTCCGTTTGTCAAAATATCATTGACAATTCTGAAATATTCTGTGTCTACTTTGTTCATATTATTTAGTATACATTATAACTTTGTGTAGGTCAAATTCTTTTACAACTTCTTTATGTGTAAACGTATGTTCAAACTCAGGCATAAATGTATCACCATCATAATTACCATTTATATGCGTAACATAGAACTCCTTAATGTATGGTAACAACTTAATATAAGTTTTAGCACCACCAGCAACAATCAAATAGTCTTTTCTAAATTGACTATATGATTCAAAATCTGTCATTGTAATCAGTTGACCAGTCATAGAGTTATTGTTTACCAGATATTGATTTGGATTTGCAGCCATTATTTTGTCTTCTTTGACTAGTACAAGACATTCTCTATTTTTTAGAAGTGGTAGTGTATCAAATGTATTTTTACCTACCACAATAGTATTACCAACGGTAAATTCTTTAAAGTGCTTAAAATCCTCTTTTATAGATGGCCAGGGTAATCCACCATTTTTGCCTATAACCCTATTTTGTGCCATTGCAAGTATTGCTTTCATTGTATATAATTTAAAATTAGTTTGATTGATTGTTCAATAGAATTTTTATCGGTGTCAATATCAAGATAGTTATTTAATGGCGGTTCATAATAATCCACCATCTTACCCTCCCTTAATCTGTTACTATGTAGATATACTTCTTTTACAATATGTGTAGAATCATTTTTTAATGAGTCTCTTAAATTTCTGAACGGAGATACTAACGACATTATTGTGTAATTATATAATTTGTTGCTAGTTTTTGCCATTTCTATAGCTAATCTCACATTACTTTTTCTGCCACTAATACTATAGTCTTTATTGTTACTAATACTACGTAACGTATCCCCATCAATAGTTACAGCTGTACGATTTGTTTTTGTTAAAAGTGTTTCTAATGTTAACGCCAATGTGGTTTTACCACTATTTGGTTGACCTGTTAATATAATAATCATAACAATATTTTCTTTTCGTGTTTTACCACAACTTCAGGATGTACCCAAACATCAATACCACATTCTTTTACCAAATGACAAAAGCTTACGTCTTCCATTGTAAACTCCGTAACATTGCCAAATTGTTTCCAAATTGGTCTAAACCATGGATATTTCAATTTTTCAAATACACCCCGTTTTATAAGTATAAAGCCAAATCCAGTGTAGTCTACTGTAAATGGATCTTTGAATTGTTTTAATTTATCGAAAGTTAAAAATTCAAAACTACCATACTTCTTAAAATGATCTTCGTTCCAATCTTTTACAGTAGCATAGTGCGTACCATCTTGCATTAGATATAAACCAGATGCAATATCTTTCTTTATATTGAATAGCTTAATGAAGTCATCCACTTTGAACATATTGTCACTATCAATCCAAAGTATATAATCATATTCGATTCTACCTTGCCATGGCTTTTGATTTTCTCCAGCATTAGAATCACCACCCAAACACATATTACGTACATAATAGATGTTACACGATTCTCTACGAGAAAGTATAGGAGTTATTTTGTTATGAATACACCAATTATAAAATGGTATAAAACTATCTAACCACTGACCAGAGAAATTATTGCCGGGTAAACAAATTATTAATCTCATGATTTAAAAAACAAATTGTTTTGTACAAACAAGTTACCTTTATAACCTTTCCAACCATAGTGAGTCAAGTTACAAGTGGTATCTACATATATCTTACCACCGATACTTCTATAAAGATTACAAAAGCCATAATCTTCACTTTCATATTTCTTTGTCTTTTCATTTATTTTACATGGAAAGAAATCATAGAACTTATCCCCATATCCCATATACCCATCAATGTCATTCTTATATGCTATATTAGGCATTTCTCTAGAAATTTGATTGAAGACACGTTTCTTGAATAACATGAATCCAGTAGCAGCATAATTTACTTCTTCAATGTTTTTCATTTCGGGATTGAGTTTAATTTCTGTAGCAAAGTCGGTACATAGTTCTTCGTAATTATCACCGATCATTTCTGGTCCTTGTTTTGCTAACAACTTTACTTTAGACGAATTAATATACTTCTTGGGATATAAACCTGAAATAACATCTTTATCAGCCTTTAACAATGAAAAGAAACTCTCGGGTTCAAATGATATATCACTATCAATGAACATCATATAATCACAATCCGGTTGATTTAGAAAATTAGCAGCTGCAGCATTTCTAGCTCTAGCAATCAAACTTTCAAAGTATATACAATCCAAACTAAATGATATACCCCTACGTTGTCCCTCAAATATCAACTTCATCACACTAAACATAAAGTGTGATAGTACAGTATGATTATAACAAATCACAGGCAAATAAACTTTGGTCATAGTATGATCTTTTCCTTCTCAAAATATTCAGTAACTTCATCATTCCAAGGCTTGTTGATGTCATCTAACTTATTAGCAATAGAACGCATTATATGTGACGGCCAGCAACCATCATTACTTGGCCAGAAATAATAATAACCATCAACATCCATAATAAGTTCACCAACTAAATGATTATTCGGAGTCAGTACGTGGAACTTCTGGTTGTTGATCTGTTTGTAAATTAGATTCATTTTTTTCTAAAACAATATTTGTAGTACCCTCGTAATTTACCCCACCAATAACATTAATAATAAATTTGTTGGTGATGGTTCCCTCCAAGTTACTAGTAACAATATAACTCTCTTGTACGCTTCCGTCAAGAAAAAACACAATTTTGGTAGAACTTGATTCAAGTATCTTCAAGTCATTTGTAACAGCATCCATCAAATAAACATCATCAAATGAACTATACATATTATAGTTTTCATCAAACGTAAGTTCAAACTCACGTTGTTGAAATGCTGCTTGATGTTTGAGATTAATCAATAGTGTCTTTAAGTTTTCTCTAGCTTCAAAATATCTATTGTTACCAACTAGACTATCATAGTTGATAACAATTGCACCAATAATACCAAGCAATATGGTTATGGCTAATACTAACTCTATTAGTGTAAATGCTTTATTGTTTTTCACGAATTAGTTTTAATTTTTGTTGACGGGTCAATTGTTTGATTTGATACTCCCTCTTCATTGCTTCACTTTTACTATTAAAACATTCGGTATATACTAATCTAACTGGTAATCGTGTCTTAGTATATTTAGCACCACACCCTCTAGAATGATCACTAACTCGTTTTTCAACATTATTAGAGTAACCACAATAGAGGGTGTTGTCCCCACAAATAACTATATAGCAACAATGATTCTTAACTATCACATCGTATATCTAATTTCGCTGTAGGAGTATAAGTGCCCAATCCAATATTGCCATTTGAAGCAATGGTCAATCGTGATTCTACACCATAATATCCAAATGAATTTGTTTCTGCTTTAACTACAGCTGGTTTATTTAGTGGCGAACAAATATTGATTGAAATATTCTCACTATTATTAACTAGGATTTCAAAGTTATCACTATCTCTGAATTGCATTACACAAGTAGCACCATCACTACGAGTAAATACAAGTTTTTCACAAGTTAATACTTTTTCAGACGAAGAAGCTGGTTCTGATGCTTTAACAGTTGAACCAGCAACAACACCTGCGATTCCTCCAAATAGGGTGGAGAAAAACCCTTTACGATTTAGTTTTTCCATATAATATACTATATCATAGTATGGATACTAAATCAATATTTTATTTCTTAAATAGTTCTTTGATACTAACTCCGTGTTTGTTGTCTTTGAAAGACCAAATGGATGGTTTCTTTTTTAGATATAGATCTTGATTAGCATACAACTCTTTTACACAATTATCTGTTTTAACGATGACCACTTTGTGTTTACCATCTGCGTCTAGTTGGTTTTTGAATTGAACTAAATGACCGTCTGACCAAGCCATTTGTTGTTTACATACAATACAAGTTCTACCAGACTTTTTCTTGGCAAAGATACTTGCATTTGCATTTGTTGCGGTTAATACTAATAGTCCAACAATTAATAATACTTTATTCATAATAACTCAAAGATAACATATATCGAATACAATGTCAACGTATATAATAAAGAACACGTTGCAAAACATATTGATAGGTATCAAACCATTTTTTATTACCCAACTGATATTTTGGTATCTTACTCAAGTCAATTGATTCACTATAAATTGCATATGAACTTAAATAAGCATCATTACAATTGGCGTGTTGTTCATAATGATTAGGCATTGGTATCATCAACAATGGTTTGTTTTGATATATAGCTTCAGCACTTGTTTCAAATCCACCACTACATACTACTGCCTTACATACCTTCATCTTTTCTTGAAATAGTTTACCATCAAGATTAAATAATTTTAAATTTGGTAGTTCATCATATTGTTTGGTTAATTTGGTAAAACAATGAATATTGATATCTGGATATTTTTTTGCTTGATTAATCAATTGCGGTAACATATCTTCATTCATTAGATATACCAACACAAAGTCTTCTTGTTTGTGTGATACACTATAACTTTCACTTCTTAATATTGGAGGACTTGCAATCATAACATCATCATTAAATTCATAATAACTTAATGCTACGATTTTGGATCTGATACTAGTGATTTTGTTTATGATATTTAAAAATAACTTTTGTACAGGATATCCATTGATTCGTGGATATATAATAGAATCCATTGCGTATTGATGTCCAAAGCTTACATACTTTATGTTTTTAAAGAATAATGCGGTTAGACCTACCAGTGGTTCATAATAGTTGAATATAGCATCTGGTTTTTCTTTTTGGATGATGCTACAGATTTTAATGAATGATACAATTAAGCGTGGTAATTCAAATGTGTTGTTCAATATGGTTTTCCAGATAACAACTCTACCTACACTATCAAATACAAAATCAAATCCATCATAGTCTACTACGTTAAATTCGTCTGTAAAATATTTAGATAACCCCCGTTTCTTTTTAGCTGCAAAAGCAGTTGTTACCTCAATGCCTTGCGATTGTAGATATTGTTTGGTTGCTATAGCTTGTGTAATGTGTCCATTACCTTCAGTTTGAACTCCGAATAATATCTTCATAATTTGATTAGTTTTATGTCACCTTCTAATGTCTCAATTATATACGATGTATTTTCTCCAACAATAAAACTACCACAATTGTAATAGTTTATACCATCAATAATGGTACATTCTGGTTTGTGTATATGACCGCATAAAATACTATCGTGTCCACTATTTTTACAATAGTGTACAACGGTAGCTTCATAATTGCCTATGTACTTAACTGCTTCTTTTGCTTTTTGTTTGAGAAAGTTACTGAAGCTAAATTTGAATATTCTAAATAGTTTATTTACCGACAAACTATAATCGTATATTACTGAACCAATATGTTGTATCCACTTATTTTTGGTTACTAATCCATCAAATTGATCTCCGTGAATAATTAATATTCTTTCGTTTTTTAATGTGGTATGAGTGATTTCTCTTACAACTTGTATATTATCGCCAAAGTATATGTCATTGAATGGTTCGATAAAGTCATCGTGGTTACCCCAAATATAATATACTTTGGTTCCTTTACGACTCATACGCAATATTTTTTGCAATATTGTGTTATAATTGCTATGCCACTTAAACTTTCTACTCAATAACCAACCATCAATAAAATCACCTACAATATACAAATATTCACATTCAACTTCACTTAATAGTTTCAATAATTTTTCGTGGTTACAAAAATCACTACCTATATGACAATCACTTATAAATAATGTGCGTACTTTCATTATTTATAAATATTCATACACTTGTTACAGACTAGTTACGATTTTTTCGGAACTGGCAATCGGTCATCCAGCAATCGCAATGGATACATTCTCCATTGTGGTCTGGTTTGCATGGCAATTGAAAGATATTACCAATCACTTCTAAATTTTCTGAAAGTAAATTACAAAATGGAATGCTTTCTTTACCATTTTCAGTAATAGCCCATCCAAAGTCTTTTGATACAACTTCAGCAGCATATCTTACATCATACTTATCGTAAGTTGCTTTATTATAAATAATATCCCCTTGGTAAATTTCTTTACCATTTTTATCTTTTAAGCCGGTAAACCATTGAATAGTTCTACCTTGTTTCTTAAATTCTTCATATGGATAACAAGTAATTGGAGATTCATCCCAACAATTGTATTTTTCGTCCCAAGCTCTGTATTTCATATTATTTCTTTGTTTTCTTTAATGTTTGATGAATATTACCCACAACAAGTAGATCTTCATCAAACATTGCTAGAGGAAATTCATCTAAATACCACCCATAACTATCCCAGATTACATTACTATAATGGTTTTTACGCCCAAACTTTTGTCTGACGATATCACCTTCGAAGATTCTAGTGCCTTTGATATCATTTAGTCCAGTATATTCTTCAATGATGGTTTCATTGCGATTAAAGCATTGTGCTAGATGTGCAGTACCTTCACAACCATAAAGAGAACCAGTCATAGTGTACTTGTTTTCTTTGATGTTAAAGATTCTGTAAATGAATTGTCTCATAGTAGTTTTAGATGTTTAGTGACTGGATCTATAATGGAACTATAATTAGGTCCAATAGATATACAAGTGATAGTAGGTTCATCAAACAAGTCATTTTCTTGAATATAATAAACTTTTAGTCCAATAGCAACAGCTTGATGTCCAATATCAAGCAATTCTTTTTCATCCTTTGCTGCTAAACAAACCTTATAGAAGGTTCCGTTAATCCATTGTTCTTCACACTTATAGAATGGAATAACATCGTCGGGATATGCTCTGACTAGATTGGTTAAGAAAGCAATACTTGCGTGAGCACCTTGAACAACCATTTGTCCTTTGCTCAATTTTATATCCTTACGAAACACAATAACTTGTTTTACTTTATCGTTCATTTTTTACTTTAATTGGATATAACCAAAATTCTTTATTACATACTTCACATTTGGCTTTTGACATTCTGGTATGATCGTTTGGGTCACTTACAATATTAACCAATTCACCTTCAAGTGCTTCAAATTTGGAACTGCAATTATAACAATCACCAACCCACACTCTTTGTTCTGGAGGAGTGCCTCGTTTGATACATTTCATATATTAGTGTCCTTTACTATTATCAATTTTGACGGGAGCAGTTAGTATTTCTTTATTTTTGTTATAATTGCCTAGATACTTGTATTCACGTTGAACAAATTGTAGAACACCACCGGTTCGTTCATATACCATAAAGCCAAAGTGTTCATATACGACTCTACCAATGGTAGTTTTGATACCTAGAGGTAGTTCAACGATATCACCCTCATATAGATATTCACCGTTTGTGGCTTTAAAGCCGGTACACAGTTCAATTTTATAAGCTTCTTGGTCTACATCACATTTTGATGCATCGTCTTGATTAGTACCAATAGATGTTACAAAGTCAACAAGATTACCATTAGGGTCTAGGTAATAGTTTGATGTGCAATGTAGTGATGAACCGGGATATTCAGGTTCGTGAGTATAACATTCAGCATTTTTGCTCCAGATACGATATTTCATAAATTAATAACCAGTTTGTCTAGTGACACTAAACCCAAATCCAAACAATGTCAACTCAAAATAAGTCCAAACATCATCTTTTCGATAACTTAGTGTGGTATTGAAGTTTACATCAATAAATTTTGTTGCATAGTTGTTTATCCAAGCGTCACCGGGTTTAGTTCCAAATTTGATTATGGGTAGATGAAGATGAATTTCAAAGATATCAAATAGGTCTTCTTTATTTTTTTTAGAGTATAAGCGCATATATTTTATCTCCAAGTTCTATGTTCTTCCGCAATATATTCTCCCCCACCTTGTTCACGGTTGTCAATATACCATTTGATACCATCTGGTATTTCGACTACTTTAAGTTTGCAACGTTTTCCGTGACTTGATTTTTCACCCAGAGTTTCTACAACTTTTACAAGATCTGGGTCACTTCTGTCGAATGTCCATTCATCAATTATATTTTCTTCACTTTCTTCATTTTTATAGAAATCCCTATAAACATCATTTCCATCTTTAATTAGATTATAACCTTTAAATTTAGCGTATAAAGCATGAGCTTCATCACTTAATCTAAAAGCTCCATAGCTTGAGTTGATAACCACTTTCATAGTCTTACTTTACCACGGGTTTTTATGAAAGTCAAGTGTTAGTTTTTTTACCACCGCCTTGATTTATCCATTTGTGTAGGTCATCTAGTTTAGCTTTTAGCTCTACATTTTCTGCTTGTAGAGTAGTGGCTTTCAGCATTAGAGCTTGGTAGTCTAATTGTAGTTGATAGTGTGTTTCTCTGATTGACTTGGTTAGGTCAATTACATCTGGTTGTTTAGTTGGTAGATTCATATAGGTCATTATCTTTGATTATAATTTTTGCATTAACAAAGTCAGACTTTTTGAAAAGAAATACTTTTTGCACCATAATATATTCACTTGAATTGTCTTTTAGTTGTTCATTAATATTTGAAATTACCTCTTGATATACTTTAATTGATTTATTTTTTTGTTCAAGAAAAACTACATTATCGTCACTTTCAATATTTTCATATTGTCTGTATTCGTGATAACCATCAGTATCTAGTTGATTGTAGGTAATATGTAAAGATACATTGGCTCTATATTTAGCTAAATAATAGTTATTTTTCGGTTGTTCTACCGGCGTTGTTTCTGGTTTCTTGAATAGATTCTTTAGATAGTTTATCATATAACTCTTGTGCTTGTTTGGACAATGGTAACACTTGTTTTAGTTGTTGTAAAGCAGTAAGTTCATCTTTTAATGGATTATTTAGTCTATCTTGTAGTGTTGGCCATTGAGGTTTATTCATAATGATATTTCACTCAATAATTGGAGCGCCGATTAGTATACCAAATCCAAAAAATAAATTAATTATTGATATTACCAAACAGGCAAAAGATGTCCAATATAGATTTGTAGTGTCTGCTACTATACCGGCTGTCAATAAAAACAGAAATCCTAGTATAATCATTAAGTAGCTTTTTGGTTTATTATTCATATTCTTCATGCATTCCTATTTCAATTGCAATGAATTGGTTTTTGTGGATGACAAGTACATCTGCAAAATTGAATATATCTGTATCTGATATTGTATCAAGTTTTTGGTATGTTTGCGTACCTATTGTTTGTAGTTTTTTATATGATACTTTGGCTTCTTCTTCAGTATAGTTTTTATAGTAGAGTCTTTTTTTGTTCATCAGGTCTGTTCCTACGCCGCAGTATGTTAATACTAGAGTGCTGACATAGACTTTCTTTTTGGTTGCGTTTTCTTTAGCTTGGTTGCGTTGGTATAGTGCGGCACCAACAAAATATAGTGGTATTGCTGCAATTACAAGTAGTAGAAAACCGCCTAATATATATAATTCTAACATATTATGATTTTTTAATGGGCTTTACCATTAGGATTGCATTTACCACACGGATTATAATATCCGTCATAAGTGACATAATATTTATTTCCTTCACAAATGTTGCATTCTTCAGATTTGTTTTCTGCTTTAGCGTCTTCCAAATCTTTTAAATATTTTTCTGATAATTCTGTGATATACTTGAGTTCATCTATATCGAACACTCCGTTTAATTCTATGCATTTATTATTAATAAAAACATTAATAGTAACACATCTACTTGATCCAAGTTTTTGGTAAATTTCTTTATAAAATTTATTTTTTATATCAGCAGTCATAAGTTTACTTTACCACGGGTATTTCTGAAAGTCAATAGACATAATCTGTATGATTGCACTTGTTACACTGCACACCTCGTTTAGGAGGATATGTTGTTAACATAAAATTGGGATTAGAATAATACAATTCTTCTCCACACTTTGGACAAGCAAAGCCAGAGTTGAGGTTATTGACTGCGGCAAAAGTGTTATATGCTTTGTTATTATGTTCCTCAAGACTTTTTAGTGTTTGTTTTGGAACTTCTGTTTGTTTTTTAACATATTCTTCAACTTTACGCAGTCTAATATTTAAGACTGAGATTCTGTTATGAGCGCACTGTAGTGTTTCGTGAAATCTATAACCTTCTCGTTTCTCTGTAATTGTAGGCGTTCCCATTCGCATATCAGAGTAGTAAGAACCGCATCCAAAAAGAGAATGATATTCTCCTTTTACTTCATATGCGTCACAATTTGGGCAGGTTTTAATATTTTTATTCATATTAGTTTATTTAATAGTTCCTTTTGTTCATATGCATTACCAACAACTTCAATAGTTGACAGGTTCCAATAATTCCATTGATAACCTTGTAGGTTGTGCCAACAAACAGGCAACATTGTTTCTCTGAAACCAGCAGGTCCAAAATCAAACATACCTCGTATAAGATCGCCTTCGTAAATCTCTTTACCATTTTTATCAGTTAAGCCAGTATATTGTTGTGGTTCACTTACACCGCCAGCAATTCCTGACACACCTTCGTGTACATCAAAGTAAATAAAAGACTTAGAAATAAATGAATACACTCTAAATTTAAATTCGTGAATCATATTATTTTAATAGTTCACTATGTTCAAAAATATTACCAACAATGACGGACTCAAATGCTACATCACAATTTAGATTTTTATAATTTTGGTTTGGTCCTTTTCGTTCCCATTGAAAGATATAACCGCCTTCATCAGCTTCATATAATACTTGTCCTATTACACCTGTTGTAGGTATAGAACCAGACTTATAAATTAGAATATCACCCTCGTAAATTTCTTTATCGTTGTTATCAGTTAAGCCAGTGTATTGTTGGATTACATAATCATCGCCACCGCTACCATTTTGTAGATTATGGAAGCGTCCATTTAAATCAATGATAAAGTGTTGTTGATTGTCATTATGAGGATAAATCATGCGTTTTGCCAATTTATCCCACACTCTAAATTTAAATCTGTTATTCATATTACTTTACCACACACTTTATAACAAGTCAATCAAGAATCACCCATAAAAGTATAAACTTCATTGGGCTTTAGAAGAGTCAACTTTGATTCCAAGTTGTCAACACATTTGCCGTGGTAACTCTGTTTAACCAATTCAACTGCTTTTTCAAGTGATTCAGCAACCACAACCAATCCACCTCGCCATCCCCTATCCAAATAATAAGTATTCATAGTCTTCATTTTCTACAATCATTATTGCGGATCTGATCAGTAACCTCAAGCCAATTATTCATATGGTTGACCATAAATTGAGTCATTTGAGGGTTTTGTTCAAAGATGGGGTTCCATACCCAATGAAACAACCGATAAACCATCCAGTGATACCAACGAATCTCCATAGTTTTGCAATGTTTGGCTTCAAGCTTTGTGTATTTCATTTAATTTACTCTTTCAGTTTACCAGCTTTTTTCAGAAAGTCAAATGATTTTTTAAATTTTTCCATTGGAACTAGTTGTCCAACCTTGAAATAAGATTACCACACACTTTATAACAAGTCAAGTTTTTTCTGAAATGCGCTACCTTTATCTTTCCAGTAAATGTTTGGAATACCTCGTTTATCTGCTACAAATTGAGACACGCCATCCCATTGTTTTTCTTTATACAATTCATACAACTTTGGCAATTCATTATAAGTAATAGACTCAGCATCTGAAGCGGGAACAAAGTAATCATTGATTAAAATATACAATCCCAAACACTCTTTTTGAGTGCATCTATCAATTGCTGATGTTACAAACAATACTCCTTCATCCAATAGGTAAGCAACCATACTTTCATAGTCTGGTTCCATCTTGCCAAAAATGTTGTAATAGTATGTCCGTCTATCGTCCTTTATATCAAATTCTTCTTCATTCATAACTTGGTCCCAACATAGGATTTTTGATTCCTTTGGTATAGTAATTTTCAGCAGCACCTGAGTAATAACCAATTTCACCACATTGTGTGCATTTATACCTATGCAAATCTATATCTTTAAAAGTATCTTCCCATTTCCAATCTATATCAATAGATTCATCACCGGTATAATGATTATATACGGGAATTTTTACTTCTACTAGTCTCTGATGCTTACAACTATTTTTCATTTGAATGTCAACCTTGAATATACCTGATATTATCTTCAAACCTTCTTTGTCTGGCTTCTGCCTCAGCAGTAGTAGTTGGAGGATCTAATGGCTTAGGCCACAGAATATTGTTTACTTTTTCAAGAAAATTCTCACTCTCTAATTTGTCAGAATCCTTTGCCATTTCAATCATAACATCAATTTGATTAGTCATATTTTCATTGCGGTAACATTTTAATATAATTGTATTTTACCTCTACATTGATACTAAACACTAATAGTCCCAATGTCAAGCGTAAACAACTATAAGTATGTTTAGAAGCAAATGCTTCACTATCATAGTTAGTCACTGGAAATTGAAATCGTATTCCAACAAATAATCCACCACCATTTCTACAATGCCATTGCGGATATACACTTAAATATTTTGTATTCATATTATTTTGTCATTATTGTCATAATCAACCAAACTATCCAAGCAGTTATAGTGGATATAATCCCCATTAAACCTATCATTAAAGAACCAAATCCCCAATAATCATTATCTTCAAACCAATAATAAACTATAAAACTAATAAGTGTTAGAATAGTAATTGCAAGTGGAACCATCCAAGTTCCTAATGTTAATGTAATAGTCATATTCAATATTGAGCAGTGTCACTTACTTTTTTAATAAGCCTCATTCTTAGACATTTTGGCAAAATCAAATGTTTAAGTAACCACGCATAAAATCTATGTTCTCTTGTTTGTCGTATCATATCAATGCCTTAAAAATTATGCATCTTTGGATTTTTAGAAAGTTTTAACGCTTCTTTAGCCTGTTTAATAACATCCGGGTATTCACTATGAAACTCTAAATCAGATTTTAAGGCAGTAGATACCCAATTAATATTCAACGCAAGTGACTCATATAGAGCTTCTTCCAGTTGTTTGATATATTCTTGGTCAGTCATATTACTCCTTATACCACTTATCCATAATAAGTTTCTTCAACTCTTCATTCTCAGTTGCCAACTTTAGATTGCTTTCACGCAAATTCTTCAAATCAGCCGGTAAACATACCATATCCTTATGTTCCACCAACCTATCAGCATAATTTTTATACCAATCCAATTGTTTCTTTAATTCAACATTCTCAGCCAACACCTTGTTATAAGCACTCAATAATTCACTTTTAGTCATATCACTTGTCCTCAGGAATACTAAAACGATCCTTCAAATAACGATGATACACTTGTTTACCACCAATAATAGCCAACATAACAGGCAAATAAAGTGGCCAAGTAACCATAAATACCCACACATCAAGTTGAATAAGATCCTTATTAATAATACCACCATTCTTCCATTCATAACGAAAATAACTCCTGTCATACCGCTTCTTTACCAACCACTTGTATTTCTGGTTCAACTTTAGTGCTACACCAAAAATACTTGCGGGAATAGCAAAATACATAAACACATAAAAAAGTAACCTTGCAAAACTATCAACAAATTGTAACACTATAGCACCAATAATAGCCACAATTATAACGACAATAAACATCTCAACAAATGTAAACGCTTTATTATTCTTCATATATATTTTTAACTCCAGTCACCAATCAAACGAATTCCCTTGACAATAGTTGAATCTTTCTTTTTGGGTTCCTCTCCCTTTTCTAATATTTCGTGTTTGCCATAATACCACTCAGTATTGACATTCAATTCAACATCACACAATTCATACTTATCCATTTCATCAACACCACCTTCATAACCAGCAACCACAACCATCAATTCAGAATCCAGTTGTGACAATGTTTCAATCAATTCTTTAACTTTCATAACAATAGTTTACCACGCAAATTCACCCCTGTCAACCTTTTTTTACCTGACAAGTGTCAAGTGTCTTGTAGTAGGTCCGTAGTTCAGCATCAAAAAACAACCACATAATAAATCTACGAAAATAACTTTGTTTACGATAAACGCTTACTTCAATATCATTATCTGGAAAATACCACGCAAATCTTTCTATAATTTGATACTTCATATAGTCTTAGCAAATGATTCTACACTCTTCACCAAATCATCTCCGTTAAATTCAATTTCATTATGCATCATACCATAAAATTTAGCTTTGTCAATCCATTTTACCGCACCTTTGTCAATGATGCCAACATTACCATATTTGTCCGTCACAACAAAACCTGTAACAACACTACCATCTCGTTCTATAATTTCCGCAGTTTTTTCTGCGGTCAAAATATTGCTGCGTTCTTTATCAGTTACTATCTCCAATAATTGTAAAAATAATTTATTAAACGATTTCATATCAATCTTCCCTTACATTTTCAATAATAGTTTCAGTTTTTTCGTAACCACCTTCTCCTGTATATTGATATCCTGTAATATGAATTTTTATACGATCATTGTTTTGATGAATACTAACTTTAGGATGGTCAATACCTATACCCTTATAAATCTTAACAGGATTATCTACAGGATAAAAATAAAATTCTCCATTAGAAAAATCCATCCTATCACAATCCTTCGTTACATATTTATCACTATCGTAATCATAATAACTTACTTTAAATTTCATAAAACTAAATTTTCATTTAAACATTCATTGATTTGTTCAGTGGTCTTAGTATGTTTAACTTTCAAAAACATTATTGAGCACTGAAAATTCCACCATTCAATGCCAATTGACACACTACCAGAACTTCTTCCAAGAGATTCAATACTAGAAAGAACACCTTGATGCCACCTCAGAATATACAATGATGGAATAGGATAAACCTTCTCCTTATTCATATGTTTATATCCAAAACAACTAATACTATACTCAGTTTCATAGTTAGGATGTCCATTTGTACATATCCACATCAATTTGCCCAATGATAATGTCGGGGAAAACTTACCTCTTGAATTGAAAAACTTAAATTTCATATTGTTCATTTTTATTACTCCACCACTTTACCACGGGAAATTAAAGAAAGTCAATCATTATTTTTTACAAAATCCCACTTGTCAGCATCATTCATTCTTGCACTAATACCATCACACAAATGCAACAACCACGCAGCTTTAGTCTTTGGCATCACCGGACTACCCCACTCACGCTGTCCGTGATGTGACAAAATGTTGTGGGTAACACTATCAGCATACTTACCATATTTTAAACTATGTGTAGCTACAGCACTATTCCATACCAATGCACTACGACTAATATGATGAATAGTTCTTTTGTGTTCTGTGCCAAACCATACATTGTATGACTTATCCACTGGCTCATAATCCCACATTTTGCCACAATCGTGAAATAATGCACTCAAATACAATTCAATCGGGTCAATATCTATGATGTTACAAAATGTTGTGGATTTCAATAAATTAAAATTAGCAAAACACAACCCAACCACTTCACAAGTATGTTGTATCAAACCACCTTTACCATAGTGATGTTGATGTTTTTTGCTACTACCACTCCACAACTCAAATCGTGGGTCATCAATTACCACAGAAGCAATATCATATACACCCAAATTATTTGCTCGGTCAATCAAATGTTGTTTATAATCATTCATAATCTTACTTTACCACAGAAATTCCTAAAGTCAATCATTTTTACAATGTACAATAACTTCAAAAATCAACCAAGACAAACTTACTCCATAACTTTTGCCAACAACATACAATGAACAACACGGAAATACCTCTATCAATTTTAATCCAGTATCCACTTCATGCGTCAGTTTCAATATAATTGTCCAATTCTTATAATTAATCATACATATTTCTTTTTATACAATACTAACAATATCAGATTACTTTCCACCGTGGTATAATACATTTTTGATTTATATACATCGTCAGCAATAGGCATATTAACTTTAAACTCTCTAAGCCACGGGTCAAACATTATTCCTGTGCCAATGTCTTTTTCATAAGCATAATAATATCCATCATAGCCAGCTAGCAATTTATGATGTGAGTATTTCCACTTAGTATTTAAAATAGGATACTTAGCATCTATCTCTCTACCGCTCATAAAGTGAGATTCAAAGCATCCTTTCCATAAGTTGGTCTGACTTACACACGGAACATCTTTAGCAGCGGTAATATTCATAAAAACTTATTCAGTTTTCTTTTCAATCTTCTCCGTCAACTCTCGTATCATATCAATCGCACCAATTAAAATTACATCAGTACCACTTAAACTACAATCACTAACCAGTTCAATTCCACGCCTTTGCGCTTCTAATGCATATTCACGCCAAGGTCCATTTGGTAAGTCTGTAATTTTAATAGAGCTCACAAAAATTTATAGCTATATACACTATTCTGTGTTTTAAAATACTTATCACCCACCTCAGTCACTCTGGATGTAGTAAACACACCACGCACCTCTACACCATTACGCTTGGTTCTATCAATAAACACATTCTTACCCACTTCAATTTCATATAGTAGATAACCCTCCAAATTGTATTCAATCGGAATGCTACTATAGTTATCATTAGGTTTACCCATAATATGTTCATCCATACTTCTAGCGGGTAACCCTCCCGTCACTTCTGCCAACTTCTCAATATAAATCTGTTTGTTCATATATTATCTAATTGTAGTTCCGTCACTCGTAGTAACATTAGTTTTAGCATTAAGCTTATCAAGTGCTTGTTGTACAGATGAACGCCACTTGTTATTGTCTTTGATAGTCTCCATATCATCTGAAATAAAATTAATACCATTAGATGATGGTACATTGGCAGTACTAATCCCGCCGCCTCCATCCATCACTGGATTATCAGTACGATGTATAGTGACAAAAGGCACATTTCCACAATATGTGTTTGGAAGTGGATTAGTAGGCCAATTTGGATTGGTTGCACTAATATTTAGTGCTTGACGACACTGTTCATACAAAGCTGTTACTTCTTGTTCAGTTAGAAAATATGCAGCGTCTTTGATTGTTAGTTTAAAAGTCTTTTCAATAGTCATATAATTTATATTAACCGTTACCCCAAACAAAGTCAAGTACTTTCTTGATTTGTATCTTTGTTCGTGGTATATTTATAAGATATGATACTTTCAGAAAATCGTCACGTTGAAAAAGGATGCTTAATGGCACAAGTGAGTCCTACATATGGACCACACGTTATTAGACTAGGTAGAACTGCAATACCTCCACATATACTATATACAGATCCAAACGATCCTACATACGGTTATGACGATGAACCCCACGTTACACTAAAATACGGTTTTGAACCAGATTTAAGCAAAATGAACGTGGCTAAAATACTTCAAGGTACAAAGCCATTTAATATTGTATTAAAAGCACTCAACTTGTTTGAAAATGACAAGTTTGATGTGGTAAAGTTTGAAGTGCAAAAATGCCCCACACTCACAGAACTAAGACGTAGATGTGATGGTTATCCTAATAATGATAGTTATCCTGACTACAATCCCCATATGACACTTGCTTATGTAAAGAAAGGTACTTTTCCACATATCAAAGATAATCTAAATATAGCTCTACCAATTACCCGATTCAAATATAGTGGTCCCAATGGCAAGTACTTTATAAATTTATGATGTTTTAGGAGCTAATACAGGCGATATATTCGTTATGTAATTAATTAGCTAAAGAACCACTGTTACTACTAATACTCACATCATATGCTGGCTGACCTAATTGGTTGTTGACATAAATTTCATCCCAACTAGGAACATTCACTAACTTTTTCTTGCCTTTTTTGTCTTTGGTCACAATGCGTCTCATATAGCTTATAAATAGAAAGAATTTACTTTGGTTGTACGTTTGGAACACAATAAGTTTCACTACATTGATTAAATTTAATCGGACTTCTTGATAATAATGTTCCAAATAACCAATCAGCAAATGGCAACACCACATTATAGTTCTTATTCATATATCTATGATGCAATAAATGATGTCCATTCAACTTTCTATACCACCATCTATATTCTACCCCTCTTTGTTTGGGTAAATGCATACACCAATGTATAAACTCATAAACTCCATAATAACACATAGCAACCACAAATGTTAATATAAACATCTTGTAGCCAAATACCAACATAGGTAATCCAGCTAATGTAGATATAGCAATACCATTCCACTTAGCCATAGGAATCTTTTTACCATCATCACCATCTTGAGCGTGGTACGTTTCATCATACTTGTATATGCTATGATGTACTTTGGTATGAGCATTATAAGCATATGTAAAGCCAAATGGAGGTTTATGCATCACAAATCTATGCAATGACCACTCACATATGCTACACCACATAATCAAACCAACAATAGTTAATAATAATATCATAACTATAAATAGAATCTTTTACAACAATAACTTCTCTAATGTAGCTAGTGATGTATCTTCACTCACATCAATTTCTATAGGTTTGCCCGTTTGTTTATGTACATATTCTAAATATCTAGTTATAGTAGCAACATTTGGTCTGGTAACCTCTAATTTCAAATCAGTTCTACCATCTCTTCTAATAGCATCATCCAGCTTATCTATATGATTGGTAGTCAATATAAAAATAACATCCTCAGGCGTATAAGCACCATCCAATATATTCAATATACAGCTCAACGTAACCTTGATACTATTATCCTTCTTATCACCTTCTTTACTATCTTCTACATTGTCACTACGCTTTAAATTAGCAAATAAACAATCAATGTCTTCAAACAATATAATAGCTTTATCAGGTCTACCCGCAATAACTTTGATCAACGTAGCATCAGTCATATCTTTGCTAACATTGATACTCAATATGTTTCGTCCACTATAATTAGCTATAGCTGTAGCCAATGAACTCTTACCAGTTCCAGCTGGTCCATAAAATAAATAAGTTCGTTTATATTTTATACCCAACTTGTTGTACTGTTCTTCATTATTAATAAACTTATCCACATCATTTCTAATTTTCTCCACCAAATTATCATTTAGAAATATATGTTCAAACTGTTTGCTGCCAATTGGTCCAAGCATCTTGGTTTCACCATCACTATTAAAGTAATAATTGATTGTATCATTATAGTATATGGATTCTATATGATGTAATAAATCAAATATAGCTTTTTTATTGAAGCTATATAGTGTAATACTTTGTTTTACACTTTTCCACGGGTCCATACTATTATCTACTATTCTATTTGTTTTGCTTAAAAAGATTCGGTTGTTGTTGAATTTAACAAAGAAATGTCCATAACTGAAAAACAAGTTATCTATCTTTTTACCCCGATTCTTTCCATCCACTCTACTAACCCAGTTATCCCAAAAGTTCTTGTAATAAAAGTTCTTTACATTATCCATTCGTTCACTCTTCACATACTTTTGCATCGCATAATAAAACGGACTACTATCATCTATCTTTATGCTATAAAACAACACATTTACCATATGTTCAGTCAAAAATCTAATTACGTGTTGTATGTTTAAAGCTAACATACCAACTATACCCATTATAAGTGTGGTTATCAAAACATTTTTATCCATAGACTATAACTATACTATATCAACACATACAGTGTCAATACAATAAAAAACCCCACACCATTTAGTGTGGGGTGTATATATAATATATTCTGAATGTTATACGTAATCGCCAAAGATCATCATACCCGAATTACCTTGATTGCCCATCGCATACACACTAACATAAAAATAAATCTTTCTAAATAAATATATTCTAATTAATTATTTATTGGAATCACGTAATGATTTACTCACATCGGTGAAATAGTTTAATTCGTTTCCACTCAATTTTGACTTAATATATTTTGTAATTGTAGTCAATTTTTTTTGTCTTTCAGTATAATTCTTCGGATCATACTTAGGCAACTCTGCATACATCTGTTTTAATACCATATCATCTTTGAACTTCTCCACAATAGGATGAATAACATTTGTATAACGTGCAGCAGCAGCAGCTGCTGCTCTTTCTGCTCGTATTTTGTTTGATATATCAAAAACAAATTCAGCTGCAAATTTATTTGCATAATTCCAACCAGCACCAACAGCAAGTATACCAAAAAATGCAGAGGCTCCACCAAGACCACCTACAATAATCGCATTGCCGATGTCACCGATGTCAACTTCATTTACATTGTTATTTTGTGCTTCAGAGATTGTTTCTCTGATTAGTTTCTTAAGTTCTTGTTTAGTCATAATAATAAATCTTTCTAAATAAATATAATTAACTCAATCTGAACCACTACCAATGTTTGATTGTGAATAAGCAATCAAGTCACCTTCATTGTCAACCACATAATAATCAGAATATTGACTTGGGTTAGTTGGCAATTGTTTCATTTGAATATTTGGAAATGCTTTTTGAA